CTAAATCGTAATCCATTTCTTTGATAAGATATATATATATTTTATTTTTATTTTTTTTAAAGTGTTTTTTTAAAGTATTCAAAAGTACAAAAAGTTATAGTATGATAAGGTATAATACTCATTAAATAAACATTTTTACCTGAATAATATTTTATTGGATTTATATTTAATTTTTTTATTCTTTTTTAAATATTCATATAATGGAACACCATATGGGGCTGAAAATGAATGAGAAGATATTTAATGAAATACGAAATTGTATACACTACATTCAGAAGCAAATGCAATAACTAAATTAGTTAGAACAGGTGGAATATCTGCATAAGGTTACTACATTGTATATTACATTTAGTCCATGAAAAGAATATACTAAACTAATTCTACAGTCTTGTATAAGTAAAGTATTGATTTTTTATCAAATTCTGGAATTGAAATTTTTAAATTTATAGAAAATTAATAACTATTTTAACTGTAATTAAGAGTACAAATTTTGTTTCAATTCATTAATAAAATTTTTACTATTTGTAAATTTTGATAAATTATATCTAAATTTTTTAATTTTAACATTAAAATTACTCATAAAATTATTAATATATATTTCTTTAAAACTACTGTTATAATGATTAGTAATTAAATTATTATCTTCTGTGGTAAGATTGGTCTTATTTTCTTTAATTTGTTTATTTTCCTTTTTAATTTTTAAAAGTACTAATGGGCATTTAGTATTTTTAATTATATAAAATGGTCCAGTAGAATCTGATTCGTAATACAAAAACATTATAACATTTTCACCTAATAATAATTTTGAACTTATACATTCAACGGTTTTTTCTTTAACATAAATAAATTCTATATTTTTAGGTCTAAATGGTTCTAACCAATGATTCCATTTTTTATTTGCAAAAAGCATATAAAATTTTTTATTAATTTTTTCAAACTGTTTAAATGTTATAAATATATCTTTGTGTTCGTAATTATGAGTTCCTATAAATAAAATACCAGTTTGATTATGTATTATTTTTGGAATTTTACTAATTAATTGATAACTAGTATTAAATTCTAAAAAAACTAATGTTAATAATGTTACTAAAATAAAAATAAAAATACTTATAAAATTTTTTTTTAATAATATAGTCATTAAGTTATTTAGTTATTTATTTCTAAAATAGTAATTATTTTATTATTTTAAACGAAATTTAAAATATTTCAATATACATATATATATACAATGGCGTCCAGTTCTCTTTTACCTTCTAAATATTTTGATAAATTACATGTTAATCGTTTAAAAGCAAATGAAATTAAATCTGATAATATTTCTCCTGAAAGTCCTTCTTATCTTTTTTCTGCTGTATTTAATAATGCGTTGTTTGAAAGAAATCAAACCGGTGGTACTTTAACTATTAATAAATCAGATACTGAACCTATTATTCAATTTTCGGACCGTCCATTCAGGCAAACAAGTAATATCGATTTTGAAACATTTGTTTCTTTATATGATACTTCTGGTATGAATTCATTTGAAGAAGACCCACCGAACGGTGTTCTAACACATTCTGAAAATCAAACAACTTATATTATAAGATTATCGAATATAAATAATGAAAAAACAATAGCAACATTTAATTTAGAATTATTACCAAATGAGACACATAATTTAAGTGATGTTTCGGGTAGAATGAATTTATTTGTTGATAATGTGACCAAGGCCGTAGTTGTTCAAAGTCCGACCAAGGTCGTAGTTGTTCAAGTTCCGACCAAGGCCGTAGTTGTTCAAGGTCTGACCAGGGCCGATTTTCAAGCCGATACCCCGGCACAGTTGGATGCTGCTATTCAAGCAAGCGTCGGGTACATTAACATCAATCCACTGAATTTGTAGGGTTATTACTGAGACCCTTGAAAGTCTCCACCGTGGTCGACACCGTATATGACATCGTCATCAAAGAAGAATACCTGACCTACGCGGTGGTGGTAGTTGTGGTTCTGCTGATATTACTACTTTTGTTTTTAATGATACTAGTGGTTATGGGAGGTGTGGATTTCACACAAAAATCTCAATATTTTACTACAAAAAAATATATGAGTATATTTTTTCGACCGTATTCAGATTTTAATACTACCACATATAGTAGTATTAAAATTGACACCTCGACATTAAAGACATCGTATTATAATAATAACTCTGTTTGGATTTTTTCTACTACCGATGATATAACATTAACTGTTACATTCACTTATTAATAACTTTGGAACAATATATGAATATCTACAAACGTTAGGTGTATTACCTACTTATATTAAGTGGACTATTGATATAGAACGTTCATTCAAAGAAATTTTAGATATTGAATTCACTCATGAATAACTTTGGATCAATATATGAATCTCTACAAACTTTAGGTGTATTTCCTAACTGATTTGCTGTTATTTTAGTTGCTTCAATACGTGATTTTTTAGAATTTATTCCACTTTTAATTAGTTTTGAGTATTCTCTTTTAAAAATTGTATTTGCACAATATGTACGAATATCTTTACATGACATGTATTTGTCAACATATTTTTTTAAAAATTGATTTAAATCATCTGCTGTTACTTTTTTGTAACATTTTTGGTTACTTTCGTTATTTTCGTTAATGTACTTAAATAATGATTTCCCTGGAAAACTAATTATATTTTCAATAAACGTAATATGTTTAGGTAATAATATTTTTTCATGTAAAACCCCTTTTTTACCTTTAAAAATAAATTTATTAATAGTATCATTTTTGTTACTTGTGTTACTTGTGTTACTTGTGTTACTTGTGTTACTTGTGTTACTTGTATTACTTTTTAATTTTTTATAGTGAGACTTACTTAATGTACAAAGACCAACTGAATCATTTTCTTCTAAATATTTTTCATTACCAACTCTAATATTTAAATCCTTCATAATAATAAACATATTAGAAATTATATAATTTTTGCTGTATGTTCCATTAAATTCTGAATATCTTTTAATTATATTTTCAAAAGTAGTAAAATTAATAGAATTTACTTTTGAGTATTTAGTTTCTTTTGAAAATTGAATCCATGCAGGATGATAAATGTATTGAGTTCTTTGTCTTGCATCTTTTCCGGTAACTTGTATTTTTGAACTTGGATCTTTTGTAACCTTTATTGAATTCCAATTTGGAGGAATACGTAAATATTTAATTCTTTTTTGGTCATCTTCAGAAAAACTAGATAAATTTTTAGTATCATTTAATTCATAATAGTTATTCATGATTGAAATATAAATAATTTATAATTAATAAATTTAATTATTTTACATTTTTTAAACTGATTTAAGTAAAACTTTAAATTAAAAATATAAATAGTTATCTCTATGTACCGTAAGAGAGAGATTTTTACATTTATCAATTTTTTTAAGAATTTTGGTGGTGATTCATATAATTTACTTGGACGCTGGTGTCATAAAGGTGTTCCAAATTGTAATGAATCTGTAATTGATAAAAAAATTGATTTTGCACTACTTGATAATAGTTTGTGTACTAAAAGTAAAGAATTAAATATGCATGAAATATATGATGGTAAAAAATTAATTAGAATTAAAATTTAAATCTAGATGGTATGTGTGGTCTAGCAGGTTGTGCAACACAACGTCCCATGAAAGCATAATTACTGTATTTACTTAAATTACCAAGATATCCTCTGTTACCAAATTTAGTAACCGTGCTTGGGGCACCAACAGTTTCTATTTTAAGTGTTTCTGCTGGTTTTCTGTTTGCAACAACTTTGTAAATTATCCATAAAACTAATAGTACCCCTATTATAATACCAATTACAATTGCTGCATGTATAATCATTTCTAATATAGGTCCGAAACCTTGTACAATCGCTTGCCCTGATTTTTTAATTATGTCCGGGATTGCTCCACCTGGTGTCATAATTTGATATGAATAATACCGAAAACTTTCTTGAATACCTTTATTAATATCACCCAAACATAATTTATCAGTATCTGGATATTGCGCTGGTCTTGGTTGTATCGCATCTTCATTTTGTGAACAACCGGCTCTAGTTTTATTAAATTGTTTAGTATCATCTGGAAGTTTACAATAACATAAATTAGGAGGATATCCATTAGTTTTATTACATAAAACTTTTTGTGAAGTTATAAAACTATTAGAATCTAATTTAAAAATTTCCATACATCCTGTATGAGCATTTGCATATGCAGTTGTAAAATATAATATCGTAGCTAATGTTCCTGAAAATTCTAAGAAAAATAAGAAATGTGCAAATGCTTTCCATTTACTATATGGTTTATCTATATTTTCACCAGTTTTTGCTCTCGCCTGAGAAGTATTTTTATTTAATTGTTCTGTTTCATTTTTATCCCATGCACCATATCGATCATTCATAAATTTTTGTAATCTGGTTTTTTCATCCGGTGTAATTTCTGATGGTTTTTTTTTTAAAATTGAGGCAATATCTTCTGTTAAAGGTAATTTTATTGCATTTCTTGCGTAGTTACCTGATTTATTAGAAAATTTTTTTAATGCACCCAATTCATCAGGGGTTATTTTATATTTATTAATATTTGTTGAATTTTTAGATTTCCAAGTTTCGAAATCTTCAAATAATTTATCAATATTAGGTGTACCATCTTGACTAAATTGCATACCTAAATTATCAGGTGAAACATTAGGATCTTTTTCAAATACACCAGAACCTGATTGTGTTTCTCTAAATCCAAAAGGCGGATTTCCTTCTTCACCACTATACAATTTTTTTAGAACACTTTTTAAATTAGTTTTAGTATTATCATCAAATTTATAAAAATCTGATATAAAATCAGCAAATTTTAATCCAGATCCTCCATCTTTAAAATTATCTGACATAGTTTTAATAGTTTTTTGAATTATTTCTTCTGTTTGTCTAACTCTTTCTGTTTGTCCTTCATTTTGTAAATCACTAATATCTTCTGCAGCAGCATATGATGGTTCAATAGTTTCTGCCGCAGCACTTGCAGGTCCTTCTGGTAAAGGTTCTGGTTCTGGTTTAATTGGTGCATCCATTAATTATAATATAATATAATAATTTTTTTTTATTTTTTAACTATTACATCCCATACTAATTGAAAAACTTTAAAATATTTTAATAATAAAGTTAAAATTATTACAAAAATAAATACACCAATAAAAATATTAATATATAATTGTCTTTGTCTATGTAAATCAATTTGAATTTTTAAAGCTAATTTATAATTTTGATATTCATTATTTAATTCTTTATTTAGACTTTCTAAATCTCCTTTTGCTTTTGCTAGATTTCCTAAAGCACTTTTCCATTTATTTTTAACATTATTATACTTAGTATTTGCATCATCAAGTTTATTACATGCATCATTTATTCCTTGTGTTGCTGAAATAGTTGATGAGGTTGCTCCACCAAAAACTGCACCCGCCATCATTAATCCACCAATAATCGCTAATGGCATGTATATTAATATAATTATTTATTTTTTTTTTATTATTATATTAATAATGACATCAGTTTGTGGAAGTGGATCACAAAGAGGTATACAATTTGGTCAAGCATTTGGATATTCAATAGCAAATATGTTTGGATTTGGTTCAATTATTGAAAAATCTGCGCCTACACCATTAGATCAATTACAAAACCAAATTGCGCAAAAACAAAATGATACTCGACAATTGATTAATAATGCTGCTTTAACTGCTGCAACATTAGACGCATCAATTGCAACTGATGTAGTAGGTTCATTAAAAGGAATGCAAAGTGTATTAGAAGAAGAAAGTTTATATCATGATGAAATTTTAAGAGAAAAAATATCATCTAACACTGCTTATATTATGTATTTATTTATTATAGTAATGACTATATACGTTTTTTTATTATTTATAAAATTCAATTAATATTCTATATGATTCTAATATTAGGAATGCCTCGTTCTGGAACTAGTTATATATCTAAAATATTAGAAGATATTGGATATAATTTTAATTTAAAAGAAGATAATATATTAGATAATATTTATAAACCAAATACTAAATATTTTCAGCATAAAGATATTCACTTTAATATCATAAATACACAAGCAATTAATTTTGAAATAGTAAATAAAAATATTAGTTTACCTAATTGTGAAATTATTAAAGAACCATACTTATTATTTTTTTTAGAATCTATAAAAGAAAAAGTAAAAAAAATAATATTAGTAGTAAGAAATCCATTAGAGGTTTTAAAATCGTGTAATAAGTTTTCAAAAGAAAATTTAGATAATAAAATTATAAATTATAATAATTGGAACAAATATTACATTAACTTTTTACAAATTATTCAAAAAGTAAATATTCCATTTATTGTAATTAATTATAATAATTTAAAAATAGATTTTAACTATGAACTTAACAAACTTAAAAATTTTTTAGATATTAAAACATTTAATAGTTTCAATAAAATTAATTTTAAGAATAATAATAATTATGATATGATTAATATACCACCATTATCAAAATATATTTACTTAAATTTAATTAGTAATGATATAAATAAATATAATGATATTTTAAAAAATTATAAAAATATATCAAAAATTAAACCAAATGATATGTGTTACTGCGATTCAAGTAAAAAATATAAAAAATGTTGTAATTTAATCTGCTAATAATGAAAAATTATTGTAATTAATATTTGTGATAGTTGTACTTATTGAAAATCTTTCTGTTGTATTTCTTACATTATTCATATTTCGACTTGAACTCACGTTACTTGCATTACTCGCGGTACTAGCGTTACTGATGTTAGTTTCATTAAAGTCACCAAACATTAATTCATTATTAGAATTTCTGTGTGCATTTCTTCTATTTCTACGACGATTTCTATTTGTAACAGGAGTTACTTGTATTTCTAGTGGAGGGTCAAGGTCGTACTCACATTCAACATCAGATATCGGTTCTAAATCTAGTCTACAATATGGACACTTTAATTGTTTAAGTTACTAACTAAATTTTTATTTTTATTTAATTTATTTAAAAATTATTAGGTAATAATTATATATTAATCAATGTATAATAATTTAAATATCTTAAATAAATTGCAATTTAATGAAGTAATTAGTATTTCTTCAATAATTATTCTTTATGAATTTATAGTTTTACTATTACTTTTATTCAAAATAACAAATCATAAATTATCTCAAAACTTACTTTCTCCAGTTGTTGTTCTCAACTTTTTTATTATATTTGTTATGTTTTTAACAGATTGTAAAATAGACACTACTACTAAATTATGGGTAGTAAGTGTCAAAGTAATACTACTTTTTATTGTATTATTTATAGTTAAATTTTCATGGAAAAATTATTTTATTGGAATATTATTTTTATTAATTTACTTTGTATTTAGTAATATTAACAAAGTTTATTCATGCAACGTTAAAATGTTAAATCTTGTAAAAAGTTTTGCATTTTCGACACTTATTTATTTATTTTTATTAACTGTTAATAAATGAATTTAATTGTTTAGTTTAATGAATTTTTAATTCTTTACAAGCATACCACCTCCAAATCCAAATACTAAATACATAACTGTATAAGAAATAATAGTAATTATAAAAATATAAATAATTGATATAGTCCATCTCCAAAATTCATTTGTTTCATATTTTTTAACTAAGTCTCTACTACTAAATGTTAAACTAAGTAATATAGTTTGAAATAGTGCTGCTAAAATAAATGCATTAAAAACATTATTTGCCCTAAAATTTTTAATTAGAGGAAATAATGGTATTTTATCGAGTATTGGATATTCCATCTTATATTAAGATTTATAAAAAAAAAATAACAAATTTTAATTTATATTAAATATGACACCTACAAATAAGTACCAAATATTAGATATGTACGTTAATCATGTAACTCGCACAAACAAAGCAATGATGAAGAAGATGACTATGACAATGTCGTCAGATGAAATTAAGCAAGCAAAGAATAATCACGCAAAGAAGCGACAAATTATTCGTCAGCAGAAAAACAAACGTAAGAATAAGAATAAACTTAATAAAAATGAAATTATCTAAACATATATTTAAATGATTACATAAAAAAATTATCTTCGGATAACACAAAAATACGTTTTATTAAATTTTTGTTTTTATTGTTTTTTGTACTTTTGTACTTTTGTTTTTATTGTTTTTTGTACTTTTGTTTTTATTGTTTTTTGTACTTTTGTTTTTATTGTTTTTTGTACTCAACATCAATTCTGTATAGATCATATAAAATTTTACCAGTAATAGGTTCTAGATTAGTTGAATCAGTATTAAAATAAGTAACTATTGCATTAAAAATTTCTTTGTGTGTATCATCTATATCTAGAATAAAAAATTTATGTTTTTTATAACATTCATGTTGTACTTCACTTAATTTTTTAACATCAATTTTATGCTTTATTTTATGAAAATATGTACAGTACATTGATAAAAAGAAAAGAAGTCTAAAATAATTATCTTTATCATTATCTAATTTACTATATATTTTTAATATTTCTTCTTCTTTTTTATCTAAATGACTTTGTTTAAGAGATTTATATATTTCTTTAATTTCTTCTTTTGCCTGGGAATACAATTCTTGTTTATTTAGTTTTGGATTATACATTACTTCAATTTTTCTTTTTGGCATTTACTTAAAAATAAATGTATATATTTTTTTTAAAATTTTTAATGTATAAGAAATAAATGAATATGATTGTATCTTTATATTTTGGAATTCCAAAATTATAATCACATTTAAAACATAAAAATTTGGAGTATTGAAACCCCAATCCATAGAAAGTTTATATTGATTCAAATAAATTATTATGTGAATGATAATGGGAAAAAGTTTATTACATGATTTTAAATTAATCAAGTATTACAGATGAGTGCAATAGTGAAATTTATTAGTTCTTTAGTGTTTCTAAATTTGTTAGATAAAGTAGCAAATAACACTGCATTATCTAAAAAAAAGTTTAATGGTTTATGTGGATTTATTGATTCAGTTTCATTATAATATAATTAATATTTTTTATGAAAATTTCCACCTATTTTCACAATTTAAACATGTAACGAATGTAGTCATAGGTTCATCAGCAGAACGTGTCTGTGCCTGTGTATATGTTGTCTTTTTACTTTTACACTTACCACATGTAAAAAATCCATCATGTTCCTGTTCAGGTTTTATATTAATGTGTTTTGCCATAATTTTTAATTTTAGTTCTTTGTAGTACTCTGGATGTAATTCTGTATGAGTTTTTGATGCAATTGTTTCTGCCAACCAAACATTTTCTAATATTTTTTGTTTTACTTTACTTGCATTAGGTGTATATGTAATATTTGCTAATACTTTTCGCGCTAGTTGTGAATATTTTTTAGAAAAATTAATATTTGACCATTTTAGTTCTATTGATTTTTCTTTACAATATTTAATAGTTTCATTGAATATACCCTTTTCCAAATTTAAAACTATTGTATCATCAACAACTAAATCAAATATAGTACTGAATTTATCAATGCAATATTGTCTTTTGTAGTACATTTTAAAATGTTTGTATTATTTATACTATTATTAATAATCTGCTTTTAAATAATTTAAAATTTGCAAAAAAAAAATAAAAAAAAAATATAAAAAGATATAAAAAAAATATAAAAAAAATATATTATAATATTATAAATGGTAAAAAAATACATTTGCGAAGTTAAAAGAGACCAAAAAAATAATGAGCTTGAACTAGTAAATACAAATAATTATGAAACTGTACCCAGTTCCGCAACCGAAGGTGCTATCCAATTTTCCAATTCTCACGAAATGAATCGATATTTCAATCAATATTGTATTTCAGAAGATCAATTAAAAAATAATAGTAATAGTTTATTCATGTTTTTATTTTTTCTACTATTATTAATATTTTTAGTAACATTAATTTGTCAAATGTTTAACAAATCATCGGGAACGCGTGTTTCTTCTATAGTAGGAAAAACATCATTTGGAAGATTTAGTTTCTGAAAAATGTGCAAATAATTTACATATTTTTAAATTACTTAAAAATAAATACAATAAAAATATAATTAATAATTATGAGGCGAACGTTTATTGATGAGGCAATTTTGAGCGCTGAGAAGTCGAATTTGAATGTCGCGAATCATGGTGCAGTTGTAGTTTACCGCGGAAAGATTGTTGGACGTGGTTATAATAAGTATTGTGTTGAAAATAAAAATAAAGTTAACCGCTGGTCCGTACATGCAGAAGTTGATGCAATTAATAATGCTCTTCGTAAGATATCACCGGATGATCTTAGGAAAAGCAGTCTTATTGTTGTAAGAAAATTAAAAGAAGGAACACAAATACTCAATAAACAAACATTAACAAAATCAGAAAGTCTAGTCTGTGAAGAAATTGGATATTCTGCACCTTGTAAAAATTGTACAAACTTTATACTGAGGAATGGTCTGAGGGCGTGTTATTATTCATGAAAATTACTACTATTTAATATTTTTATGTTAATTTATAGTTTTATTAATTATAATTTATATTAATGTCAAATAATAATGGTAAATTCGGAATCATAAATTTTTCAAATAATTGTTATTTAAATGTAATTATCCAATTGTTTCTTTATAACAAAAATAGTTCAAATATAATTATGAATTATTTAGATATTTTAAATAATAATGGTGCAAATATTATAAACCCCGAGAAATTGATGATAAAGTTAAGTGAAAAGATAAATGTATCACGTCAAAATGATTCTCAGGAGGTTTTTACACTGATTTTGGATTTAATACCTGATTTGGAAAAATATTATGTAAACAAAATTAAAAATATTTACACATGTCAAGAATGTGAAAAATCAAGAACTAAAGAAGATACATTTAGTACATTTTATATTCATACAAATTCTTTAGAAGATTCAGTTAGACAAGTAATTGCAAATGAAGAATTTGAACTTGAATGCGATTTTTGCAAAAAGAATACTTTTACAAAAAAAACTTGTAGAATAAATAAATTAGGAAATGTATTAATATTTTATAATATTGTCAAAAATAAATTAAAAATTACTAAAAATATTACATTTGGGTCTTATAAATATAGATTAACTGGAATTATAAAACATTTTGGAAATGAAAAATCTGGTCATTACATATTTATAGATTATATTAACAAGTTAATTATAGACGATACAAGAATTTCTAAATTAGATAATTTACCGATGGACGATATTTATTTATTATTTTATACTTAGGTAAAATAGTTACATTTTCATATAAAAAAATGGATAAATAAAAAAAATAACTCTAATAATTCTATTTTAAATAAAATTATTAATGTAATTTTTTAAAACCCGAAGGTTTAATTATTCTTTTTTGTACTTAATTTTGTACTTAATTTTGTACTTAATTTTTATTTAACTATTTTTTTTCTCGTTACCCATTACCCATTACCCATTACAGGTTTACTATTTAACCAACTTCTACTTCTTCTTCTTCTTCCTCTTCCTCTTCCTCTTCCTCTTCGACTTCTTCTGGGTCTTCGTCTACAATAGAATATCCTACAAGTTTCTGAGTTTTGAATGTCTGGAGTTGTACAACTTTCCATCCAAGACCAAATTGTGTTTTACCGACAAACCATACACCGGTACACTGAATGATTGCTACTACCTCACTTCCCTTTTCGAGGCATGAAAGATCAATTTCAGAGTTATCAATAACATTTACAACTTCTTTTGTATCATTGTAAATATCAAATAGTGGAATATTTTTGTCACCACTAACCTTTGATGGTAGTTTTAGTTTTAGTGTGCTTGGATATTTATCCTGTTTCGATTTCTTTTCAGCACTTTTGTAAAATTCTTCAAGAACTTCTGCTTTCTGTTTTTTACCAAACCATAGTTCAGAATTTTCTGTTGCAAAGTTCTTGGTATGCGAATCAAGAGAACGGATGGTTTCAGTAAACACTTTTAGATTGTTGTTATTAGATTCTTCATTAGCAAGACTTGCGTTGACTGAAAATTTCTTAACACCAGTGTCACTTTCTTGAACATCCGCTCCAAATGGTATACGCATTTTTGGAGTCTGCATAACAAGTGGACCAGATTTTTGGGTTTTTTCATTAAAATAGTTTAGAAGTACACTTTGTCCACCAACTGTATTCTTTTTTGGTTCTTTGAAAGAGACATTTTCGAGTTTAAAATTGGATGTTAGGACTACTGCGGACATGATTGTATACTATATAGTGTCTAAAATCTTTAAGTAATTTTAAAATTTGTAATATTTTATAAAAAAAAAATTTAAATTTTTCATTTATTTTTGCATATTTTCACACATTAAATATTACATATCTTAAATATACTTAAAGATTATACATAATACATTATTATAAGAAGAAATGAGCACAGAAACAGAAACTGTCCAAACTCCCATTGAAAATGAACTTGAAGTTGTTATTGACCCAATGGTACGTCAGTTAAGTACAATGGCAGAACTTCTTGATACACTTGCGAAGACAAGCAAATCTCTAACTATAGAGATGAAAGCGCTTACAAAAGATGTAAGTAAACTTCGTTTATCAAAAGGGGGCAAAAAACAGAAACGTGTTGTAAACCCTGATATTCCACGTAAACTGGGTGCACTTGAAAAACCTGTACCTATTTCTGAAGAACTTGCTGAATTCCTTGGTCTAACCAAAGGTGAAATGTATTCACGTCAGAAGGTTACACAGGGTGTAAACAAATTTATTAAAGATAATGATATTCAGAACCCTGAAAACCGTCGTTACATCCTACTTGAATCTGAACCAGGTCTAAAACTAAAATCACTACTGCGTGATCCTGACCAACCACTTACATTTTTCAACATTCAGCGCTATCTCAAACCCCACTATCCAAAAGTAGAACCAACTGAAACTGAAACAACCGATACACCAAAAGGAAAAAGTGTAGATGTTACTGATACACCAACTGATTCAGTTGTGGTTGCGGATTCCTCTGTGGTTACTGATTCAGTTGTTGTCGCGGATTCCTCTGTTGTTGCTGATGATGCAGTTGTTGATGAATCTGTAGCACCTAAAAAAAAAGTTATCAGGAAAGTAATCAAAAAACCTGTACAAGAATCTGCTTAAATGATTTGATAAAGTACAATTATAGGAATTATGAACCATTAAAATTTAATTGTGTTAGATTTATATATATTGAACATGCAATTAAAAAGGTAGGATTATCACATGCGGTTATGTTGGCAAACTGTTTTTTGAACATACATACATTAAAATGTGGTTATGGAGAAGTATTGAATAAAGAAGTGGAAAAGTATTGTCCTGATATGTTTATAGGTGAATTGAGAGTGCCAGATTTTTATTTAAATATTGTAAAATCAAAAATTAGTAAATAAATATAAATTTTTTATTTAAATTGACTTAAAGAAATAATTTATATTATTATTGTGAATACTCCTAAATGATTCCATAGCTCAGTTGGTCAGAGCATGCGGCTGTTAACCGCAGGGTCGAGGGTTCGAACCCCTCTGGAATCGTTTAAGAGTATTCCTAAATGATTCCATAGCTCAGTTGGTCAGAGCATGCGGCTGTTAACCGCAGGGTCGAGGGTTCGAACCCCTCTGGAATCGTTTAAGAATATTCCTAAATGATTCCATAGCTCAGTTGGTCAGAGCATGCGGCTGTTAACCGCAGGGTCGAGGGTTCGAACCCCTCTGGAATCGTTTAAGAATATTCTTATTTTGTAATAAAATTTACAAATTTTAAATATATTTAAAAGTATTAATTACTAATTAAAACTTTATATTATGTACTTTGATGAAAATGATTATGATTCTGATAACGATAATGAATACATTGAATTTACTGCAGATATAATTGAAGAGTTCAATTATGATAAAAAAATTAAAATAGTAAGTTTTTATAAAGAAAAGTTAAGTAAAGAACCAGAATTTATTGGAATTAAAAATGTTTGTTCTGGTAAAATTCTTTCATTTATTGAAGATACTACTAAACATGTAAAACTAACAAAAAAAGATTACAAAGTTAATTTTGAACAATATTCTATATTTATTAATATGTATTCAGAATTAAATTTGATAGGAAATTATCATATTTTCAATTTAGTTACCAAAAAAATATTTAATAAGATTTACGCATAATCGTAAAATGAATTACTTTATGGTAATCTATTTTTATTTCTTGTAAAAAATAAAAATCCACCTAGACCTAATACTAAAACAATAATTAAAACAATCCATAATATCATTGATGTAGTCCCACTAAAATTTTCTTTATGACCAATTACATCATCTACTGTAAATTTTTCTATAATTTCAGGTTGTTCTACTGCTTCATTAATATTTTCAAAATTTTCTTTTTTATCTAGTTTAGTTTCTTTTGTTGTTCCCCAAAATGGATATTCATCTGGACAACCATGTTTGCATGAACCAGGTGCATTACGAGCACCGCATCTTTGCCAATTAATATGCCCTCCAAGTGGTTCTGTATTACCAAATAAATCTACCATTCCTCCATATTTTTTAGATTTTAATAAAACTGGTATATCATTATTAACCCAAAAATCATTTAATCTTTTTTGTTTTAAATATGTTTGTTCAATTGCTTTTTGATCATTATGTGTTCTTTTATCAGATGATTCTAATAAATCATTAAAAAAATTTTGACCAATAGAGAATGTCATAATAAAATATACTTATATTTATTTTTTTTATTTTATTATTTTATTATTTTATTATTACATTATTACATTTAAATTCATTTTAAATACCCCCTGTCGGGTTCGAACCGACGACTTCCGATTTAGAAGATCGGCGCTCTATCCATCTGAGCTAAGGGGGCATTTAGAATGAATTTTCTGGAAGGTTATATACAAAACACCAGATTAAAAGTCTATCAACTTAGTTATGAAGACTTCACAATATATAATATAATTATTTCTTTAAGTAATTTTTTATTTAGTTATAATTTTACTTATTTTTAAAAAGAAAAGTTATAAGTGTTCCAATTAATATTGTAAAAGAATAACCTATTAAATAAGTTGGAACTACTAGTGTTTTTCCTGATACATTTCCTACCATAAAAATAACTATACCGCAAGATACAATCAAAGTTATTAATGAAACTATCCACATAGTATTTAATACTTTTGTATCATTAAATCTATTTAACCATACTACGAACATTATAAATCCTATTACTGATAAAACCCATGCTATTAATTCAAAAAATATGCTTCCCCTATCAATATTATTATTATTATTTAGACCCATTGAGACTAATACCTGAATTAAATATGCAACTATAAAACATATTATCCATCCATATTCTAAAACGTTATTCATTTTATAATTATTTATTTATATTTATTTATTCTTCATCTATAATTACACAGTTATCTAGTTTAATATTTTGTTCATATTCATTTTTTTTAACATCTCCAGTAATATTATATTTTTTTTTCTTATAAAATTTACTTCTTGCAAAATACAAATTATTAAAAACTGACCAAGCATCTACAAAATCTATAACTTCTGGTTCATTTATATTTTTTTGTCTTAAAATTCTTCCAATTGCTTGTTCAATATTACTTTTTGGAGTAGAAAATACTAATGTATCTAATTCTTTATTATCATATCCTTCACTCGCAATTTGATATGTTGCTATAATTATTCTTTTTTTATTAGATTCTTGTAATGCTGTATTTTTCATACCCCCATAATAAAGACCAACTTCATTTTCGGAATTAATTATAGTTGCTTCTAATAATCTTTTTAACTCATTACAATGATTTCTTCTATCTGAAAGAACTAATATTTTTCTACCTTCTAAATATTTATCTTTTATTAAATTTACTATTTCAAGATTTCTTGCAAAAGAATCGCATAAATTATTAATCATTCCTGGTATATTTGCTTTACCATTAACCATTCTTTTTTCTTCTTGTGGATCTATATTAGTAAATTTAACAATTATATTAGGATTTAAAATAGATAGTTTTAATGATAATATTGTCTCTCCTAAAAAGTATTTAATAACTTTTGTTAAACCATCACTTCTTGTTAATGTTGCTGAAAGTCCTAAATTATATTTTGAACCGATTTTATAAAATATCTTAGAAAAAACTCTACAACCTAAATGATGGCACTCGTCGTACAGTGTAAGTCCAAATTCTTTAAAAGTATCAGTTGGGTAATCTTTCATTGAAATACTTTGAATCATTCCAATTACAATTATTTTATTTTGTATATCAGTTTTTGGACCTTGAATTATACCAATTTCATTACTAGATATTCCTAAAAAATCTGTAATTCTTTCTTTCCACTGTTCTAGTAAATTTTCAGTATGAACTATAATTAATGTTTTTAGTTTTAATTCTGATGCAATCCACAATGCGGCACAAGTTTTACCCCAACCAGTATAAATACTAACTAAACCAGATTGATTTTTTTTTAAATATGAAAGTATTTTATAACATATTTCTAATTGATAATCTCGTAATTTTGATGTAAAATTTATATCTACTGATAATCCATTTTGTTCTTTAATATTTTCTACATTTGGTAGACCAAATTTATTTATTCCATAATATTTTGGAATATATAAAAATTTATCAGATATTCTAAATATTGGAAATCTAACAGGATTTTCACAATAGGGCTGAACAAACATTTCTTTTTTAAGTTCATTCACTTTTTCATGATTTAATGGTATTTTAAAACCTTTACTTGTTATATAAAAATTTTTTAATTCTTCATTTTCAAAAGTATTCATTATATAAATTAGTTAAATATATAATGATTACTTTAAGTAAAAAGTTCGTAGAATTAGTAAATTTACATTATTATGGATTTAGTTTTGTATATATGGATCAATACAAGTATGTATTTTATGTTCTTCTTTGCATTCATTATTGTAATAACAATCTGATTTTTCATTGAAATTTAAATGAACTGGTTTGTTGTTTTCACAATAATTAAGTCCAAAACCTGGTATCATCATTCTATCAGATAAATTTGGTACACACAAATTTTCAACTGGTTTACCATTAAAATGTTGTGGTTGGGGTACAGGAGTATTTATAAGTTTGTTTTTTACTTTTACATAAGGACAATAAGTTGCATCATAATTTTGTACTGGTTGTAATGGTTTTTCGAAATCTTGTAAATTCATTTAAATTAATATAATGTTTATTTTTTTAAATTTTATTTTTTAAAAATTATAAATTTAAATAGAACTGATTTATTATCACTTTTATATATATTGAATATTTTCATTTTCCAGTTTATGTTATTTCTGATTAAAAAATTACTAGGTGCTTTAAGACAAATTATTTTAAGATTTTTATAATTGTACAAATAATCTATAATATTATAAATGTTTATGTCATTAATATATAAATTTACTGATTTTTTAAATTTATAATTTGACCCTCCCCATGGAGGATCAAAAAATACTACGTCGTAATTAATAATTTTTAATATATCTAAACAATTATCATTTATTATATGTTTATTATCATATTCTCTTAAATTATGATTTAAATAGTTTATTGCCTTGTCCGAAATATCAATACAATATATAAATTTAAAATACTTACAAAAATATATTGAATTTCCACCCATACCAGCATTTGCATCTACTACTGTATAATTTCTATCACAATATTTTTTCATTATATACAACATTTGAGATGCCTGTTTATTAGATGTATAAAGTGAAATATACTCATATGAAATTAACATTAAAAATATTATAATTTATATAGAATATATTAATTCTTTAATTCATTGTATATAAATTTTGTTACACCTTTAGACATTTAAAACGCCGATTATTCACTCCTTATAATTTTTTAATTTACGTTTTCTTGTTTTATTTTTTTCCACATATTTTTCTTTCGGTATTTTGCTTATCGCATTTTCTATATTTTCTTTTAATTTTATGTGATTATCTATGGGCGGTTATGCGTCTATCTTATTTTGTTCATTATGTGATAATGTAAATAATGTTATTAGTTTTGTTCCACAGACAATACTTAATAATCCAATAGATTTAAAATATTCAAACTTTAAAAATATAATAAATAAAAATACAAATATATTATATATGGTGATACAAGTATTCAAAATAAACATAACAATCATCATATTCTACATTGTGAAAATATAGAATGTTTTTCAAATGTAAAAATAATTAAGTACAATGACTTGCACATGAAGCATTTAAGAGATAATGATTCTATAAAAAAATAATTGATGATTGTTTTAAAATATTATAAATAATCGACTTTTTAAATGTCTAATGGTGTAAAATAATTTATTAATTCACAAATTATTAATTGATATTATTAATTTTAAATAATCAATTAAATATATTTTATTTTGACATGGATGATGATTAATACAGTTAATATAATTATTAATTACAATAAAACAATTACTCTTATGTCTTTGTAATAAAAAATGAAAATAATATATAAATTGAGGCAAAATATTATTATAAATAAAAGTAAAATTTAATTTACTAACAAAAAATATTTGATTCAATATTTCATTTAAACAATTTGTTATTGTTAAAAATTCTGCTCTAGAATTTATTTTTTTCTTCCATGATTTTTTATTAAATGATTGTTTAATTTTATAATGTTTTACTAATCTTTCTACTTGATATATAAAAGTATCACTTAGTAATTCTCGTGTAAAAGGATCAATTAAATCATTTGTACTTTTATTTAAATATTCAACAAATGTATCTAATGAATAATATCTAAATTTATGATTATTTTTAATAGACACAAATGGATATTTTAAATTATTAAATGAAATTGGACAAATAAATTCATCATTAAATTCTTTACTTAATTTTTTTCTTAAAATTGACTGAATAAAAATAATTGATTTTGTAGTATTAATTAAATCAATTAATTCATTTTTATTTAATTTAGAATAGTATTTTATTTTATTTATTTTCATTACATTTATTAAATTTTTTTTCTTAAAAAGAGAATTATATAAAATTAACATTCATTAAATAATAGATAATTTTAATTTTATAAAAAAATAACTTAAATTAAAATTATTTTTCATTGTATTTATTTATGTATTCTTTTACATTTTCTTTAAATTTATTATAATCTATTTTCCCATACTGAACTAATTTATTATCTAAAGTAGAAGATGATAAACCTTTTTAAGTCTAGATCGGGAACTAATCTATGTGGGAATTAAATTATTAGTATATTATATTATTTTTTTTAAGTATACATCATGAATGGTACTTTACTTACATTAGATACTCTTGTATCGTAAAATTTATAAAATGCTTCATTTATTATTTCCTTTGTTAAAATAAAGTTTTCTTCTTTACAAAAATTAACACGTGAATTAATTATTTTAGCTCGAGAAATTATATTTTCTATATCACCTGCATTTCCATTGAAATATTCTTTTTTTATTTTTGATTCTAAAAATTTATTATCAACTTTTTCATGTAATTCATATTCTTTAGTATAATTAACTTTATTTATAAAAATTTGTGCTAATTCTTCTTTTGTAAAACTTTCAATTGTAAACGTCCAAGGAAAACGCCTACGTAAACCTTTATTTTGTGAAAAAAAACATTCATTTAATTCTTCTTTATATCCTGCGATTATACAAATTAATTTATCAGCATTTTCAGTTAAGTACTGATTAATACAATCTATTGCTTCTTTAGCATAAGAATCTCTATTATCTACTGATCCTAAAGAATATGCCTCATCAATTAACATTACCCCATTTTTACAATGTTCTAATGTTTCCATTGTTTTTATTGTTGTTTCACCTAAAAATTGACCGATTAAATCTTCTCGTTTAATCACATTACATTTTCTTTTCTTTAATATACCGATACCAGAATAAATTTCTGACATTAAATTTGCTACCGTTGTTTTTCCAGTTCCAGGAGGTCCTTCGATTACAGTATGCAACATTATATTATCATTATTTCCTTGTACAAAATATAATAACTGTTCTAATAATTGATCTTTTAGTTTTGTTAAACCAATTAAATTATTTAAATTTTCCAATGGTTCTAAAATATCAATTAATTTATATAATTTTGGTGGTAATTTTTTTTTAATTCTTTTTGGTGGTGGGTCTTTATTCATTAAATCATATGTTAAATCTATTAAACTTTTTAAATCGGTGATTTTATAATCTTCAATTTTAAAATAGTCAGAATCATCATCATCATCATCATTAATTTTCCTCATTTTTCTTTTTTTATTTTCGATACTCATATTCTTTTTCATTAATTTTATTTTTATATTTAAAAAGAATTTTTAAGTATATTTAATAGTTTTAAATAATTATATAATTTATAAATATGAAAATAGATTTTATTATTTCAAATATTAGTAATTCGGAAAATATTACAGAGGAAACACTTAAAAATTTTATTAAATCTTTCGAAAAATATATTAAATCTGAAATTAAAAAGTATGATGATACATCAGGATTAGAAGATTTTAAAATGAATACATATGATTATAAAATTTTATATAAATTATATTTTAGCACTACTCCGAGTCCATATAAAGTTCATATATTATTACTATATATGTATTCATATTATAAATTAGATGGAATAACATTTAATAAAAATTTTTTTCCTCTAAAACTTTTTTTTAATTTTTTATCTAAAAATAAAAATATTCATACTGATATTATAAAAATGATTGAATGAATAAATAATAAAATGTTTTATGATTAAATAATATTAATACAATTTTATTATAAAAAAAACTTTAAAATTCATTTCTTGGGTATATAATATTTTAAATTAATATGTTTTAATAATATAACCTTTCATTCAGTTTGTTTTTTGTTGAATAAAAGATTTACACCCTTTAGGATGATTTTTAAAATAACATATAATTCTGATAAATACTAAATTATATGTTATTTTTAATTTTTAATTTAACTTTTTTTATCTTTATTTTTTTATCTTTACTTTTTTTATCTTTACTTTTTTTATCTAAATTTACATTATATTATGTATTCCTACTTTTGAATCCCATGACATAACATTTGAATAACAATCAAGAATCACAAAAGAAAGTTCATTATTAAATATATAATTTGAAATTGTAACTATTTCTAATTTGTTTCCATAAAAAAATATTATGTAATCTTGTTTAAATACCTTACATTTTGATAATCTTCGAGAAGATGGGATTTTTTTTAGATAAATCTTTAAAACTTGTTGTATAATTTAGAAGTAATAATATGGTAAATAATAAATATATTAATGTACCAAACATATTTATTTAAAAAAATCAATTTTAAAAAATTTATTATAAATTAATAATGGCAAAACTAAAAGAAAGACAATTTTACAATGTAGGAACTGGTAAAAGAGAAATGGTGCCCAGAGAGTATATTGAAGTAGTCAAATTTAAAAATGGTAGTCATGCATTACTTGGTTTATCCAATAAAAATGTTAAAATGTTCAAACTATTTTCTGAATCAAAACTAGAAAAGATGGAAAATTTATATGGAAAAGTAAGACGTTATAGACATTAATAATTTAAAAATTAACAATTTTTATACTACTTAAAGACAAAAGAACAATTATCTTTAAGTATCTTTATAGTTTTACTATGAACTTAAAACTAAATGATTTCGCAGTTGATAAAGATGCAAAATCTACTGAAAAAATAAATGATATTCTTAGCGATATAAGTAGTGAAACTTGTAGTAAATCTAATGATATTTCATATTGTAAAATATGTGATCCAAAATGTAAATATTTAGATTGTATATGTGCTGAATCATGGAAAAGTTTTGATGAAACTTTAGAGGAAATTAAAAATGTTTCATCAGAAATTTTATTGAAATCATTAAGAATATCTACAATTACTCTATGTTTTAATCTTAATTCAAATATTGATACTAAAGGACTATCAGAAAAATATGTTTCAAAAAATAATGGTAAATTTTATAATAGTTTAATATTTAATTGGCATACAAAGTATCAGTATAAAACAGTGGTATCTGTTAAAATATTTCCTAATGGAAAAGTTCAAATAGCAGGATTAGCAAATATTAAATCATGTGCTTATATAATTAGAAAAGTAAACAATAAGTGCAGTGATTACTATGAAAATAAAAAAGAAGCAAAAGTATCACACGTAAAAATTGCAATGATAAATAGTGATTTTAAAATATCTGATAAACTAAACTTGACAAATTTTTGTGAGTTGTTATCAAACTATTCAGTTCAAACAAATGGTAATTTTTTAAGTATAGTATACCAACCTATTAAGTATCATGCAATAAATACAAAGTTTATTTGCAATAAATACATGGAACGATATATTGAACATATTTATAAGTACTCATTGAAAAAAAAATTTGATAAAAGAATATCTATATTGATATTTAGATTAGGTAGTATAATAATTACTGGTGGTAATGATATAACAGATTATTTAGATGTATATAAATATATAATAAATATCATAAATTTAAATAAAAAAAATTTATTTATCTAATACTAATAAATATTTTAATGATAAATGAAAATGAATTAAGTAAACTATTATTCATTGATAATAATAAATTAAAAAATAATAAAACTTTATTTGGGAGTCCTTTAAAAAAATTTATTAATAATATTTATAGTAAATTTGACATTCCTAAAGAAAGTTTTATTATTTCATTATACTATTTATATAATTTTAATAATATTAATAAGAGTGATAAATTATTAATGAATGATTTTTTTGAAAATATAAATATTCATTTTTTTACTTGCCTAATTATAAGTTTAAAACAATTATACGACGAAATTTTTAGTATAAGAGATGTATGTAATTTATTAAATATAAATTATGATGAATTTACAAAGTATGAATTGATTATTTTAAAAGGAATTAATTGGAATACATCATATACAACTAATAATTTTATTATATTTAAAAATTTCGTGGAGCGTCATATGGATTTACAGAAGCGTATGGATTACTTAGATTAAATATATCATTGTTATAATTGTTTGGATCATTGAACATATTTGGTACAAAATTAGGATTTGTATCTCCAGGATATAATTTTTGCTGCCACATGTTTGCTTTATCTCTGAATGCACAGTTTGTAGCATTTGTTGCAAAGTTAGCACCTGGGGTTATACAATCATTTCCATTTCTTACACCTGATTGAATTGGTGTGTATTCAATGAATGATTGATTATTTGCTTTTGCTTTTTCTTTTGCTTCATTTAATATTTGTTGATTTATATGATTTACTGAACCAGTAAATTCTTGTGGTATTTCTTTTCTTACTGTAAATAAGTCTTCTGATAACATAGTTGGTAATAATGTGAAACAACCAGGTGTTTCAATTGGAATATCTTTATTACTTAATTTTCTTAGTCTTATTCTCCCTTTTTCTTCTGGGTAATTAACATTGTTCCCTCCAAATTTGAAAATACTTAAATGGTCAATAAATGCTTCTATTTCTGGGATACCTTGATTTATTGCAGCAAAATTACGTTGCATATTAAAAACCCAACTATATTTACTACCCTCTTCTAATCCCATGAAATAATTAAAATTTATATTCATTTCATTATTTGCATGTTTCATAAATATATGGGGGTAATATTTTTCAATTTTTGACATCATATTTGATTTTGGAAATTTACTTAATGGTGTACCTGGATTTTCTCTTGCAAATTCTTTCCAATACATTTTCCTACTTTCCTGACTGTAAATTTGCATTACAACCAATGCTTCATTAAATTTAAATAAATCATTCTGTATAAAATCTTTTAATTTAGGTGACATAATTGCACCTAATGTTAATGAATTAGTACCTGAAAAGACTTGGAATGAAGTATCTAGACCTTTTAGTCTTTGAACATTATTTCTAGGCATAGTAACAAAATTTGTATTTGCAGAACAATATAAATTTGACCCTGCACCTTCTTTTTTGAAAAAGTTTTCACCAGGAGTAAAATAGTCAGGATTTGATAAAGGTGGATAATTTGATTTATCATTAAAAACATCCACGGATTTCGTAAATCCTTGTGGAATCATATTAAAGTTTTCAGTTAAACATGATGTTCCAACTAATCTCATAGAATCTAAATCAAATACACCGAATTTAAGTTTCTCATGAAATACTTTAATTTTATTAGTTTTTCCATCTGGATTTTTACTATCATTCGGTATGATACAAATTGGATTAATATAATTCCAAGAAGTAATATCATTATTTGCATAATTAATTGGTAAGTCAACTCTTAATTCTTTAATTTGTCTAGAATAAATATCACCATCTTCACGGTTTTTAAAATTACCATGTTCAATTTGTTCCATCTCATATCTATTTCCAGTTCTGTATGGACTTGAACCACCTGATTCATATGATATACCATTTGAGAATGCTTGTGCATTTAGCATATTTGTAGTAGTTAAATATTCTTTGCCATAATTTTGAAAGTTATTTCTAACATTATTTGTATTTGATAAAACTAATGTTGGATTTTGGATATTACCGTATAAAGGTAAATCTCTAACTGACATATCTTCTTTTATAGCAGCAACACCTGCAGAATTCCAATCTGTAAAAATTGTAGCACCTGGTTGTTTGTACTGCCAAAATTCCTTGAAAACATTTACATTTTCATCTTTGACTTTAATATTAAAAGTATCATTATATCTAGGTAAATTAGCATTCATTGGTCCTAATGCTGCTTTATCTATAGTATCAAACTCCCGCTGAAAAAATGCCTGTCCTAATTCTGATTCTAAAATGGATTTATATTGATGTGCTTGTAATTGATTATTGTCTGAATATCTTGATAGAGTAGATTTATATTCTTTAAATGGTAAAAATTCAGTTTCTGTACTCATAACTATTTATAAATAATATATTTTTTTATTTTGTTTTTTTTACAAATTATTAAAAAAATATATTAATTTAAGAAATTTATAAAATTTTAAATAACTCTTTAATTAGTTAATTAATCTTCATCACTTGATGCTTCTTCAATTAAAACTTCTTCTTTCAATGTTTGTAAATCAATTACTTTTTTATTATTATTATTTTTACCACCTTGTTTAGGTTGTTTTTGCTGTTCAATTGTAGGTAATTTTTCTATTTCTTTTTTATTAGTTGTACTTACAGGTATAGGTAAACTACTCGATTCACCTTTCATTGGGAAATTTGTTTGAATAACTGATGTAGGCATCATTTCTCTTTGTGGTGGTTGTGTATGCTGTGTAGGTAATTCTTGACCATTATCTCTTTCTGGAGACATTTGAGATACTACTGTATTAGACTCTCTACTACTTGAATTTTGAATAACATAACTTAACTGATTAATTTGAGATATCATAGCATTGAATTTTTTACCATTAATTGAGTTTACTTCAGATTGTTCTCTTACAAAATTTGCATATTGTTTTTCTATTTTTGATACCGTATCACTATGCGAATTTAATGTTTGAATTTTCTTAAATAATAAATAGCACACAACTAAACATACTAATCCGATGATTAATGGAGCATATTGTAATAAAACATTGCTTTTTATACCTAATGTTTTTGCAACTTCTTCCGTGACTTTTTCTTTGCCCATTTTATAAATTTATTATATTTTAATTGAAAATTATTTAACGTACTATTTATTCTGGATCGTCACCATTTGATTCTGTATTCCTTATATCAAAACCCATAAAATATGTTCCAGTAATATAATCACCCAATTTTGCAGGATATTTTCTTTTTGTATTTTTCTTGATAATGATACTATTATTAGTAAATGTTGTAGAGTAAAAGTCGAATGACCACTGTTCTTTTCCCAAATTATTTTCTCGGCAGTGCTCATTGAATGCCTGTTTAAACACTTTTTCTGGAATATATAACTCTTTATCAAATATAATTTTTTCGGATTTTAAGAAGTGCTCTAGTATATTTGTAGTCTGGTCCATTTCATTTCTATTTTCATGGAAATACTCTGGTAGAATTTTCCATATACCTTTATCACCATATCTGTTTACTGCCCATAGATAACCTGTGATACACATTTTCATAATAAGTGGAATTTCTTTTTCTAACTTTTTATCTAAGTTTTGATCAACATCTATAACTTTTTTTGAGAAGTTTACTACTGCTGTTCTTCGTGATACTTGACCTCCCATGTTTTTATATTTAATTAATGAATTACCTGCCATTGCCATTGGAACTTTCCAATATTCAGATTCTGCATCTTTATACTTTTGTGCAAATGAATTTTTACCACCTTCACACATTAACTGCCAATCTGTTTGTTCTAGTTTACAATCACCTTGCATCTCTGGAGCAAGAACTAAGAATTTGTTAATATGAGGTTTTAAACCATATTGTTTTTCAATGTTATTTGGAATAATCCCAACATCATCTTCTTCATACCATTTTTGAAGAATTTTTGTTAAGATTGTACTTTTACCTGCATTACCTGCACCAAGTAAGTACATTAGGATTTGCCAATTTTCCATTTCTCCGATGTCATAACCACATTTTCCCAGAAAAATACAAATCCATAACTGTACTTCTTCTGGAAATTCCTGAAAATCTAAAATTTTTCTGAAATTAGGACATTGCTTCATAATATCAAACCATGAATCTTCCTTAATTTCTGGAAAGTCATTAAATTCATGTTTAAAATATTTGCTTGCAACTATTTTAGGTGATAAATATTCACTTTTTGTTCCATATGGTACAAATAATGTACCCCATATTGGTTTATCTTCTGTTCCTTTGTTAATCTTTGTAAGAAATACTCCATTTTTATATGAAAAGATATGACGGTCCTTTACAAGTTTTAGTAATTCATCATCTGGGCAATCTACTAAATATTCAATTGCTTGTCTTAAATTATTACTTCCTGCTGTTAAATTTTTCCACTGATCAAACTTACCTAAACTTCTTCTGCATTTATCGTGAATAAATTGTTTAATTTTCATATGGGGTTCCCATGCATATGTATCATAAGTTGTTCCCTTAATTTTTGTTTTAATTTTTTTATATAATGTTTCATTATATTTTGCATATTCTGCTTCCGATAGTTCTTCAAGTAAAAACAATAGTAGATTTTGGAAAGATGTATTTTTTTCATAACTAATTGGAACAAACTTAAATAGTGAAGATGTATCTTCATTTAATGAATAAGAATAATGCTGTTTATTTGTTTGAATTAATAAATAGTGTGTACGCAATAGACGTTCTGAATAATATATTTTTTCAAGTAGTTTTTCCCAGCGAAGTCTATAGTTGTTATTATCATCTTCATTATCTTCATTATCATCATCATAAAAACGAACAAGTTTTTTAAATTTATTATGAACTCCTAAAATCTCCCAGATAATTTTATTTTTTTCTGTCTCGATAAAATTAATATCAATATCACTAAGACTATGTATGTTAAAATTATTTGCAATTTTTGTAAAACTACTTGTAATATCATTTGTAATTTTCCATTTTTCTTCTAGATTTTCAAAATACTCTACAATAGAAGATGGGTCGGAATGTTCTAATTGTTCATTAATATGATTTGCCCATTCTCTATTCTTTTCAAAATCCATATTTAATTAATTATATTTTATTTTTTTAAGTATATATTTTTATTGTAAAATTTTTAATGCCAAAATGTTCAAATGAAATAAAATCAGTATAAAATCAGTATAAAATCAGTATAAAAAAAATATTATAAAATTATTACACAAATTATATTTTATTATTAACGTTAATTAGTGACTATTTATATATTTAAAGAAATAATTAATAATAGATATAATGAAAACTTATCTTAATTTTTCTACTAAAGGCGAACTAACTGAAATAAAAACAATAGATAAACTATTTAAATGTGATAATTATAAAGATTATACATATATAGAAAATATTATTCATAATTCTAATAACTTTATTATTCTTTTTAATAAAAATGCAAATGATAAAAAAAATATAACATCATTACCGTTTTATAAAAAAGAATTATTAGGAGATTTTTTATTATTTATTGTTGATAATGATAATAATATTAAATCTCTAACTGAAAATAAATTTTTAAAATTTATTAATGTTTCTCAAAAAAGTATTAATGAGTATTCTTCCGATGATTTTAATTTATCAGATGAATAAATTAAACTCTTTTTAGTGTTTTATTTTCTTTGTATTCTCTGTTTTCATATACAAATTTAAAAAGTGATTCTGCTTTTTCTTCAGCACTTGACTTTTTAAATTCATCATTATAATAATCCTGAAAAAATTTCATTATATTTTGTCTAATTGATTCTTTTGATAATGGAAGTATGTTTTTAGATTCTTTAAATAATAGTGCTCCCTCAGTCAATTTACACTCTGCAATTTCATTTGTTTCCATAAAAGAACAAATTGTTTCTTCTAGTGTTTTTTTAGTATTTTTTAATTCTTTTAATCTAGACTGCAATGGTTTCATTTTTCCATTAATATTTCTAATTTCAGTATCAATAGTATCAAATCGTCTGACTTCACACTTAAAATGATCAATTGTTGAATCTGCCATTTAATTTTTTATTAAAATTATTTTTAAGTAATTTAATTAATTATATGATAAATTATTTGATAAATTTAAACTAATAAATTTTCTACACATATAATAATTTGATATACACATAATTAATAACATAAAAATTACAACAATTAAATATAATTTTATTGGATTTATTATTTTTGAGATAATATTCATAACTTTATTTTTATTATTTTCATCTAAATTAACAAATGTATCGATTAATGAATTTAACATTTATTATTAATAAATTCTTTTTTTAATAATTTATTAACTTGTATTTTAATCACTAAAGTCTTCATAATCATTGTCACCATACTCATCATCATCTGATAATTCTTCTACGTCAAATTCATTATCCTTTAGATTTTCAATATTCTTATCCTCTTCTTCATCATCATCTTCTTCATCTTCATCTTTTACATCTTCATCTTTTACATCTTTCTCTTTTACATCTTTCTCTTTTACATCTTTCTCTTTTTGGTGATCCTCTTCGTCTTTCATTAATTTTTCAATTGAAGTAACTTTATAACATTTAGTTGATTTAATATATTTATCATGTTTTTTAGATTTACTTAATTTTTTATGTTTGTATACTTTTATTTTAAGTAAGTCTTGTACAATTTTATTTTTTGTCCACTTTAATGGATAATCACCTCTTTTAATACTTTTAAATATTTGTTCTTCATTATCATAATCATAATCAAATTCTCCGATTGAATGTGAAAAATATGATTCTTTATTCATATAAATTTTTGTTACATTATTAGGTTTTCGTGAAAGTCTTATTTTTAATTCTGATAGTGTCTCTATTGTTGGGTCATGTGCATCATAACCTATTAATTTTAAATTGTAATTTAGATTTCCAAAATAATTAGAAATTTTAATATAGTAAAATTCAAACATATCATTAATTTTATTCCGCACATCTCCGTACGTTAATATTTTCTCATTGTTTTTCTCTTCTATAATAATCGGATTTTTGTTTTTTTCTTCTACTAATTTTTCATTTATAAAAATTTTACTATTAAAATCACATTGTTTTTTCTTTGAATTTTCATTTAATAATCTATTACATTTGTTAAAATTGTGTGTTTGAACATATTTTTTTCCATCTATTTCAACAATAGAAGTTTCTTTATAATAAAAACATAGTTCATTACAATTACACTTAAGCATAATATGTATAATATTTATAATAATACTAATTTCTTAAGTTAATAAAAATTTGTAAATTACAATTTTAAAATTACTAAAAGAAAAATAAATTATATATATTAATTCACTTAAAAATGATTGAAATAGACAAATTTATAAATTGTATAATTGCACTCGGTAAAATTAAGAATTTTATTATTCATAATAATACTCTACAAATAGAAAATTTACGAAAATTTCATAATTTTATTAAATTAAATCTTATAATTGATGTATGTAAAAGAACAAATGCCAAAAATTTACTAGATATTGCTTGTGGTAGAGGAGGTGATTTACAAAAATGGATAAATAATAAAAATAATTTACAATATATTTTAGCATTTGATTCACATCAAGAATCAATATTCAGTTCTATTAAAAAAGGAAATACCTTTGATGGAGCAATTGCAAGATTTCAAAATATAAAACAAAATTTTAGAGGAAAAATGCCATACATTATGTTTAAAAATTTAAGTATTTTGGATAATAACATTTTAGAAAAATTAAATTCATTTGATTCAAATAAAAAATATGATGTTGTTTCTTGTCAATTTGCATTACATTACTTTTGTAAAAATGACAACATTCTTAATAATGTTTTAAGTGTAATATCAGTAAAATTAAGAAAAGGTGGATTATTTATTGGTACTGCTACTGACGGAGATTTAATTAATAAAATTCTTAATAATGGAAATGTTAATATACCACTATTAACACTTCTTAAAAAGGATTTTAATAATTATCTATTTTATATTCAAACAGAGAAAAGTAAAGTTCTAACAAGACAAAACTATTTTGAACTACAAGGTGTATCATCAGAATTCTACTTATTTAAAGAAAAGTTGAAAAATCTTGCTTTGAAAAATAACTTAAAATTGATTGAATATAAATCATTCTATGAATGGTACCAAATATATAAAAAAAATAAAGCATATAATAAATTAACAATATATGAGATGGTAATTAGTTTTCTAAATTTTTCATTTATATTCATAAAAATATAAATAAATAAAAAAAATTATGTAATTATATTAATAATTACATAATGGAATGTATAACAATATTATTAATTATTTTAACAATTTTAATTATTTCTTCACTTTTTTCTATCGATCATTTTAAACCTATAAATTCATTAAATATTAAATATAATACAAAAAATGTTAGAATTCCAAATCAGTTAGAAAAACCAAGTAAAATAGAATTATCATTAAGAGAAAAAATTAATGCAGAACTAAAAAATAGTCCATTAGTTTGGGAAAACCAACTGTATTCAATTCCAAATTATTCTTATGTTGGACCTAAAACACCGTGTAAAACTGATTCTCATTGTGCTATAACAGCAGAATGCAATCATGATTCTAATGTTTTTGATAGAGAACAAGGTATTGGTGTTTGTACAGTTAGAGTTCCAGATAAGACAGTATTTGACATTAAATTTCAATAATTAAATTAAATTTAAAAATATTTTTATATACATATTAGTTTATGGGTTTATTTGGTGTTAAAAAAAGTAATGAGAATATAAAATTAGATGATTATATCGATAATAAAATTTCAAATTTAAAAAAATTAGTAAAAGACAATAAAACATTAATCACTTTTACTATATTAGGATGTACTTATTATTTTGTTAAAACTAATTTTTTAGTTTAACTGTTATTATACATTAAATAAATAATTATTATTATTAAGTAATCTAATGTTCCATATGGGGTTCGAACCCATGACTTTCGGCTCATAAGACCGACGCTCTAACCAACTGAGCTAATGGAACGTTACATCACTTGATGATTTAGTTTAACTGTTATTATACATTAATAAATAATTATTATTATTATTAAGTAATCTAATGTTCCATATGGGGTTCGAACCCATGACTTTCGGCTCATAAGACCGACGCTCTAACCAACTGAGCTAATGGAACATTAGATTACTTGATGATTTAATCTAAATCATTTCTTTAAGTATTTTAATTTAGTTATTTTTAACCTCTTAATCTTAAAACTAAATGAAGAGTACTTTTTTTTTTAATATTATAATAAGAAAGAACGCGTCAATCTTCTAAATGTTTTCCAGTAAAAATTAATCTTTGTTGTTCAGGTGGAATACCTTCTTTATCTTGAATTTTTTATTTTATTTTCAATAGAATGAGTTTGTTCTAAAAAATAATAGTTTTTCCAGTCAATGTCTTAATAAATATTTTTATTTATTCGGTTTCAAATGAATTTACTTTATCTTCAAGTTCTTTTAGTTTTGCCTGTAGGTCAACTACATCGCTTGATAGTTTTTTGTTTTCTTTTAACATCTGTTTAAGAGTTCCAACTAGTTCTAGACCATCAGGTAAATGAACACGTTGTGTAATGATGTCATCAGATTGAAATCTTTTAGATGTCGCATTAGCAAGAGACATTGTTTTAACACCTTTCATTTCTATATAATTTAATAGTTTTGTATTTTTTTAATATTTATCAACGCAAAAATAAAAATAAATAAATTATATTTATATATAATAAGCAATGTCAAGATATAAACTAAATAAAATGGGAAAAGTAAGAGGCAATACAGTATTTAATTATGATAAATCTGCATTAACATATGGTGACTATTGGTTACCTCCATATGGAGCAATTCAAAATAGAAATTTAAATTTTCCAAATGCTCGTTTAAATCAACAAACCATTCCATTAATTTCAGTAAAAAATATTATAAATCCTAGAATACCAGACCCAAAAAATTCATTTGGTAAAATATGGTATCCAACTATGTTTATAGACTCAAATTATAATCCTGAATCAGGTGGATATATAAACGCGAATGGACCAATAGGTCCTTACTTTGCTCAAGGATTAGGAAATTATCCCAGAACTATGTTTAAAGAAGTAAATTTCGGTAAAAAAAAAGTAAAGATACCAAGTCCTCGCAGAAAAGTAAAGGTACCTAAAAGTCAAAAAAAAAGTAAAGTAGTTTACTGCCTACCAAAAGAACAAAAATTTCCAGTAAATACAAAGAAAAAATGTAGTGCTGCTTTATCATATGCAAGATATTCTACTGACCCATGTAAAATTGCTAGATGTGTACAAAGAAATTGTAAAAAATACCCTACAGTCGGTTCTCATTCAACATTAATTGAAGAATGCAAAAAAAAGAAAAAAAGATCTTCTAAAAAATGATTTTTTAAATTAATTTTTTTTACTGATTTTACAAATTTTAAAATAATTTAATTTTGTTAGAGTACTGTAAGAATATACTATTTGTATTTGTCGCAATAGCAAAAAAATGCCCACAAATTATCGCTGCAAATATAACAATATTTGGGACTCTACAACAAGAAGATATAGATGCTGTAAAAACAAGAAATTACATAATAATTTATGTATGATACATTCTAAATTATTATATACAGAATCCGCGATAATTATTCAAAAAATGTATAAAGGTTACTATATTCGAAAAAAGTTGAAGATTTACTATAATCTGCCACGGGATTTACAAAGGAAAATCCTCTGGCATATTAATTCTGGTATTTATTTAAGATATTATAATTCAAGTGTATCAAAAATAATATATAGAAGATACACCGAATTTTATAACAATTATATTGATGTTTTTAACACGGATAGCTTTACTGAATTTTATATTGATTCTGATATCTTTACTGAATTTTATATTGATTTAATATCTTTAGTAAAATTATCGATTAAATATTATTTAATAATGAATATTAAAAAAATACCATATTTTTATAATGTTAAATGTTTATGTCGTTGTGTAGAAAAGTTATATTACAGAATTAATATTAATGATCCAAATTTAGTAATTATAAAAAAATATTTTTACTTATTTAATTAAAATTATGTTTCCACATGCAATTCTTTTACCAGCATTTCCAGTTTTTAATGATTCTTCTTCTACTTTATTTAATTTTCTATTTTCCATTAATGCTTTTAAACCTGGTAAACCTTGATCATCAGGGTTTTCATGTATTACAATACTACGATTTATAATAAAATTAATATCTTCTTCATTCAAACTTATTAATGGATCCATAAAAACCATATTAATAGTACCACTATTATCAATTTCTAAGTTATTTATTAAATCTCCTGCGTGTCTTTCGGTTGCGTATTTATATGATCCATGTTCTGTTCCAAATGGATTAAAATGACCACCTAGTGTATTACATAAATCTTTAATTGTTTTACCTTTTTTAAGATCATTGATGTATTCTTGTTTAATATTTTTTTCATGGATGTGAAACCCGTGTATTCCTTGTGGTAAACCAGATAATTTAACTTCAACTACGACATTACAATTGTTATTTTGAGTAAATAAAATATATCCTTGTAAATTATTTAAAGATGAATATGAGTAGTTACTTGGAAATTGAACAATTGCTCTTTTCATTATTAAAAATAATTATATAATTAATTTTAAATATTTTATTTAAATTTATTTTAATAGTTTCTATAATAATTTTTATATACTTCACTTGTCGTAATTGGTATATTTTTAAATTTCCAGTATACAAAATAGTCTTCCTCGCACCATAAATTAAATGAATATTTTACAGTTAAATGTTCAAATTTTTTAATTCTTAAATAACAATCTTTCCATGAAAATATGATTTGTTTCGCTTTATCCACAAAATTCATTGAAAATTTGATATATAATATTAATTTATATGTGTTATCATCTAATAATAACTTATTGTATTCTTTATTTGTTCTTAATAAATTTATGTAATCTTCATCATTAACATAATTATAAAAATCAAGCTGTGTAATAATATCCATAGTAAATATTATATAATAATTAGTAGAATTATTTATTTAAGTTATAAATTTTTTATTGGAAAATAATTTTAACATATGATTTAGTTCATTATTAAGTAATTTTATATTTTTATTTTCACAATTAATATCCTTATTACAAATTTTGTATAATTTATTTAATTGACTATGATCTATAGTTGGAAATAAATGATGCATTTTTTGTTTATTTAAATTTAAAAATACACTTGATAAATTTTTATTAATTTTTATATCATTTGTATTGTTTATTTGATGATTAATAAAGTCTAAATTATCTAAACTATCATGATTTTTATTGTCAAAATTTACATGATTTAAATGTGCTAAATATGAAAAATAGTACCCAGAAAAAATTAAACAAATTATTATATTAATTAATCCAAATAAAATTCCCTGATGTAATATATGACTAAAAATTCTTAAAATAAATACAAATGGTGCTAATCTTAACCAAAGTTGATATTTATTATTGAACAAGATTGACCACCTAAATTTATGAATAAAGTTTCCTTGAATTGGGACAACTAATTCTGCAATTAAAAAAATAAAATGTTTTCCGTTAACTGAGAATATTGAATTTGTATTAGATGGAATCCAATTTAAAAATGGTTTCATTGATATAGAATCATGGTCATAAATTGTATTTGTATACATATGGTGTGAATGTACATGTTCCAATAACCATTCTAATGATGATAATCCATTCCAGTCTAATAATAATGAAGAATATAACAATTTATGTATTCCATTATGTCCAAATCCACCTAATATACCATTAACCAATGAACTTAGTAAACACAAAGCAATAAAATTTGTAAAACTTGTTTCAATATTTGAAAAATTGTATTGTAATAATTTATAATGTAAGTATGTTCCTAACGTAATATATCCGAATAAAGCATACTTTGAAATATTATTCATTACTCTACTTTTTTTATTTTTAAATTTACTAAATATCTTTTCTCTTAGAATATAATAACTATTAAAATTATAATTAATCTTAGAATTGTAAGTTCCTACTATTGTTAGTTTATCAAGTGTATCATTTGCTAATTTATAATTAATATGGTGTGTCTCAAATAGTGTTGTCACATCGCATCCTTTATTAATTTCAATAAATGTATTATCACCAGGATGGTCAAAATTATCAATGTTATATATTTTGCCATGTATACCGATACAATTATTTGGTATGTAAGTATTTAATGAAATTATCGCTTTTTTAACTATAGGATGTTTATAGAACATAATATTGTATGTATTTTATAAATTACATTAAAAAAAACTTTAAATTTATTTAATGATTTATAGTGCATTTGACTTAATTAAATTTCAAATGATAAATTCTTTAAAAAAGAATCTTAATGCTACAAAATGTTTTAGTAGATATGACGAACTTTATTCAATTAGATTTAAAGCACTTTGGTAATACGTAAATAAAAAAAATTAAGGTAGAACTTTATTAACTTTATTTAATTGTTTTTTTAGTTGACTAATTTGAGGATTATATATTGAATCTACTTCTCTAGTAATTCTTCTTACTTCTCTATCATAATTATATTGAAGTTTTTGTAATTGTTCCTGAATTTGTTTTTGTTGTTTTAATAATTGTTTATGTTCTTCACGTGCTTTTTTCTCTTCAATTTTTCTTAACCTTTCTTCTTCAACTTGTTTTTCATGCAAAATTCTACGTTGTTGTTCAAATAATGCATCTCTCTCATCTCTAATTTGTTTAAATAAATTCATGTCGTTCATATATGCATACCCAGATGGATGAATTATTGTTCCCATAGGTAGTGCTTGTTGTGCGAAAGACTGTGTGATTGGATATTGATTATGTACCCATCTTGGGTCTGAATCATATGGAAACACTACAGTTCCAAATAAAGTTTTATATCTTTTAGACATTTATAAAGTACTTTAATATTTATATATTATTTTTTTAATTTAAATAAATTTTTCCTATAAGTTTTTCAATATTATGTACATAATCATCGCATCTATATAACAAATGATAGTGAGCAAAATCTAATGCACTACATTTTAGTTTACAATGTTTACAATTTAAATATGGTTTTTTCCTACATCGATCTAAATATTTCCATGTTTCTAAATCCGACTTATTAATGTCAAATTTAGTATATCTAATTTTCAAACATTGAATATCATAACAATCATAACAATAAAGTTTATTTTCTACTTCAATTGGTAAAAAAAAATTATTATCACATAAATGACACTTTCTACAACTAAAAATTACATTGATATTTTTACATATACTATTAAAATATAAGCAATAAATATTTGGCATAAACATTGTAATATGTGTAAAAAGATCAATATTAAACAGCACTTGTTCCATGGTACTTTTTACTATCAATATGTAATTGTCTTAATTGTTTTAAAAATTTGTTAATAACTTATTATTAGCGCGATTATTAACCATATTATTAATGGGCACATTAAATATTTTTGTAGTTCAGAAGATAAACATGTATATATTAAAATTGAACTTAATAAACATAATATTAATATTAAATATGCAATATTTTTATTATTCAAGCATGAAAATATAATTAACCATGAACATAATAAAATATTTAATATCCAAAACATTATATTACACGTTTTATTTTTTCGTGATAAATACCAACAGTAACCAATTAATAAGTATAGAATCGGCCAAATAATTATAAAAATTTCACTTGGAATTTTTACTTTGTTACTTACGTTACTTACGTTACTTACGTTACTTGGTCTACAAAAAAACGAAGTAACAATACCTAAAATTAGTGGTAATACTATATAAACATAATCAATATTCATGTTTGTATAATATTAAATAAAAATTTAAAATTATTAAAAAATAAAAATTTACATTCTTTTTGTGGATGAGTAATATATATTCTTTATCAAAATCTAAATTTATAATTCTGGTTCTTTTTTAATCTGTAATTTTTCATATAAATCACCAATTTCTTCCCATAAAAATATTAATTCATGTTTAATACTTTTTGGACAAGAAACAAAATTATTATAAAAAATTTTATCAGTTTTATATAAATCTAGTTTTATCTTCATCAAAATATTTAGACTTTTTTACCATTTTTTTTATAGTTTTAAAAGTATTAGTTGCTCTTAATGAACTCATTGCAATTGCTGCTGTATCACCACGTTGATCATTTATTAAGTAATTTTAAAATTATTACTAAATAAATTTATCTAGTAGTACTTCCAAATCCTCCATCTCCTCTTTTTGTTACATTTATATAATCAACTAAAAAATATGTTGGTAGAATACCACTAAATGCAACAATTTGAAAATAACAACTTCCTTCATTCATAATAAAATCCGAACCAGAATTATTATCAACTTTTACCATCACTTTACCACGATAACTTTTATCAATAATTCCAATTGAATTTGCTAGACGAAGAGGTGTTTTACTAATAGAACTTCTTGGAACTAACATATATCCAAAGTTCTGTTCTGCTTTAAATCCCAAATCTACAGTAAATGATTTACTTTTAGCAGGAACAGTTATTGAATACGGCATTGGAACGTCTAATCCAGTATCTTCATTTTGTTTTGCTTTACTATATGTTGGGTGATTAACCCATTGTTCTTTGTTATCAGCAAAAATTTTTAATTCTAAATGTAACATTATTAAATTAAAAATGTCTAAAATTTTTAAGTAAGTTAATTTTCGTAACTTTTATTTAAGTTTTTTATTCATTTATTTCCATATCATTTAATTTATTTGATAAATCATTATCATATGTATCTTTATCCGAAGATACTAATTTGCACCCATCTTCAATCTTTTCACACATATTAACTACATCTCTAATTAAAAGCAATGCACTATGCGCTTTATATTTATCAGTCACGTTATTTTTAAAATTTATTAATTCAATTTCAAGTTCATAATTTGTTTCTGACACACAATTATCAATTTGTTCTACTTCTGTTAAATCAATAATGTAGTCTTTATAGTAATAACTAAATCTATTTTTTTTCCTTAGAACTCCTGTACCTAATTTAATTTTATCTTCTATAGGAATCTCCCTTGAAACTGAAATTCGTAAGTCATATGGAGTACCAGAATATTCAAAGTTTTTATTAATTAGTCTTTCTTTTTTAATACATTGATTTTTCATTAGTTTTTTACCATTAAATACCGTAGTTCTTCTAAAACCATTATGACATAATTCTTCATGTTTATTGTTTATAACTTTATCCCAGCATTTTGCTGAATCTAAAGAATTTTTAATTTTATCGAAAAAATCCTTAGAACCAAGACCAGATTTAAATGAATTAAATTGTATTTGACCTAGTCTTATTTCTATTTCAATATTATCTTTTTTCTTATACTCACATATTAATGATGATAATGTATCAATTCCAAGTTTTAGTTCATCAAAAAAATCACTTTTAGAATCTGACATTTTTGTTTTTATTAATATATTTAGTTATCAAAATTCTTTAAATTAATTTTTATTTGCAATAAAAAGTAAAAAAACTAAAATAATTATTACAATTAAAACTATACTTAATATTCCTGATAGACTTAAACTTGAACTAGAACAATCTTTTTCGCGTCCGCTACCAAAATTTTCTTTGGTATTATTCCGACTGGTTATTTCATTATTAATAGTTTGATAGTTTTCTTTTAGATTATTCATATCATTCATGTTAATACCATTTTTAGTAGATTCAGTATCAATAAAATTTTTCAATGATGATAAATATCTTTTTTGTTCATCTGGAGATAATGCACTAAAAGTATAAGGTAAATTATTCATTAAATTATTAAATGCAATTTCTGGAATTTGATATTGACTATTAAATTTATTTTGGCATACTTGAAAAGGCAATTTATTATAATCAGGATTTGTGTTTACAAAATCTAGTCCAGTACATTTCATTGCATTATCCACAAATCCTGGAGATGTTAATCCAAGGTTAAAATTATTATATCCATTAAACACATCTTTCATATTATTTGCATTTCCATTGTCTTTTCCCAAATTAATTACACTTGGTAACATACTATTTAATACTGGATCAGATGATCTAAAATCACCATATTGAATTGGTTTACTTACAAATGGATTATTTAAAGTTGTAGAAATTGTAGAAAATGAATTACTTAATTGTAAATTTTGTGGATTATTAAAATTTTTCTGGTTGATGTCTACCATTTAATAAATTAATTATATTTTATTTTTATTTAATAATTTTTATTTTTTTGTTATTCTATAAATAAAATACAATAATAACATCATAAAACACCATATTACTAATTCTTTAAAGAACATACCGGGACGAACTATATATACATATTTATCTTTATCTTTTTCTACGTTATTATTAATTTCTTTCTTTTGATGATTATAGATTTTTGTAAGTTTATGAAACTTAGTCTCTGGGAGTACAGTAATATCTATAATTGGTAATATAATATTATCTAATAAAGAGTTTAAAACTCTAAATGTAAATAAACCTGCAATTACGGATAGACTTACATATGAAATAATAAATGAACTAAAGTTTAATATGTTTTCTCCTGAATTTAATGTTGATTCACTCATTATTATTTATTAATTTTTTTTTTATTAATTTAATAAATATTCAATATCTTCATTATTTTTAATTTTAATTATCTTAATGTTTACTGGCACTTTAAATTCATACAATTTTTTTGGTTGTAGTAAATTCCAATCATCTAAATTTATATAAAATCCATAATTATTCACTATTACAAATTTACCTACAAAATTTTTAATATCTACATCATTTTCGGATTTTTCTTTTTCTAATTTATGTTTTTTAAAATCAAATTTATCAATGTTTTCAATGTTTTCTAATGTTATACTTTCTTTTTTATTTGATGTTGAACAAATAAAGAAAAACTCTATTATAATTAATAAAATAAAGTAAATTAATAATATTATAAAAATCATATTATAATTTAAATAACTATTTTATAATATTAATCGTTAAATTAACATAAATAAAATAGTTATTTAAATTATTAACATGGTATCTTTCCAACAAGATTTTTTATTAACAATCAATAAATCACATGAAAATTATTTAGATAAAATTAATACAGTTTTTGATAATGAAGATTTATTAAAAGATTTATCAATTGATGATGCAGAAAAACTAATTGAATATATTAAAGAATACAAAAATTTAATAAATTCAATATGCTTAGTTATTGATAAAATTAACAATGTTAAAAATTTAAATTCTATTAATACTAAAATAGAAAATGAACTAATTTTGAAAATGATACCAATTATGAATATTTATAGAACACTACTACTAGAAAAATACAATAAACCTATTCTAAAAAAAAACACTATAAATGATCAGGACTAAAATGTTACTATAAGTTACTAGACTTTACTAATTATTAATATTCCAACATAGTTCAATAAAATATTTATTAATCTTTTTATTAATAACTAATTCAAATGGTCCTTTTACATAAAATCCTAATGGTTTATAAAATGTAATTAAATCAGTCTTTAGTTTTTTAGATTTAAAATTAATAAATTTACTTTTTAAAAATTTAATGGGATAATTATCATTATTATTAATAACATCATTTTCCTCATTTGTATCTATTATACATCTATATTTCGTAATAGGTTTTTGTGTTTTAGGATCAATTGTATGTCTTAATTTTCCTATAATTGATTCTAAATTTTCTTTATCAATACATAAACTTTTTAGAAAGTTATGATATGCTAGATTATAATGCATTAAATATGAATCTTGTAATTTTTGTTCTAATACAAGTTCAGATGGTTTAATCTCAGTTAAATATTCCCAACCATTAATAATGATATTTTCTTTATTAGTTTCAGTATCCATTTATATAAAATTTATTATAATTCTTTAAATACATTTATTTTTTTCCACGTGATTTTGATTTTGATTTTGATTTAGATTTTTCTTCCTCTTCCTCTTTTTCTTCTTTCTCTTCCTCTTTTTCTTCTTTCTCTTCTTCTTCATCTTCCTCACCTTCTTCCTCACCTTCTTCATCACCTTCTTCATCGTCGTCATACTCGGAATCGTCTTCTTCTGAATCAGAATATTCGGAATCATCTTCAGAATCAGAATATTCAAAATCTGATTCAGTTGCAATTTCTAATTCATATTCTTGTTCTTGTGGTAGTTCTTTTTTATTGTTTACTTTTGGAAATAATTCTTTTAATGTCTGTAGTTGTTCTGAAGTTAAATTATCAGGTAGAACTGGTTTAAATTTAATAATTAAATCTCCATATATATTTTCCGACCCATATACTGGCATACCAAAATTTTTTAGTTTTCTATATGATTCAATTTCTTCACCAAATACATTAATTGAAGATGAAGAGATATTAATTTCTCTACCATCTAAATGTGTTATTGTCATTTGACAATCATATGCTTCTGATAATGAAATTTCTTTTTCAATTAATAAATTATTACCTTCTCTTTCATATTCATCATGTTCTGCACAACATAATGTAATTACAATATCACCTGTTTCATATCCTTCTTTTTCATCTGCCTGTTTATTAAATGTAATTACTTGTTCATCAAACATACCAGGTTCAATATTAACTGAAATTTTTTTTTTTTCTTCAGTTTGTGTTTTTTTCTTACCATCTGTAATTAATCTTTTTCTTCTTACTGCTAGTTTTTTAACTTTTCCAGAATATAATTCTTCTAATGTAACATTTAATGTAAAGTGTAAATCTTTTGTTCTTGGCGCTAATGGTTGACATTCAGTATCAGATTCATCCAATTCTTCTATAGAACTAGATGATACATTTTTTTTTACTTTTTTTGTATCCTCTTCTTCATTTGGTTTATCGAACTGAATTTTTGATTTGGTTTTTTTAGACACTTTACCCATACTCATATCATCACCAGAAACAGAATTAATACTTGAACCAGACATTTTTTCAATCATTTCCGGTGTAATCATTTTTGAAACAGATTGAGTAACTTGTGAAATAACTTTACCCATATCCATGTTTTGTGGGTCTAGTGGTTCTGTCTGATTTTTAGCAATATTTGAAGCAACCTGTTGCGCCATTTTAATAATTTCTTCCATGTTTGCTCCTTGCATCGTGTTTAAAACATAACTATACTATTTTTATGACTTTTTTAACGCAATTAAATTTAATTTAATTATTCTCTTTGTACTCCTTTAAACATTGAATCTCTTTCTGCTTGTAATTTATCTATATCTAATCCTTCTTTAGTTTCATTTTCTTCCCACTTAGGTATACCATCTGATATAGATGGCATATCTATAGATGAAAACATTGTATTTGATTCAATATTTCCTACTTCTTTATCGTCAATACTTGAAAATGAAAACGATGAACTTTTTCCAGAGAAATTTAAATATTCAATTTCATCAGATTTGTTAAAGTAATCAAAAACTTTTTTACCAGATAAAATTTCTTTATTATTAATTACTAATGTTGGGATACTTTTAATTGAAGATGGTATGTTATTTACTTTTGAGACATCTATAATCTGAATTTTTTTATCTTTTGGAATAAACTCTTTTAATTTTTGACATGCTTTTGACTGCTCATGAAAAAATAAAATTATATTATCATTATCATTATCATTTCCAGTATTTGCATTAATGCTACTCATAATTTATTATAATTTATTTATAATATAATTTTTTTTTAGAACGCTTTTAAATCAAAAAATGTATATTTAAATTAATTTTTTTGATTATTAAAAAAATGTATTAATATTAAATAATGAGTAGTTTAAATTTTAGTTCATTATGTTTTATTTTAATTTTAATTGTAGTTATTATAATATTTACTACAAATTGTTTTGACTTCTTTAAAAGTATAAAAACAGAAAACTTCACTCCATCTATTGTTAGATATTTACCACGTACTGAATCTCAAAACAAATGTCCATTCCCATATACAAATAATAAATTAAATACTACATGTAACTCTGATGTATATACTTTTCAATATGCAAATAGAAAGTTATTAAACCCAGATATGTATCTTAAAATGGTAAAAAAATTATTAAATGATTTATCTGTTAATAATTTAAATATAACTAATCTTCCTGATGAAATCTTAACTGAAAAATATTTCACTGGAGACCAGGAGGTTATTATTAATTTTCTAAATAATAATATCAATAAATTAATAGCAGATAAAAAATATCTACAAGAAAATGGAGCATGGAAATTTGAATACTTTTATGTAAGTAGTCCAACTATATACTATTTTGAAATTAATAATGAAAATAAAATGTTTCAAAATATGCCAAAAAAATTTAATTTATTTAAGATAACCTATGTTCTTGGAAATCCATTAAGATCATCGTATACAAGTTGTCTAGCATTTATTACAGAAATAAATAATAAACTAGAAGTCCAATATACTGGACTAGTTAATGATTTCGAAAAATTATCAAAAGATAATTTAAAAGTTATTCCCACTGAAGCACTAGATTTTTCTTTTATAAATACTATTGCAAATAATAATTATGACCAATTTGGACATCCAAATGATTATTCGGGAATGAATTATATTGAAGAATTTAGAGAAGGTAAACCAGTAAATATTAAGGCAGATATTCCAAAAGAATTCAAAGAAAATTCTTTCCAACCACAATATTTACCACCTTTATTTGGTAATGGTATATGTAAATATCCTCCAAATTATAAAAATGAAAATGGAGAAGTTAAAACTGTAAATAGTCCTCCAGTATTTCCTGGAGTACACTTTTAATCATCTTCTTGTTTTTTATTTTTTCTTTTAGTAACTACATATGAAATTTTTACAGATGGTGCAGGTTCTTCTTTTTGCTTTTGTAATTCTTTTTCCTGTTTTTTTATTAATTTCTCTTCTTTTATCTGTTCTTTTATCTTTTCTTTTTCTAATATTAATTTACTTGCATCATCAACTAATTTTAATATTTGTAAATTGATAGTTTCTGATTCATTTGGTTTATGTTTATATGCTATTTTAATATATCTTTCTAGTAATTTAAAATCTTTATTTAATATTCCATATTCTAATTGTGATATTATATCATTAGATATTGTTTTAACAGTTGGTAATACTTTATTATTAGCATTTATTACATCTGATAATTCAATATCACCATTAATTTTTTTACTTAATTGTATTAAATCTACTGAATATTTTAATGAATGAACTTTTGCCTCTTGTGTTGCAGGAAATATATCCAATGACTCTAGAAAATTTAATTCATCTTTTTGATATAAACAATATAACACCTTGCCTAATGTATTATAAATATCATTTGTAGTAATTTCATCTTTAGGTAAATTATCATCTTTATTAATTGATTCTAAATGAACTAAATATAATATATCTAATGGAACTTCTTTTGTTTCTATTTTTTTTGTTTTAATTGATATATTATTTTTTTCTAGTGCATATTCTTTTTCATATAATGTATAATAAAAACTAGTTGGTGGATTTTTTAGTAAACTTAAATTTTCCTTTGTAATCTTAAAATATGTTTCTTGAATTAATGTAGAAGTTTTATGTTCTCTAATTGTTACTTCTACTGGTCTAAATTTTTGTCCATTATCAAAAGTAATTAAATTACGTGTTTTTTCTAATAACACCGAAATTGTATTATCCGGTAGTAAATATTTATTTCCAATAACTAGTTGTTTAATAGATAATTCTTTATTTTTAACTATAATATGTGGCAACATTATTCCTGTATAGTTAGCAATCTCTTGTAATATTGTCTGTTCTTGTACTTGTCCTGGTTCTATTACTACGGGTTGTACTAGTTCTTCAATTATTTCAGGAATTAAAAAATCTGTTAATTGTTTTAAATTACTATAATTTGTATCTTCAATAATAATTTCTAGTTTTGGTTTTTTAATATCAAGTTGTTGTAAAAAGTTATAATATCCTAATAATTTTGTTTTTTGTTCTGTTGCAACTTGTTGAATTTGACTTTCATTTAACTTTTTAATGAAAATTAATTGAGAAATATATTCATTTGCCTTTTTAAGTGCTTCATTCCATAATTTAGTTTTATTATAGTCTGTTACTTCTCTTTGTTTTCCTTTAGAATCACTTTTTAATAATTTTCTTGTAAATAAAACTTTGGATATATCAAATAGAAAATCTTGTTTTTTAATCTCTTCTTTTACTGATACACATTTATTTTTAATAAATCTACATTTCATTTTTTCAATACCATATGAATTAATATCATTACAATCAAATTCATTAGTAAATCTATTGCAAGCATCAAAATTTTCTTTTGGTGTTCTTTTAACAATACTATAATTAACACCTTCTCTGAATAATTTAGTTTTTCCATATTTATCAGTATACTCAACAAAAATATACATGGTAGAATATATAAAATTTTGTTCTGATGTTTCTTCAAATTCTGCGGGTCCTTCGATATAATAAAAATTTTTAATATCTGGATTTAAAAACTTTGAACTGTATACAGGTATTTTATATTCATTTGTTTTAAAAGGAACTGCATAACTAACTTCAATTCTATCTTTGTAAACAATATATACTTCACCCGGATATTTTACACCCATTCTTGTTTTGTAAATATAATTAACAAATGACGTGTACTTCTTCTTAGTAACTAATGTAGGATTATAATTTAATACAATATCTTTTGGTACAATCTGTTTATCGTTATCAGAATAATTCTTCATTTTTTCCATGGACAAGTTATATAATTTTTTAATGTAACTTAATTTATCATTTCCAGTATCTTTATAATACTCATCATAATCAACATAATTAATTTTAAATAAAACTGCTAATGAATATATATCATCATCTGTATAATTTCTATTTCCAGTTTCTGAATTTATAAAATCTGGGAAATTACCTCCATAAATATATTCATTTTCCCCAATTATATAATAATTCGGAACATAAAATCTCTCTGGTCCATTTTGAATTTTTGGAACGATATTTGTAAGAACAGGTGGTATATAAGTATTTATAGAAATAGAATACATTAATTCTTTCTTCTTTTGTTTATTTTCATCAATAACTTTATTAATAATCTCAATAAGTTTTTGTCTAAAATTTGTAGGTTCTTGATTTTGTTCTTCAATTAAACAATTTTGATAGGCATTTAATTCAGACTCTCTCATCATTCTAACTAGTTTTATAATAACGTCAAAATCTTTACTATCTAGTGTAATAATAATATCATTCAATCTTTTTATATTTATAAAACTTAAATTTCCTTCTTTAATTATAAATTCGGTTGTTACAGGAACAATTACTTTTGGTTCAGTTATTAAACTACAAAGTTCTTGATAAGTATTTTTAACTAAATCAACATAGTCGTAATAAATATCAGGTTTATTAGAATATGAAAATATAATATTTTCCACATCGTTTGCTAATGTTTTAATATCATTATTAGTAAAATTTTCTAATTTGCACATTGTAAAAATTTGGTAAAAAGTACCTCTTGTATTTATTCTTTCATTGATTGTAGCAACTCTGTAAATTCTTCTTGATACTAATTTATTTCTTTCTCTTTTAAGAAATTCTAACATAACTCTCATTGGATTTTTACCTTTTGTGATTTCAAGAGTTGATAATTTTAATTTGGATTTTTCCCACTGTTTAATTTCTAAATATTGACTATATATTTCTTGTATTTCTAATTGAGATAACATATCGTTTTGTTTTTTAAATTTAAGTATATCATATTTAGCATTTTCTAATTCATTCTTATATTTTTCGTACATTTCAGTTTTAGGCATCCAAGAATATAAATATTTAAAAGTTTTATTTGGATTTGTAAAATATTCAGGTAAATCATCTGGTGATTTTATTAATGGAATTTCTAATCCAATTAATTCTATAAATGACATTTCTTTATTTATATAATTGTCTAATGAATCACTGAAATAGTTAAATATAAATACAATTTTATCTATATTTTCTTGGTAATATTTATTATTGAAACTATAAATATCGTTTTCTAATACTTCTACTATTTCTTCATTATTTGGATAAAATTGAAAAATATATTCACGTAATTTATTTATTCCAGTTTCTCTTTTCTTTTTAATTATAGGATTTTCTTTTATTAATGTATCAAGAGAATATTGACTGGATATTTCATATTCAGGGTCTTTCCCAGTTTCTAAAAATTTTTTAATTTTTTGAATTTTTACAAAGAGAACATCGGCACTTCTTAAAGATTTTTGATTTTCAAGTTCTAGCATATTTACTTCCAAAATTTGAACTAAATCTCTTAAATAATCATCGAAATTTTCATATCTTCTTGTTAACTTAATCATTTTATTATCCTTTGATAACTCCGGAACAGGAATATGCAATTCATAAACTTCAACTAATTGAGTTTTATTCGGTGACATTTTTTTATCTTTTAAACTTTCATATAAATTATCCGGTAAAGGTTTAATAATATCATAATATTTTTCATCTATAATACCAGACAAAACTTTATACGATTTAAAATATTCTGGTTTTAAACTAATACTTACAACAGAACCCTTTTCAACATATTCTTTATAAATTTGTTCTTTCTTATTATTTAATGGAACTTCGTTTGTTTTCATTAAAAATGAATAACCTTTTGTTGATGACTTAATTTTATATTCTGATTCAATTAATTCTTGTTCTTGATTAAAAAAACTAGGTACATCTGTTTTATGAAAACTTTTTTTAGTTTTAACAAAATATACTGGTTTAAATGTACTAGGTAAATCACTTAATTCTACATTTGGTGTTACATTAAAAAATTTTTTATTAAAATCTTTCATTAAATCATTTGCAGATATTTTGTAGTATTTTGCTTCTTCACCAAGTATTTCTTGTAATTTTTCATATGATTCAGGATATTCTTTAAATTTCATGACAGGTATAGTATTTAATTTCAATCTTTCAATATATGATAATTTATGAATTACATTTGCTTCATCAACACAATTTAATAGTTCTTCTCTCGATTTATTTTTAAGAATAGATAAAATTTTTTTAAATTTAAGTTCATCAATTGGATCACTATAATTTAATCTTTGCTTTTTTTCTGATAAATATTCTTCATATAATTCGTTTAATTTTAAACTGTTTGGATATTCTAATGTCCATTTAACATCTAGATCTGCCTTTTTTGTTTCTTCAATTGTTCTAAGTTTATATCCAGGGATATATTTTTTCGCTAAATTATATGCTTTTTCTAATTCAATGTAATATGTTAAAAAATTTTTCAGTTTTAGTTTTTTAGATTCACCTTTTTTTACTTTAGGTTTTTCCGGCCAATCAATATTTCTTTCTTTTGCAACATTTTTTAAGTATTGATGTTCTGACTGAATAAGAGAGTCAATACTTTTATCAAAACTTTTTGGTACCTGTTGAGCTATTTTTTTACTTTTCACTGAAAAATCCTCATATTTTAATAATATATTTAATTCTAAATCTAGAAGGTTATAATATTTTCTATTAAATTCAAATTCATCAATATTTTCATTTATAAATTCTTGTTCTAATTCACTTTTTAAAACTCGAATTCGTTCAATTTTTTCAGAATCATTTTTATTATCAATATTAAATCTTCTATGAATTAATGCTTGTTTATACTTTACTAATAAATTTTCTAGCATAAATGTATAATCATCTAATTTACCTTCTTGTAATTTATTTTCTAAAGTTTCTAAATATTGCGCTAAACTATTATTAATACTAATACCATATTTTTCATATTCTTTTATTGATTCTTCTGTTTCTTCTTGTTCTTGTAGTTCTTGTTCTTCTGTATCAGATAATAAATCATAATCATCATCTGACGCTTGTAATAAATCATCATAATCTAAATCCATTTTAATTGCTTATTATATAATTATATAAAAAAAAATAAAAAAAATAATGTATTATTAATAAACAGTTAATATGATTACCACATATTTACTTCAGAACTGTAAACATTGTAAAAAATTATTAAAATATATTAAGAAAAATCCTAATGTTAATATTTGTCTTATTATGGTTTCAAATGATGATATTAAACTAATTAAAGAAAATGAACCTAGAATTAAACAATTTCCTGTTGCATTCACAGGAAATCCAAAAAATAATGGATTACCGTATAAAAATTCTCATGTTCTATCTGGTTCATCTACAATATTAGATACGTTAAAAAATAATTTTGGAAATATCAAAAAAAGAGGAAATTTCACTGATAACTCAAAAAGTACACTAACAGGATCTAATATTAATACTGATTATTTAAATAATAATGAAGGAAATATAAGTAGTTTAACTAACATAAGAAAACATCGAAATAATTGTTTTGGAAATACTTGTCATGTAATGGATAGACCATTTGGTCCTACTGACAATCAGTATATATTACAAGGTTATCAACCACCATGTGCATTACCAATTAGAAGTGATTTACCTATTAAAAAAAGTAACTCAAGTGAAATGAATTATTTTGGTATGACTACTCCAGGTACACAAAACTGGCAATTAGAAAGACAACCCTGGTCACTACCAAGAATTCTAGTTGATGATAGAAATATGGAACAGTATTTAAATGGAAATCAAATGGCAGCAATGAATACACCTAGAACTTTCAATGATGATTATTTAAATCGTAAAATATGGAATCCATTAAATATTAATAATTTTGGTACTAAAGACGCGTACGTTACTAAAAATAATAATTCAAATAAATTCATAAGTGCACCTGTAAATCAAACTGCTCCATTTTTAACATATGCTGCAGGAGGTAATGGTGTATCTAGAGTTTCAGGGAAAAATTTTCTAAGAGAACAAGTACCAATAGAAAAGTCGCCAAAAACTGCTTATATTTCAGGGAATATTAAAAATTATGTATCTAGAAATTTAGATAATCAAAGATTACTTGCAGGAGGTTTAGATTCTCCATGGTCAATTAATGCACAAGGTATAAATTATTATGGAAATAAAAATAACAATTCAAATAGTAATTCTTCAAAAAAACAAATTAAACTAATTAATAAAGTTCCTAGACCTTCGGTACCTTCGGTACCTTCTGTACCTAAAAGATCAAATAAACCCTTTGGAGATGAGAACCAATGGGCATTAACACGTACAGTTTCAGGAAATGGAACTAATCAAACACAATATTTTAAAAGACAAAGATTTCCAAATAATGGTAATGGATTTGGAAAACAAAAAAAAAAGGAAACTTTAAAACCAAAAAAGAAAAAAGAAATGAAATTTACATCACCACTTGGTATTGAAATTAGTTTTAATTAAAAAAAAATAAATTAGTTTATTATAATCAAATATTAAATGAAGAAAGAATTTTGGGATTTTGATGAAAATGTTAATTATACTACAGTCAATATTCAGGGGAAAAATTATAAAGTAATTAATAAATTTCCTGATTATTACTCTGCTGCTTTAATACTGAATCATATACATAATATAATTATTCAAATTTGTATATATCTAAAAATTAATTACTATAAATATTCAAAAAATGAACAAAAAATAATAGATTGTTTTTGTGATATACATCCAAAAAATTATTTATTATCTGAAATGCAATTAGATACAAATTTTTATGGTCTTAATAAACCTAAAAATTTATATAATTCTAATAAACCACCTATCGGAAAAGATAAAACACTACGTGCTGAATATAGACACGTTTTTATTACTTTGAGGGGTAAAAATTTTACATTTAATGATAAAGAAAAAATCGTTAAATTAGTTATTCATGAAATTGCACATACAATGTGTAACCATGTAACTTGGAGAAATGATAATCATGGTATAGATTTTAAACATTCAGAAAAATTAATTATGAATGCATATTTAAAGATTAATTCATAAAAATTTATTTTAACATTTTAAAATATTTTAAAGTTTCTCGTGCTGCAATTTGCTCAGCATCTTTTTTATTCTTTCCTTTACCATATTTGTATTCAAGTTCCTGTACATAACAAGATATTTTAAATGTTCTGTTATGTGGAGGACCAGATGCTTCTGTAATTTTATAATTTGGAGTTGTTCCAAATTTATTTTGACAGAATCTTAATAATATATCTTTATAATTATCATCAACTAATAATTCATCAAAATTAATATGTTTTTCTATTAAATTTAAAATAAATTTTTCTGCATAATTAAATCCAAGATCTAAGTAAATAGAACATATTAAAGATTCAAATACATCTTCTAATATTCTGTTATTAGTTCTACCATTAATATTTTCAACTTTATAATTTAGTATTAAAAATTTACTTAGTTCTAATTTATTTGCAAACATAGATAATGTTTTACCATTAACTAATTTTGTACGTATTTTAGTTAAACTTCCCTCATTACTATTTGGAAATTTATGAAATAAATATTTTGCAACAATTAAGTTTAGTACAGAATCTCCTAAAAATTCATAACGTTCATATGACTCTTTCATAAATTCAGGTAAACTATTTGATTCTTTTGCATTTTTTACAACACTTTTATGAACAAATGCTTTTTTATACTTTGTAATATCAACTGGTTTCATTCCAATAATTTTTTCAATATCAATTCTATTAAATTCAGTATAAATGATTGCCGATTGCGGTAGACTATTATCAAGAGTCTCTCGCGATGAGCAAGAAATATTTGAATTATCAGAACTTTCAGAACAATTTGAGTTAGTTTCAAATTCCATATCTTGTATCTATATAATCTATATTTAAAATTATTTTTTAAGTAATTTTATTATTTGTAAAAAAATAAATGATAGATTTTAAATTTTCAAATATACAATTATACAGATTAAATTAAATTTAAAAATTATACAATGTATACTATGATGAAAATAAAAACTAATATCATTTAAATATATTTTTATGTAAAAATGATAAAATAGCACAAAATTTTTATGATATATTAGAATATAAATTTTAAGTAAAAAAAACATGATAAACTAACATTATAATTTAATTATTTTCCTAGATCTCCGTTAAAAAATAATTGGATACCTTAATTAAGCAATTTAAATTCTATAGAATTTATTAAAAACATATTAAAAATTAAATTATCCAGTTGGATATTTATATCTACATAAAGGGCAACTGTCATTTATATTGCACCAACTATTAATACATTTTAAATGAAATTTATGATTACACCTAGTTATAACTGTCTTTTTATTATTTAAACTTTCTAAACAAATTATACAAGTGTTCTTTTTTTTAAAATTTATAAAATGAACTATCATGGGATATTTACACTGATAATCTTTAACTTTATCATATATTGTTTCTTTTTTAATATCATTTTTAAATAGTTGAGAAAGACATACACAAATGTTCATAATACAACCAAACAAATTTGCAATTTTTAAAATACATTTATCTGATAAATTTAATGTATTTTAAAAATTGCAAAAATTAAAATACATTAAATTTTCATTAAATTATAAAATTTATTATTCTTTCTGAGTTTTAATTGACTCATAAATATTTTTTGCAGTTATTTTATTATTTTCTTTAATTTTTGTTAGTAATAAATTATAATTTAAATTGGGAAAAGAATTTAACAATGTTTTCTTTGCCTTATTTAAATCTTCTAATTTTAAACTAAAAGTTGTACTAGTATCAAAATGTCTAATTATTTGTAATATATTTATATGAATCATATTTTTATTTAGTTTAGAATGTATTTCATTCTCCTTTTTTAAACTAGTATATATTTCACGTAAATTTTCTATAATATCATCAGCATTCTGATCTAAAAGACCTATTGTTTCTTTCAACATTTTTAAATCTTCGCTTAATTTATTTGATACTGATTCTAAGTCATCGATATTTTCTTTTAATTCTTCATTATTTTCTTTTAATTCATCATTTTCTTCTTTAAGAACATTAACTGATTGTTGCATTGTTTTAAGAAGTCTCATTTTACATAATAATGTTAGTGTTGTACCTGAAAATATTCCACTTGTAACATATCCAATACTTGTTATTTTATCATTAACGAACCATGATATAATACCAAATATTATTTGCCCTATTGACATTATACCTAAAAACCCATTAATACTTTTTATTACTATAGGTAAATTGAAAGAACTTGAAAATATACTTGTTAAAATTGAAAATTTACTAACTCTTACTAAATTGTTACTATTTTCATTTTGTTCATTATTTTCATTTTGTTGCTCACTTTTTATCATTAATATAACTAATTAATTTTAAATTTCATTTTTTTACGTTTTTTAAACGTTTCTTCTTTATTTTTACCTTTCTGTTTTGTTCTTTTACCTAAAAATTTATAATATCTTTTTGCAACTGTTTTTTGTTTTTGTTTTCCTTTCATTGCACGTAATCTGACATACATAATCATTCCAACTTGCCATATTCTTTTATGAGTATACTTTCCAGTTTTGTATAATCTTTCTAATTTACGAATAGTTGATTTAACATTAGAAAATGTTTTATATTTAATTGGTATTGTATCTTTTGGATTTTTATCAAGGTAAACATCAAACGATTTACTTTTTGATCCTTTATTATAACGATACTTTGAATATTTTTTTGAAAAATCTGTAGGTTTTTTTATAAATATCTTTTTATTTTTATAGTGATAATAGTATTTGTTCTTTTTATTTTTCTTAATTTCATATACATTTCTTTCTTTTCCTTTTATTTTAAATTTACCAATTTTTTTCATATTTAAAAGTATCTTCAATTATTTTAATAAATTATTATTATTGTAATTTTAATATGGAAAAAATTGATAATGAACAGTTTTTAGAAGAAATTTGGGACGATGCTGATTTTAAAACTTCAAAAAAACCAGTATTATCTGGTGAAACACTTAAAAAGAATAGAATTAGAAAATTAAATGAACAAGGTAAAATTGTAGCATATTGTAAAGTTTGTAAGTGTGAAATGTATATTTCAACTAATTATAATGGTGAATTTCCATTATGTAGAATTCATCATGATCCAAATAACAGACCAAATAACAGTCCAAATAACAGACCAAATAACAGACCAAATAACAGACCAAATCATATAGCAAATAATAAATAAACTAAATAATTATTTGTTAAAAAATTTGTTTGTTGAATTTAAAATACTTTTTTGACATTATTTTCAACTTTACCAAAATCAATATATTCAATACAAAATCACATATATCTATTAAATATGTATAACCTTTTAATGGGTATTTTTCTAGTGTATTTATTTTCTTACATTTTTTTAAAGTTTCTATCAGTTAACGTTAAAAATCAAATATGTAAATAAATAAATTTACTGTATCAATATATAAACTCATTGCTGCTAAAATAGAATCATCTAATGAAAATTTATATTTAATGTGTTTTTGTGCAACAATCATTTGTACATCATAAATAATGATGAATGAAAATAGTAAACATACAAAACCAGTAATTAATAACTGAAAAATAGAATTTTGTAAAAATATATTGATAGTCCCAGTTAAAATAATTGCTACAAGACCTACTATATAATATTCTGTATAACCAGTAAAGTCAGATGTTGTAACTAATGAATAAAGTATCAAAGTTGTTGTAGTGCCAGTTGTAATTAATATTGCTGAAATTAAGATATTATTTTTAATATAAATTGCTAATATACCAATAGACCACGAAATTCCAAACGTAAATAATACATAAATCATATATTTAATATATGATTTTCTTAATAAACTATCATAACATATCGTAATAAATATAGTAATTAGTGTAGTTAGTAATGAAATAACCGTTAATGCTTGTCCTACTTCAGATTTAACAAAATTTGTTGTTCCATCAACATACTTAAATGCTAAACATGATCCTAATGTTGATAAAATACTTAATAAAAATAAACCAAATGTTTTTCGAATAAACTTGCGTCTCTCTTTTTTATTCTCAAAACAATCAAATACAGGTTTATTAATATGTTCTGTATATTTAGAATAAGTATCATGTACTTGGTGAATATTTGATGGATACATTATTATAAAATTTTACTTGTAAATATTATTTGTCAATTCTTTAAATATTTAAAAAAAATTTAGAACAATTTACAATTTTACAAATTTTAATTGATATAAAATAATGTAGTTTATATTACTAATTATATGTAAATGAACCTCAATCTTAGTTCATCACAGGAAATTGAAAATGAATACAATGAAATCTACGTATCTAGTCAATGTTCTTTGGACTCTGAATTAAGTTCTATTGACCTGGATACATCACGATATAATGTTAGAAGAATTAAACATAATAGAAATAGACCTAGAATTAATTATGGTTTATATATTGGTTCGATTGATTTCGATGTTATTTGGGAAGATAATTCTGAAACAAGGGAACCGATACAAAATTTAATTGATAAAGAAAGTGAAAGTGTAAATGAATTTATAAAAGATATAATTGAAGATTATAAGCAAACTGCTATTAAATATCCTAGAAATAGTAGATGTTGCATAATGTGTTGGCACAAAGTTTATAATGGAGCATTTATGTGTAGTAAGCATACATTAATGTACCCTTTTTTATGCGAATAAATAACACTTTTATTATCCTTGTTTACAACTTACAAATACATATGAATGTTCTTTGAGTAAATTTAAAAATTTCATTAATTGTTTCTTGTTAATATTTTTTAAATATATATTAGTTCTGCATAAAATATATCCTTCGTCTGCCCATTTAGATGTTCTAATTTCATTAATAACATAATATAAAATATTAGGATATTTTATAAAAATATTAATCCAATAATTTATGGCAGCAGAAATGTTATCAGCATATTTTTCTTGTTTTAATGTAGAAGTATCATTTAAATAAATCATCATAGCAAATGTTTGACAAAAATGTGCTGTACCTTTAACCTGATATTGTAAAGAATATGAATCTTGTTTTATTCTATCTTTAATTGAATACCAATGTGATCCATCAAAATAAATTCCATTAGGTAAATTATGATTTTTTTTTTTAAATTCTTCTCGTAATTGTATATTTTCAGTTAAGTTTACAGCAGGAGCATCAATTAATGAACTTAATAAACTATTTGTACCAAAAATGTCAACAATCCATTCTAATATATCACCATTTATCTGTTCATAATTTTTTCTTTTTGGCATTATCAATTAATTATTATTAATTTTATTATTTAAATAAGTAAGAAATTCTAAAAATGTAAAATTACAATGAAATCATTTAATGATCATAAAACAATTACTTTATCAAAAAATCAATTAAACGTATTAATAATGAATTTAATAATTTATTAAAACGTTAACAAAATGAAATTAAAGATTTACTAAATTAAGAATAAAAATTAAGACTATACTAAATTAATACTAGTACCTATAACTTGATCTGATTTATATAAGTACCAATCATTATAAATAGTAGATAATTTTAATAATTTTTCATTATAAATTCCATTAGAACTTAAAAAAGTTAGTATTTCTTTTCCTGATTTATCTTCTAATGAATATTTATTAATAATATTATTCTCATCTTCAATAATAGAAGATTCATAATATCTTACATTTATTTTATCTTTTTCTTCAACTGAATAAATACCGCATCTTCGACTATAAAATCTATACATTATTTAAATTATACAAAGAAAATATTTATAATTTAATTATTTTTAATGGTTTACAACTTTGGAATAACGTGAATATGATTATAACATGGTACATCATTCATAAACAATAGTATATCTTTTTACTTAAATTATACCAATGAAAAAGTCCTGTTGATTTTATTTTAGTAATAATTACATTAGGACCTTTTTGAATTATTTTTTTGGTTAATCCTTTATTTTTCATCCATATTTTTGGATATAATATAGTTTCATTTGATATTTTAATTAATGTTTGGTAATATATCTCCATTAATTAAAATATCAAATTCTCTATCTAATTTTATTTCATTAATTTTAGTTTTACAAATTGGACATTCGACACTGAATTTACAATGTTTAAATAAACAAAAATATTAAAAATGATGCATACATGAACCTACTGTTACATATTTAGTCTGACCTAAACAAATTGGACATTCATTATGTTATAATTAAATGTGGTACATAACTTTATTATATACTTTCATACCAATACCACAGTGTGTAGCACCTACTAGATTAATCTGTTCACCCCAAATATTCATACCTGGTTCTTCCCATTGTATTGCTTTAACATTCGCAATGTGTTTTAATTCTTGTGGTGAACTTATAAGAAATTTTCTAATTTCTTTATTTGAATTTTCATACATACTGTATGCCTGATATAATTGTCCAACCAAAACACCAATATTAAATGGGGCACTTAATTGCGAATACCATTTACGATCTTGTCTTATTTGTTCTAATGTTGGTGCTGATAAAACATCCTGTGTACATTCTAAAATAAATTCCATTAGACTTTCTGTTGTTAATGTCTCATAATTATAAGTAAAACCAGTCTTATTATCTTCTAAAACAAATAATAAATTATCTGAGTCTTCATAAACTTCATCATATGGTTTTTCTTCTGCTTCATACAAATCAAGGTACATTATTTCTCTAAAGTCTATATCATTTTTATTATATCTAGTTATTTCTGATTTAAATTCATTTGTATTCATTGTAATTACTATACTTAATTTAGGTTGCGTAAACCATTTATCTTGAAATATTTTATCATTGTAGTTTAATTCATAATATTTACTTAATATTGACATGATAAAATTTGTATATCTCGTATTATTTAGTAAATTATTATCAGATTTCAATAATATTTTATTAAATTCTAAATATGGATTTTGAACACTGATGTTTAGTAATTCTTCAATTAAATCACTGGTTGGTTCAAAAGATGGGTTTAAAATACTTAATAAATGTTTTATTCTATTGTCTATAGCAATTAATTTAATAATTTTATGAATATTTTCAGGTTTTTGTGTAAACATCGTTTCATTTTTTTCTGATGCTGTATCAGTTAATTCATTTTTAAATGCCTTTAATATTGATAAAAATTTATTAAAATTTGGGTTAATTTCAGGATTTTCTGTTAATATACTACCATATTCACGTGATGTATTTTCTAAAATAGATTCACATGCATTAATTAAAATATAATAATAGTATTTATCATCATTATATAAAATTGTAGCAATATTTTTAGCACATTTAATTAAATTTTGCTTGGTATAATCTAATATACTTATAATGTATAAGAGTTCTTCTAATTGAATAACTCTATTATACTTTTTATAAATTTCTAATAATAATTTATTTATGACAACAGAAATATTTATAATTTTTGATTTTTTCTCATCCACGATAACTAAATCAATTTTTGTTTTAACTATAGTTTTGTATCCACGTTTTGTATATTTTTTTAATCTGTTTTGAATAAATTTATTAAATAAATATTTTTGTGCATAATCATCATTTAATTTACCTGATTTATTTAACATATCTTCAATATTACCTTTAATAACTAAAGCTTGAGGATCTAAATATACTGAACAATATGTTAAATCAAAATTCTTAATTACATCTTTTATATCATAATCATCTCTTATGATTAGTATATCTATTTTAATAGTCTTAATTTTTAAAACTAATCTAGATAATAGTCCATTTTTTCTAAAAAAAGATTCCATATATGGACTAGAAATATCATAAGAATAATAAACTAAATTTCCGATATTTTTAATTTCTGAATATAGATTTTTAAAATTTTTTTTATTAACATATATGTCTAAATCTGTATAAAAACTATCTATAAGATCAGGATAATTTACTGCCATATTAATATATCCCCCTGCTAAATATGCATCATTATTTTTTAAACATAATAAAAATTCATCTAACATTTTTTTACTATTTTCATAATTTTGTCTATATTCATTTTCTGTTAACATTTCAAATGTTCCAACGTGATAAAGGAAAAAACTTCCATATAACATACAGTTATATAATTTTACATTAATATCATCTTGTTTTTCAACGTTTTTTATAAATTCATCCTTTAAATAAATACCAGAACGTGTTACTTGAACTGGTGTATTAAAATCATCTTCTGATTGTGGAACTTCAGTATTACGACTAGGAGTATCAGGTGTATATGGAGTTTCTTCTTCAAGGTCTTCATTTTCATAGTCTACTTCAGATTCTTCATTTTCATAGTCTACTTCAGATTCTTCATTGTAGTCCATAAATAATCTACGTCTTGTATTATTATGTATATTATTATCATTTATTTCGTCTTCATAGTCTTCATAGTCTTCTACATTCCCGAATCTGAATGTTTTATTTTTATTTAAATCATTTAATTTTAATTCATTGATACAATTATTTGAATCTTTTATAAATCTGTTTAATTTATTATCAATATTTTTAAGTTCACGATTAAGATTTATTTTACATTTATTCCATTTTGCAAGTTTTACTTTTTTATTTTTAATACTATCGTAGTTCATTTTTTCAATTTTTTTATTTAGAACATTTGAATAATAATCTATTTTATCACTTAATTTTACTAATTTATTTGAAAGACTCATATTAAATTATTAATTATTAATTATATTATATTTTTTTTTTTATTTACTTAAAAAATTCGCACAGTATATTTTATATTACTCGTAAAAATGACTAATTCTAATGATAATATTGAATCTGTTGAACAATGTTTAATGAGTGTTCCTGGTCTTTGTCTTTCAGTTAAAAGTATTGCAAAACGTACAGGTCTTCTTACAAAACAAGTGACTTACATTTGTCATCGTAGTAAAAAACTACGTAAAGTTTATCCGATGGAAGTTGGAAGTCTAAAAACTGAAATGAATACATTTACATCAATCTAATTAAAAATTTATTCAAAGATTTAAGTTGCTTAAAGAATAAATAGAAATAACTATAAATTATAATGAATAAAGAATTAAAATTCATTGATTTATTTTGTGGAATTGGGGGATTTCATCAGGCACTAAAAGATTTAGGACATAAATGTGTATTAGCATGTGATATAGATAAAGCATGTAGAGAAGTTTATAAAAAAAACCATGGTATTGAACCTGTAAACAACGTAAAAGATATAGATCCAGAAAAATTAGAAGATTTTGATATAATTTGTGCAGGTTTTCCTTGTCAGGCATTTAGCAATGGCGGTAAAAAATTATGTTTTGATGATTCAAGAGGATTATTATTCGATGAAATTATAAGAATTGCAAAAGTAAAAAAACCATTATTTATGTTTTTAGAAAATGTAAAACATATATTAAAAGTAAATAATAGTGAAGTTATAAAATATATTAAACAAAAAATTGATGAAACTGGTTATGAATTACAACTTTTTCAGTTGTCTCCACATGAATATGGTATTCCACAACAAAGAGAAAGAATTTATTTTGTTTGTGTAAGAAAAGATATTTATAAAGGAAACTGTTCTTTGATACACGAGAAGAAAAAACCGAATTTCATGAATTTTTTAGATAATTACGACAAATTAGATAAAAAATATTTTATAGATGGTGATATATTAAATTGTTTAGAATCATGGGATGAAATTGTTAAAAAATTTAAAAAAGGTGAAAAAATAAGTCCAACAATTATGATAAATGACTATTATAAATTTTATAATGAAAATGAATTTAATCAATTAGCAACATGGCGAAAAGGTTATATGACAAAAAATAAAATTTTAATAAATAAATATCAAAAAGAATTTGATGAATTTTATACAGAAAATAATGAAATCTTAACAAAAAGAAATATTTATGGTCAACTAGATTGGCAATGTGGAAATATTAAAGAAAATGATTCCATATTTAATTATTTTATTCAAATAAGGCAATCTGGTATTAGAGTTAAAAAAGCGGAATATTTTCCAACATTAGTCGCAATTTCTCAAATTCCTATTTATGGAAAAGAAAAAAGATATATTACTCCTAGAGAATGTGCGAGATTACAGGGTTTTCCAGAGAATTTTATTATTGATTCTAACGATAAAAATTCTTACAAACAATTTGGAAATAGTGTTTGTGTTGAAAATGTCACAAATGTTATCGAGTCTTGCTTAAAACATTATAATATCTAATATCTAAAGTCTTTGTTAAGTCTTTGTTAAGTATTACAAATTATTTGAAATATATTCATCTATTATCTTTTTGAATGGATTAAATGATTCGTTAGTATTAGTACCATGTTTATATTCTTGAGGGTCATCATGTTCATGTACATAAAATAAATCTTCTTTTTTGGCATATGCACATAATTCTGCACATTTACTATTTAAAAAACTTTCGTCATCTATTATTTCTGGATAAGTTTTTGCATTTTTTTTTCCATTAAAATAAAATATAAATTTTGTTGGTTCTATATATGCAATATTATATGGATAAGTACTATTAATTAGTAAAAAATTGTTTTTAAGAATCGTTTTTAAAAGACTTTTAATTTTGGATCCTTCACCACGTCCATTTTTAAGTATAATACCATTTGTATTACCGTTTCTTAAAAACATATTTTTTTGAATTTTAATTTCATACTTAATATGAAATTGTTTGGGATTTTCAACATTCATTGGATATACACAATCAGTTTCCCATTCTTTTTCATCACCTACATATTTCATATTCAACAAATGAGCAATTAAATTCTCTCTGAAATATGAAATAAACATTCTATTCATGTTATTGTCCGGCATATTATTTGAAGTATTCATCGTTTTAATGTATTTCTCTAAATCTAATTTTTTAAAAATATGTTTTGTTATCTCTTTGTTTATTTTTGTTTTGTTTTGAAGCATAATATATTTTTCAACTATTGTAAGCATTAGTATTTAAACTTATTCATTATTAATTATAAAGTTTTAAGTACAACTAATTTTTGTAAATTTAAAAACTTCTTTATTTTTTTACAAAAATTAGTTAAATTTAAAGAAATAATATAATTATTTTTAGATATATATAATGCAAAGTTCAGAGGAGACTGAAAAATTCTTACCGAAAAAACAGTTAACAAAATGTATTAAAAATATAGCAGAAGATTTAGGTTTAACAGAGGGTGAATTTAAAGAATACTCAGAAAAAAGACTTAGTATTAAAAAAGAACACTATATTTCTGTTTATCCCAAAGTTCCAGATATAACTGTAACCGGTGATAAAACTTATATAACAAACTTAAAAGTTCTTTTAGCACAAAATTTGTACATAGGAAACAAAATGGTTAAGTTAAATGATAAACTATCTACGCTTTTAAAAATTAAAGAACCTCCAATTGGGTGGTATGTTTCAGAAAAATATGATGGTATAAGAGCAATATGGGATGGTGAAAAATTTATTTCACGTGGTCAAAAAGTATTTACATATGTACCAGATTATTTTATTGAATTAATGCCTCCGGGAGTTGCACTGGATGGCGAAATATGGATTTCCAGAAATAATTTTAAAGAAGTATCAAGAATATCTACATTAAAAGTCGGTAGTTCAAAATCACAAAAACAGATTGATTATATTTGGAAAGGAACCTCAGATAATAATTCTGTAAAATATATGGTTTATGATTTACCAAACAGTAATCAACCATTTGAAACTAGAATGAAACTTTTAGAACAAATTATTAATGATAGAAAGCAAGTATGGAATAATATTTTAGAAAACGTAGACGAGTGCCCAATAAAATTTACTAAACAAACCCAAATTGAAAATATGGCAGAATTAGTAAATACATATAAAGAACTTACTTCAAAAGGTGCAGAAGGAGTTATGTTACGAGCACCAAACAGTCCATACGAAACCAAAAGAAGTAAATATCTATTAAAGTACAAAATTAAAGATGACGCCGAAGCAATTGTTCGAGGATATACTATGGGTACAGGAAAGTACAAGGGGTTATTGGGATCACTTGATTGTGAACTTATATTAGACCAAAAACCAAGTAGAGTAATGTTTAATATTGGTACTGGATTTACGGATAAAGATAGAACAGAATATAACAATTCTAAATCATCACTATATATTCCTATCGGAAGTATAGTATCATTTAGTTATATGGAACTATCACAGGATTCAGTGCCCCGTCATCCAGTATATCGGGGAATTCGAGATGACTTTATGATAAAACAAAATACTGAATTAGAATCAAAAGAAAATGAATTACTTAATCAAACTGAAAAAGATTATATAAAAACAATTATTTCTTCATTTACAATTTTAATTAAAAATGAAGAAACACAAAAAGAAACAAATTGGCAATTTAAAAGAAAAGCATACAAACAAGTAATTGATATACTTTCGAATAGCAGTGAAAAAATAGATTCAGTTCAAAAAACACTTAAAGTTTTACGTGCAGGTGGTGCAAAACTAGATGGTGAAGAAGCATATTTTACAAAAAACGGTGAATATAAAAGTAAAACTTTACAAAAAATATCTGAGATAATTAGAACAGGAGTTCTTACAAAAGCAATTGAAATACAAGATGATCCAAAAGTAAAATCTATAACTGAATTAACAACAATTCCAGAAATTGGACCTTCTAAAGCAGAGAAATTATATAAAGATGGTATTACTACAATTGCAGAATTAATAGATGCATTTAAAAAAGATTCTAAACTATTAAATTCAAAGCAATCAATTGGATTAAAGTATCATAATGATCTTGAAAAACGTATTCCGCGGTCTGAAATGGATTCCTGGAATGAATTTTTTACAGTTATGCTTAAATTTACAATTGAAAGAATGAAGACAAAACCAGAAGGTGTAAAGATGCAATTAGTAGGTAGTTATAGAAGAAAAGCACAAGATTCTGGTGATATTGATATATTATTAAGTAGTAAAGATCCAGAACAAGGTAAAAAATTAATGACGAACTTTATCAAAGAATTACTTAAAACAGATAATTTAGATACAAGTCTAGTATTTAGTTCTGGAACAACTAAATTCATGGGATTAGGTAAAATTGAAGATTACTATAGACATATTGATATATTTTACTATTCAGAAAAAGAGTATCCATTTGCACTACTGTTCTCAACTGGTTCAGGACAATTTAATATTGAAATGAGAACAGACGCGGTTAAAAAAGGATATTCTTTAAGTGAAAAAGAATTAGTTTACAAGGATAATACAAAAGTAACAACTGAAGAATATAAATCTGATATTGGTAAAGATTATCCAACAGAGGAAAAAGATATATTTTATTTTTTAGGGTTAGTTTACATTGAACCAGAGAATAGACAATCCGGTGCAGTTTTACAAAGGAAATAAAACCACCTAAATAATTAAATATATAAAGAACATTATCACTTTATAAAATTTTTAAATTGCTTGAACATCTGCCATTAAAGAAGAATACCATGTGTTTAGTCTTGGAACATCCATCCAAGTTCCGTATCCATTATAAAATCTTTTTAATCCTGGATCTGTTAATAATTCAGGGGCTTTATGTAACGGATGAAATTCATTACAATTATTTCCTTTAATACACTCTCTGCCATATCCATTCGGTAAATTTTCATTCGGAACTTTTTGACAATCACATATTGATTGTGGACCATAAGAGTAATAATCATCTAAATTACATCTATTATATGAGCATGAATCAGATTCATCATATGCACAATAATAATCATAATCTCCATCAGGTCGTTTACATTCTTCTTTTTGATATTCTAACATATATTTCGGATGTATTAAATTACATGATTGCTGTGAATTTGATACACTTTTACAACTCAAGAATGCTTGTTCTGGTGTTAATTCTTTTGGAACACAATTATTAGGTTTACCTTCTTGTACTAATGCCGGAACACATCCAGTGTCATAATTTTCTGAACCACAATGCGGACAATCACCAAAAATTCCGAGTTGTTGATTTATTCTGATACATTCAAAGCATTTTTTTTGATCATATACAAATTTAACTTTTTTGGATTCTTTTTTATTTTCACTTAAGTTACCTATGTTACTTGCGTTACTTGCGTTACTTGCGTTACTTTTAATTACTGATGATACTAAATTTTTATTACTTGATTTTAAATTAATTTCAGATTGCGAAGTATATTTATTGTCATTTTTCTTTGATAATACGACAAGGAAATAAATAATTAATCCTAGAAAAATAATATTTATTATAAAATTACTAATAATAAAGTATAATAACATACTTAATTTATATATAATAATTTTTTTATTAATTATTTATTTATATTTAACCATTTACTGGAACTTAAATATTTATTTATAACTGATTGAGATATTTTATGATCTAGATTATCATATATTTCTATAATACTTGGTTTTCTTGAAAATTCTTTTTCAAATGTTTCTATAAAATTATTTACAATATCTTCTTTTTCTAATTGATTTTTTTTGCTTTTGATTATGTTCATTAAATTATTATTATTAAATTTTTTATCAACTTTATAAACTATATTTCTGGTTGATTCTAATGAATCTAATATTTCTGGTTTACTTAATGATTTTAATGCATCTTTCTTTTTCTCATCATCAATCTTACTTTTAACCTTGAAAGTTTTATTAAAATAATTTATAATATTTGTATCTATTGTTGGACACGTTTCTATTAATCTATCATATTCATCTTTACAAGATTTTATTAAATAACCTACATTAGTTCTGTCTTCAGGGCATTTAACAAGTTCAACTCTAATATTTCTGTAAAATTTATCCCATGAAATGCTTGATACTCTGTGTGCTTCAGATAATTCATTAATTTTCAAAAATTGAGACACTGTAGTAATTATACCTGCTAAAATATTTAGTGAACCTATTCCGATTTGACATAAACCCTGATATTGTTCAGGAACTCTTTCTAAAGCAAAATTTGCAGTTCCAGTCAAGGTTGATAATATAATAACAGGTATAGTATATAAATTTCTTAATCTAATATATTTTGATGAAGATTTTGTATGTAACCATCTATAACAAAGTGCTTTATCTGCCCAATCAACTAATATATTTTCATGATATTCTTTCCATTTGATATTTTCATATTCTAAATTTAAATAATTATATTCTTTGTCTTCATTGTCTAAATCTTCTTGTGTTTTTAAATTATTATATTGTTCATTATAAATATTTATTTTTACATCACTGTCATTTTGTATTTCATTATTTTTATTAATTATATCTTTCATTATCATATATAATTTAGTTTTTTTTTATAAGTTATAAATTAATTACTATGGAAAGTAAATTTAAAAATTCATTTGAAACAATTAAAGATTATAAAAATGATATAGATAATGTTTTTAGATATATTAAAAATAAAACTGATATCTTAAATTGTATGTATAATGATTATCTTAAAGAAATTAAAGATACGGTAAATTATCGACTTAGTTTAGATTCTTTTAATTTTCAAACAAAATTAATTAATATTGAACATGATAATTATAATAAAATATTTAAATTTTTTATTAACCGAATGTACGGAGATTACTATAAATTATATAATAAGTTAATAGATTATGTTAAAAATAATGTAAAAAACGTTAAAATTGTAAATGATAATCAATATCCAAAATACAAAGATTTAGAAGTCAATGTTGAATATAATATTGAAATAATAGATGATGTATATTCAAATATTTTGTCAATTTTAACAGAATTATCAAATTATTGTTTAAAAGAAAATCATTTAATTAAAGAAATTACAAAAAAACAAAATAATGGAATAAATATAAATAATTTTCTAAATGAAAAAAAATATTCAATTATAATTCTTGAACAAAAAATAAACTTTTATTATGAAATATTAAAAGGTTATATTGAATCACATAAAAAATTTTTTAAACGACTTTATTTGAAATTAAAACTAATATATTCACAATTATCTCATGATATAAATCTAGAAACTAGTGTAAATAAAAATAATTCAAATTTAAGTAAAATAAATAGTTTTTCATCTGAACGTGACGAATTAGAAGTATTGGACGAACGTGACGATTTTTCATTAGGCGATAGTTCAGAAAGTTCATTTGAAAGTAATATTGAAAATGAACTTAATAAGCATTTTAAACTAATTGATACTAATGAAAAATCAAAGCAAAAAATGAAAGAACAAATGTTACAAGAAGAAAGTGAAGAATCAAGTATTGAACCAAACGAAGAACTAAACAAAAAACATAAAGAACATAATATAGAACAGGAAAAAGAATCTGAAAAAGAACTTAGTGAAGAACTTAGTGAAGAAGAAAGTGAAGAAGAAAGTGAAGAAGAAGAAAGTACAGATTCTGTTGAATATATGAAGTTTTTTTAGAATATTTATAAATTTTTTTTTATTAACTATTATAAAGAGATAATGGGTAGTGAAAGTAAGAAAGAAATGAGTGCAGAAGCACAGGAAGCACTTGCTGCCGTACAAATGTCAGATTTACGTAAAAAAATAAATTCGGCATCATGGAATGATAACATGGAAAACTTAATGAAAATATGGGGTGAAAAAGCAGCAGGTTTAAGATTTATGCACGATAATGCTTCAGGAAGTTGGAAAACATTTTCTAATACTTTAACTTTATGGAGTATTTGTATTACCACTGTTGCATCAGGTGCATCTTTAATTGCTGCAAGTATTGACGGTGAAGAAGCAAAAAATATTGTTCTTTACATTACAGGTGGTGTAGGTATTGTTTCTTCTTTACTTCAAAGTTTAAAGAAATTTTACAATGCTGAAGAAAAATCTGCAGATCATAATGCAGTTGCACGTCAATTTGGTTCATTTTATCGTTACATGACCTTACAAATGAATCTAACACGTGAAGATCGTTTACCATCTGATCAATTATCTGAACAATCATTAAAAGAATATGAAAGATTACAACAAGAAGCACCACCATTAGGAGGTGCACAAATTGAATTATTCAGAAAAACTTTTGCTGATTCTGAACAAGCAGTTCCAGACATTTGCGAAAAGAAATTTAATATTAAAGTATATAGACCACCAAAATATGTTCCTGCTAAAGAAGTAGAAGTAACTAAACTAAAACGTTCTTCATCCCCCTTATTATTTGATAAATCACAAATTGAAATTGAAATTGATAGTAGTTCAAATTCTAGTGAACCACCTTCTCTTCATTGATTGTCATAATATTCATTAATAAATTTACTTATCATTTTCATCAACCATGGTTTTTCATCATCTTCGTCAATATGAATTTTATTCATATTTTTATTTTTTATATTATAAAATTCTATAATGTATTCAATATGAAAATTTGATACTTGTTTAAATGAGTAATCAAAATTAAAGGATAAACTATTACCAATATTAAATTTACTTAATTTTGTTAATATTTTTCTATTTATTAAATTATTTTCAGTATGAATATAAGTATATTTATCATTTATTTGATTATTTTCAATTCTTCTTATTATTAAACTTTGTAAGTCCATTTGATTTGGTAAATAATAATAATTATTATCAATTATTTTGTTAAGTTCTGGGTTTTTATCATTATTAAAACTCATTTCTTGCGTTAATAATAAAGCAGCGTCTTTTTCATTTTTAATTGAAACTTTATTTGATATTTTTGCATTTTCACAAATTGTATTTAAACCAATTTCAGTAGAAAAATTAGCATTGCTATTCTCTAAATTTTTTATTATTTTAGACATTTTAATATATTTTGCTCCAATTAAAGTTAAAATATCATAAAATTCATTAAATTGTGATTCTAATAATTTATATTCATATTCAGAATAAAGCACATATATTTGTTCTTTTTGTAATTTTATATATAATTGATTTGGTACTGGATTACTTTCAAAAGAATATTTATTTGAGTTATACTTCATATCAGAATATTTTTCAATTTGTAATTTTCCTGGTAATGATATTTTTTTTATATGATATTTTTTTGTTGGAAGTATTCTCATTTTTTTTGTGAAATAGTCATCTGATAGCAGTATTAAAAATTTATAATTCTCAAATGGTTCTTTATTTTCACATAAATAATGAATAATTTGTCTTATTTTACTATTATTATTTGTTGGCATTCTAATTTGTCTTAAAACTGTTGGTCTATTATGACTATTTAATTTTGAGATATTAAGTGTCCCTTTCTTAATTCCATTATAAGAACTTCTAATAGAGTTTTTAATATTATCAATTATCATCTTATAAAATTGTAATTATTTATTTTATTTATTTTTTTTGGTAGAAGAAAAAATAGTAAGTTACTATAAATTCGTTTATCAAAACTTTTCCTTAAATATAAAAAAAACTAAAAATAATTAATTACGCATAAAATTTTTTACCGTATTTAATTCAAATATAGTTCCACCTATTTGTGCAGCAGTTTTATTAGAGTGTACATAGTGATCCCACCATTTTGAAAAAATTACAATTAATACTGCAAGTGGAATTAGTAATAAAAACCATAATAACCAGGTTTGTTTTACTTTTGTATTACATCTTTTCTTTTCATCGTTGTAATCTTGTCTTGCATCATTGCACACTTGTGACATTTGAGGAAATTGTGGCACTGGTGGACTAGAACACTAACTTTCCATTGTTTGTTTTAGATATTGTAAATCATTACAATCCCATGGTTTCATAGGAACTAATGCTGTAATTGCTAAACCAATCGCAATTAATATTAAAATACCTGCTGTTATATATGAAATAATTACTCCAATATCTGCACTAAATATACCTACATTTGCCTGAAAATTACCAACTGATTTTGTTGTTATATTTCCCATTAATTAATTAATAATAATTTTTATTTTAATTTTATTTTACTTTTTTTTCATTAGTAGAAAAGCAATAGCAATAAATAATACTAAACCACCACCGACGCCACCTAAAATTAGTGGTAAATCACTTGATTTTTTTCCTCCACCGCCACCTGGACTTGGACTTGGGGAACGGCGGTGGTGACTTGGGGAGGGACTGGGACTTCTTGGGGTATTACCTTTTTTATGTAAAACGGGTAAAGGTGGTCCCTGATATTCTCCGTCAGGTCCATCACCTCCACCGCCAATATTACCTAAACCGGGTGGCAAAGATCCTGGACCGCCACCAATTGTTCCTTTTTTACCGCCAGGTTTTGTCAGTGAAGTTTTAGATGTACACATACCCCTAATACATGGACCACAATTGTAACCAGAACAATCTTTATTGCTATTACAAGGTTGTTCTTCACAACCACCAGGCAAATGTCCAGGTTTTGTCGGTGAAGTTTTAATACAGAAACCTGCAGGAGAACATGTTAAACCAGCACAACATTCTTCTGTTGTACCACAATCATCTCCTTCTTCTGATTGACAAGGTGGTGTTCCATCAGAACAAACGCCTTTATGCTGGTTTGGACATGCACTACAACCATTACTAAAATCACACTTGACAGGTATTTTTTTCCCATGGGGTGCTGTAGGACAATCTTCAGAAACATCACAACACACACGCCCCCCTACTTCACAATCAGTTAGTCCGGGACTACCACTTCCTCCTCCACTACTACTACCATTTGCCTCACATGAACCATAACCTTTTCTCATACATGTTTTTGAACAATTACATTTTGTCCCTGATGGACATTCATCTTCTCCATAAGTCGGGCATGAACATGGATTACAAGTATCACCAAAATTTGAACTACATGGTTTTGCAACAGCAGCAATACTTAGTCCTAAAGCAATTAAAGCAACTAGTAAAACTACCCATTCTACCATTTTTCCTTTTGTTAAGTTCTGTAGCATTTTTATTTATATTATAAATATTTATATTTTTTATTTTTTTTTTAATTAATTAATATTCATAATAATCATCTGAGTCTTCAGGACCTTCTGGACCCTTGCGACCTTCAGAACCTATTATATTGGGATTACCAAAAGAACCTCCATGTGGACCCCCTGGATATGTTAATCCTCTATTTGCTGGTTGACCTTGATATTGTGAATTAATATTATCTGATAATGTTTCCATATTTTTCACACAAGAATTATATGCTTCGTCTGAAAGTCCTTTGCAATCTTCAGCATTTAATATTTCTCCTCCAAAATGGTCTTTGCATTTTACCAAAGATATTATTGATAAAGTTAAACTTATTATAGATAAAATTCCTATTAATAAAATTATTAAGTATCTACTCATTATATTAATAATTAAATATTTTAATTATTTTTTTTGATAATAAAATAATAATAATAATAAATTATAAAATGAATCCTGTAATTCAATTTTTTAGTAAACCTTTAGTACAAGTTATTATTATTATTATATTACTTGCAATTATTATATGGTTAGTATCAGAAAATTTCAGTAACATTAGTGATACTTTTACAAACGATGCTTTTAATAGAAGACCACCTCATATTGAACAATTACCTCATCAGCAATTAGTTCCACAAGGTCCTAACGGTCCTGACGGTCCACCAGCAGCAAGTCAAAATCCTTCTAGTTCAGACAGAGATGGAATGTCTATAGGTCCTCCTAATTTTGGAAGAAAAAATCAAGAAAACACACCAGATAATACTAGAATGGTTCCGGGAAATATATATAGAATGAATACAGGGCGTGATGCTTATCAGGAAGAACAGTTTGTAAGTATATATGATGCAAATTTTGGTGGAATGTTGGGTACTAACATGGGACTTTAGTTATTGACATGCATATTCTCCCCGACCAAATCCAGGTTTACATGTTCTTGGTGTTCCATCAGGATTAGGACAACAATTCCAATTAGTAGGTGTCACATTTGTACCACAGGCAGAAAATTCGCCATCAATACAGTTAGAATCTAAAGAGATTGTGAAGGGCATTCAGCTATAGGTTGTTGTGTAGCACTTTGTTTTCCTAATATATAATATGCACCACCAGGAGGAGGATTTAAGGACCACCCACAATCGTCTTTACAGAAAAATAATGCAGGATCTGGACAAGTTGATTCTTTACATAGTTTATTTAATTCATCCTCTGTTTTAATACTTTTGAGTCCATCTTCTGAAGGAACAGGTATACAACTGCCAAACCCATCTTTTTTACAAGGTGTAGCAAATGCCCAAATAGACAATCCGAGTGCTACACATGCTACTACAAATAATACAAAATTTGTCCAAAATTTTTTTGTAAGTGTTACCGCCATTGTTTCTATAATATTAACAAAAGAATTTTAATTACAAAAATTAATAAATTAAAGAAAATTAAAAGTAAAATTTTAAAATATTGTATATTTTAAATACATAATCATGGAGAAAATTCCAAAAGGTTCACCTGAATATTTTTTAATAGAAAAAGAATACAAAAGTCTAGTTACTAATATTACACGAGAAAAAGACTTTAAACCATTTATTGGTGGACTTCCAGTAACTTTAGAACGTAAAGATATTTTTACAATTTTATCAAAGGACCTTTCAGGTAATTATCGTTATTCTGCAACTCAAAAAGTAGATGGAACCCGTCTTTTACTTTTTGCAAACTTTGAAAAAGATACTGGACTACGTAACATCACATTTATTGATAGAAATAATGACTTTTATAGTCTTAAAAATAGAAATCGTGAACCATTACCTGATTTTAAAGGACCAAAAGTACTAATTGATGGAGAACTAGTAACTTTCAATAATGATAATCAGGTAACAAATCCTACTGATAAATACTACAATATTAAAATGTTTAGTTTTATGGCATTTGATATTTTATATGGACCAATTAGTATTGATTATTCTGGTCCACCACAAGATAAAAGACTTAACATTGGTAGTGAAGGTTCATTAGCAGGTCCAATTGGTGGTAAAATGTGGCCTTATCAAAAAAGATATGATATTTTATATCAATTAATTGTACCAAATGAATTAAATGACTTTAGACCTATATTATCATTAGCATTTAAAAATACTGGATGGTTTGTTCCTGAAATTAAACCAATATTTTTCATTAATGCACTTCGAACAACTAAAAAGTTGTATGAATCAGGAAATTCGAAGGCGTTTTTTCAGGAAAATTTAATAAAATTTAGAGAAACTTTTTACAAATTGATAAATGAAAAAATTAGAACAAAACAAAATGAACATGCAGAATTATTAAATGTATCATTAGATGGACTTGTATTTACACCATTTGATACAGAATATATAGTTGGCGGAGCATGGAAAAAGTTTTTAAATATACAATATAAATGGAAACCAGAAGAAGAACAATCAGTTGATTTTGCTATATTTAAAGAAGGACAACGGTATGTATTAAAAATACGTAAAGGAAAAAACTTAACTACATTTACTATTAGAAAAAATCAAAGTTATGTTCCTGTAGAAGTAACAAAAGAAGCATCTACTGAATTATCTAGAAGTAAAACACGCGATGGAACAATTGGGGAGTTTGTATATAACACTTCAAAACAACAATTTGAATTATTACGTATTCGAAGAGATAAAGATAGTCCAAATTCATTAAGCACCGCAATTAATGTAATGAATGCTATTAAAAATCCAGTGGATTTAGAAATAATTAAGAAATTCTTCATAATAAACAAATTAAACGAACAAGGATTAAAGCAATTACTTCGTTATATGACAAAAAGTCAAATGTTAAGATGTATGGTTAATAATAATAAGTTAGATATTTTTAATAGTGACATAAAAAAACAACTTTCAGAAGAAATTAAGAAATTTAAAACTAATAATGCATATGAATTTGAAATTCGTTTTGGAATAATAGAACCACAAAAATTTCAAGCAAATATACCATTCAATCTTTATAAACAAATAATTGATATTATATCACTACTTTATAAAAATATTAAAGTTGAATATTCTGTATTTTATGATTTGTACTCAAGAAATATACGCACTAGATATTTGTACCTTGAAGATTTAAGAAGTACAATTAAATTAGCATCAATTGAAAAACTCACAATTGAAAATGTTAATATTGATTTAAAATATTTATACAATCTTGATTTAAGATTTGCTTTATCAAATGAAAAACAGACAACAGAAATAGTAACAAAACAAAATGCAGACCTTGTACTTGAAAAGAAAAGACATTCATTTAATTTTGGAAACATATTTACACTAGATATAACTGAAATAATTAAAATTAATAAAGTTGATGGTAAAGAAACTCGTGAGGCACCAAAGTATCAAGTAGAACTTGAAGTTAAAAATAGATCACTATCAGAAGAAGAATTAATAGATAAAATTACAAATCAATTAGTAATAATCATGGGTCTAATTAATTCTTAAATTAATAACTGCACTTTACAATGAATACTTTCTAATCGTAATCTAGTATCCTCAATTGTACTCGATCGTACTCGATCGTACTCAATCGTACTCAATCGTACTCAATCGTACTCAATCGTACTCAACTAAAGGTAATTCAGGTGATAGATATTTTAATATTCTATCTTTACCAGGTATATTCCAAATATAATCATCGTCAAGTTTATTATTCAGGAAAAATGATTCTTTAATTGGATTTAATATTAATGACATTTTAGTTAATGTTTCACTAAAACTTATTTCAGGTTTAGTAGTTTTTTCAACTGGTGTTAATATTCTTGTACTTATTTGACCTGTTTGTAAATTATAATCAAATTTAAATAATACATAATCATTTAAATTTACTTGATTCGATTCTAAAAATCCTTTTTGAATAAAAATACTATCAAATTGAATTGTTAATCCTCTTAATGGAGTATTATCATAACCTAATGAAAAATAATTTGTTTTTGATTTTTTAATTACTTGCAATGTTATCTCAGGTTCAACAGTAACATTAGTCCATAGTTTTAGATTTAAATAATCAACTTCTGGTGTAAAAACCAAGAATATATCGCTTGATTCTTGTAAAAGTTCTCTTGAACCTTTTATAATATTAGATTCATAATTAGGAAATTCTATTGTATTTTCAGTAATAAAATATGTATCTTCTATTTCTTTTAATAATAATAGTTTTTCAGAGAATGGTATTTTAACTGGTTTATTAAAATATAAAACATCAGTTACAAAATATTTTTCGGACTCTGTTTCTAAAAATCCTAATAAAATAATTTCTTCATTAATAATTTCCGATAGTCCTTTTATTTTTTTATTACCAAATACATTGATAAAATAACTATTATTTTCTTTAATATACAAATAGTACAAATTTGAATTATTTGGAATACTTGTAACATAATAATTTATTTGTTCAAAAATAGGTAATGAATAAACTGAAAGAACTGGATTAAAAGTTTGATCTGGGAAGTCAATTAAACTTTTAATTTCACCCAAATTTTCTAGTTCGAATACAGACATATATTTTTTCTTATATTGTAGATTTTTGAGAATACATTTAATAAGTTGTTCTTTATTAAAAGTCTTTAATCCAGGAAAATATCTAGAATCTCTTTCTAAATTTTTTCTATTTACAGTAATTACTTTATTTGTATTTAAATTTTGTACTAAAATTTCAGTTGGTTTTTTAGACTTACCTTTAAATCCTATTACTTTTACTGGAATCCAAGTATCATCAATTTTCGCTTTTGTCATAGCACCTATATTTAAACTTCCCGGAACTAATATTCCACTTTTTGTATCTTCGATACTATTTACACCATATTTTCTTGCCTCAGTAGCATTTTTTGGAAATCCTTCAATTAGATAATTTTTATAATCTTCTTCTGATTTTTTAGTTTTTGCAGAACAACATGGATAATATAATCCATCATTTCCTAATACACCAATTGCATCTATGTATTGTCTTGATTCTGGACATTGTCCTTGAAATGAATATGGAATCGGTCTTAGTCCTGGATACCCTGGTCTAGGGTCTTTACTTCTACATACAGCAGTTGAAGTACCAGGTTTATTAGGTGGAGCACTACCAGATATACTATGACGTACCATCCCACTTGATTCTTCTGAATAATCTAAACTTGCACCAACTAAACTTAGTTTTTCTTTAAAAATACCAACTAATATTTCTTTTACAATTTCAAAATATTTAAAATCTAATGGTACAATAGATTTATCGACTATGGTACTACATATAGAGTTTTTAATATCTGATGCGTTGCAATAACTCATAGACATTTGAAATGTTCCATGTTTATGAATGTGTAAACTTATTTTAATACCTTCGGTTGGAATAATAACACATTTAATTTCTTCTCTTGTTAATGATTGTGTTCTTGTATCTTTTCCTAAACTATGTTCCCAGTTAATTATTGTGACAGAATTTGATTTATAACTTAATTTAATTACTTGATTATTACTTTTTGGCATAGTAGATACTGTGGTAAATTGGCCAGATACAATTTTTCCAGATGAATCAAATGGACTTATTAAGTCATTAAATTTTCTAAAATCAATGGAATATTTATCTTTTACTTGCCACATATTAAATTGACTATTAACAGAGTGTATATAACTTGCTTTATCTATAATAGTATATTCATCGTATTCATCTTCTGTAAATTCACTTGCCATTCTGTTAAAATAATCAATATTGATAGTGTCATCTGAAGATTCATTTATTCTATCAATTAAAGTTTTATATAAAATTTCTCTATAATAACTTGAACTAGGAACATTAATTAAATTTATTAATCCATTTTTATATATTCTTATTGAAGTTTTTTTAGAATTTTCATCATAATCTTTTTCGTTACTTTCGTTATTTCCAGAGTCCTTAAAATATTCATAACTTAACATAATAGCATTACTAAATTTTTGTGTTGCTGTTGTATATTCTAATTTACTAGGTCCTCTTAATTTAACTACATCAAAGTATTGTATTTTAGTAAGTGTATCATTTAATTGAATTTTGTCACTTTTAATGAATTTGCTATCAAAATCAGATGATTTTAATTTGATAGAACCTGGAATAAGTAAAAAATTATTTAACATATCTAGAGTTATTTTATTTTCTAACCATGCTTGTTTTAATTCATTGACATTTTTACTAAATGTATCTTTTTTATTTTGTATAATGTAATAATAAACACCCTTAATTGTTAAAAATAGACTTTTTTTTTCTGGAAATGCACAATTTTCATCGTGATATTGAGGTGAAATGTTTGTACAATATGAACAATAACAAAAATTTTCAATGGGTCCCAATGGTGGTCTATTATAACTTATTGAATAACTTAAATCAGTAGATGTAACTCTTTTATTATAAGTTAATTGTGTAAATGCAGGTAAATCTGTCTCTTCTATTTGATTTAAATTATCATCAAATGTAAAATCTATTTTAAAATTTGTTTTTAGAGACTCTAAATCTAAAATATCTAATTTTGAATCAGGGAACTTATTTATGAATGAATTAATACCATAAATATTAATTGATGTTGGTTCTATAATTGATTCAGACATATTAATATTATTATAATGTACTATTCTTTTTTTTTTTAATAAATATACAAGTTAATGTTTATTAACTATTTTTGAGTTCAAAATAATTAAACTATTTAAAAATTATACTATAAATATTTATTAAAATGAATAATTCAACAAATTCAAATATGAAAGTACTTGATGAATTTAATAAAACATTAGATGAATTTATTAACAAAATGATATTACAATTTCCGGAGGAAAAAAAATTAAAGACATATTATTCTGCATTCAAAGTTACAAAAATGTACGATAAAACTATGCCTATTAAAATTTATATGGGTGGATGTTTAGAATTCTCAGATAAAATTAAAAGTAGAGATACTGAATTCTTTTCGAAAAGAAAAGAATTTGTAAATAAAATAGCACAAGCATCTTCATTTACAGATGATACTGGATTAGTAAATTATTGGGAAAATTTATCAGATAATTCTAAGACTGCAATATGGGATTATATACAAACATTATTTATAATGGGAGAAATGTATATTAATAAAGATTCAAGTATAGTCCAAAAAATTAATAGTGTATATAATAATTTATCTTTTAATGATTCTATGCAAACTCTGAAAGAAAATGATACATTTACTAAAGAATTTATAAATAAAATAAATAAATAAAAAAATTAGTTATTATTAAATGTCACATAAATCAATTGAAAAATTTTGGTTAGAAAATCCTAGTGTTTTAATTACAAATTTTTGTAAATTTAGTCCATTTGGACAATTCACAGATAAAAGATTTTCAAATAATATGAATGCATACACAAGATTAATAATTATTGTTTCGATTGTAATTTACACTATAACAAAAGAAATTAATTATATTTTTATAGGAATATTTTTTATTGTATTAATTATAATAATGTATTATTCTTTGAATAAAGATTCATTTAAAGTACTTCCAAGTAGTTTTCCATTTATGCAAAGTAATGAAACCCCTATTGAAGAAAGAGGTTCAAATTTATTAAAAAAAACAGAATTACCACGTAGAGAATCAGATTATTATAATACACAAGAACTAGTTAATAATCCTCTAAAAAATCTGCCACCAACAGATTATGGAGAACAACCAGAATATTCAAAGGCAACAAGATCAGATTCAGCTATGTCACAATTTGTAGAAGGTAAAATTTTTCAGACATCTGATCAATGGATTTTTGACAGAAATACACAACCATTTTATACAACATCAATTTCATCTGATCCAAATGAACAAACATTATTTGCAAATTGGTTATATGGTACTGAAAATATTTGTAAAGAAGGGTCAATATATGCTCATCGCACCGGTACTCCACAACAGACATTAAACTGTAATGGATTTAATGTTGCTACACCAACAAATTTTGGAAATTTAAACGATTATATTGCACCAAGTAATTAAAAATTTTTTTACAAATTAAAAAAATAAAAAATAAAATTTAATATATTATTAAAGTTATAAATGGAATCACAAGTTGATTATTCTTATAATAATAATTTTACAAATGAGTTAAATAATTTTTTAGCAGAAAATTCTGAAAATTTTGTTAATGGTAACAGATTATTTAATCAGTGGACAGGTAGACATACCGATTCATGTGAATATAAACAAAGATTAAATTTAGCAACAAAACCTATGGAATATTTTGTAAATTCTTTAAATAATATATCAGGATTACCTGACAATGAAGAATTTTTATCATTTACTCCTGTAGGTAATGCACAAACTGTTCATATTTCAAATTTATTTGATAGACCAATTCCAAGTTCATTACAAACAACACCATCGATTTATACATTACCATATTCAACTAGTCCGAATCTTCAAATGGAAAATAATATTAATACATTAGACACGGACTTGGATTTAACATTAAAAACAGGGTTAGGACTTAGACCTAAAAATAATCAAGCAGACTTATCAAGTAAAAATTGGCCAGTATATGGTGATATTTCTGCTGCTACTCTTGGTGTAACATCACAAAATGCTGGACAACACAGTAAATTACCACACAGTATGCGTGTAATAAATCATAATATTCCAGGATTAAATCATATGCCTTCTCCAGAATCAGAAGGTATCGGTATTATGCAATTAGGTGGTGTAAATGGATTTGGGATATCAAGTACAGTAATGATGAGAAATTATAATAATGGTCCAAATTTATCATGTAAACAGTACAAAAAACAATTATTAGATGCAATGAAATAATTAATTTTTTTAATATAAACTTTTATAATTATATTTTCGATGATTCAGTGTTTAATTGTTAAAAAAATAAATTAAAATTATTTTATTAATTATTAATAAATGGTTCAAACAGATTTAAAATCAGACAATTTTTGTGGTTATAATACATCGGCTGCACCTTTTTTTTGGATATTAGATCCAGTCCAAAATCATGTTCAATTTAATGCAGGTGAAACAGGTGTATTTACAGGTATCGGTTTACATACACCAGCAGAAGTTATTGATGTTAGTTCAATGATTGTTGCTGGTGGCAGAGATAATTATTTAACAAGTTGTGTACCACCGGTGCCTCCATTACCTTCTAAATATGGTAATGCAACTGATGATAGTATCAGAGGTGATGGACAAAGATTACCTACCCAAGGTTTAAATGATAGAGGAACAGATTTACAATTATCTCAATCTGCACGATTTGATAGAGAAAATATGGAACGATTTGAAAATATGCAAAAAGATAATAAAAAACCAGATTATCTTGATTTAGTAGATATGGCAGATGGTACAAGAGCAAGATTAACTGATAGAACACAGTTTTTATTACCAGAAACGACAAATCATAAACGTTCTGCTGCAGATTATACAGGTGTAGATTGGCAAGCAGGTTTTGCTGGAAATGTTGGAAATTTACATACAAATCCACAACGATTAACAAATGTTATAGAAAGAATGTGGTTAGAAAGAGGTGGATTAGATCAAAATCAAATGATTAAACAATCTCAAGAACCATGGACTAAAAACACACATGGTAATGGTCCAAGAGGTCCAACAAATTTAAAAGGTGAAAAACAAATATCGACATGTCAAAAAATTAGACAACCTTACAATACTAAATTTCCATTTGGTATTCCCACAAATCCCCAAAATGGAGAAGAACTAAAAGAACGAGAATCTGTACATTTCAACGCGATTGATGTTGCTTCATTGGGTATAAGTTCTCCGGTATTAGATCAAGATCCAAGAATACAATTTAATTATGATGCAATATACTCTAATGGAGGATGTAATAAAGTATCATTCCTAAAAGATATTAACAGTAAAATGTGTTCTGATAATAACAATGATTTAACTGGTATTAATGCATTTAATTTTAGTACAGATATGCCACCTTCTGGAACTTTACCAATTAGAACATTCTAATAAATATAAATAACATAAATAACATAAAGATTACTTAAAAAAATATTAAAAGTTTACGATACATATAATATGATTGAAGAATTTTTTAATATTTTTTTAATAGATGCAACACACAATTTATATAATTATATTGTAAATTTTAAATGTTCAGGTACAACAAGATGGTTTTTTTTACATAGTATTATCAATTTTATTGTAGTATATTATGGTATTAATGATGTATATAAATGTATTACAAATAGTTCTGAATGTTATAAAATCACATGGAATTATAATTCAGTAAAAGTATATAATTATGCAACATCACTACATATTTATCATTGTATATTTTTTACATTAACTAAGGATGATTATTTACATCATTTTTTCATGGTAGCAATTTGTGGAACATTGTGTTATATTTTAAAAAGTATTATTAGTAGTTTTGCACTTTTTTTCTTAACTGGATTACCTGGAGCAATTGATTATATGTTACTTTATTTAGTGAAAACTAATAAAATTAATTCAATAACAGAGAAGAAAATATACACATTTATATCCGCTTATATTAGAGCACCTGGTTGTACATATACATTAGCAATTGGAATGAATGGTGTTTTTAATTATTATAATCAAAAAGATTATACAAAATTATTAACATTAATAATAACTATATTTTTAATTTTTTTGAATGGTCAATATTATTTAATGAAATCCCATGAATCATATATCAGTAAGATTTATTTTACTTAAAAATAAAATATAAATTATTAGTAATAACGTATATTTTATGGAATATAACAATAATCAAACTAATGAAAGCACAAGTCAAATCACAAATGAAAATAATAGTACGCAAAATAATAGTACGCAAAATATAATATTAAGACCATTGGGATATTTTTACACTACAACATTTTCAATAACTCCAACATTTATCGAAAGTTTATTTTCGTTCGATAGTCCACTAAGTATTCCGCCATATGAACAAAATGATAATTTTGATAGTGGAATTCATCATAATAGTCAAACGAGTAATCCAAATATAATTAACAGTTCTAATTTAAGATTATATGATTTATCAAATACATTTTTCCCAACAGTTAATTTAATTGAAATAATATTTAATGATTATATTAAAAATAAAAACAAATTGAATGATGAGGAATATGAAAAAAATGTAGAAAAAATTTATGAAAAATTTGATGAATGTCCAGTTTGTTTTACTTCAAGTGAAACTACTATTAAAATTAAAAAATGTAATCATGCTTTTTGTGAAGACTGCATACAAACATGGTTAAAAAGTCATAAAAATACATGTCCAATTTGTAGAGTAAATGTTATAATGGAAACTGAAAATGATAATACTGAAAATGATAATACTGAAAATAATAATACCGAAAACGATAATACTGAAAATGATAATACTGAAAATGATAATACTGAAAATAATTGTTAAAAATTTAAAATAAAAATAATAAAATAATTATAATATAGAATGTTACCTATATCAGCAATAGTAGGTGTATCAACAGTTGGATATTTATTAGATAAGATTTTTAGTGAATCAGAATTCAATGAAAATAATCAATATAATGAAATACCAGTTGAAAATATTAATGGGTGTGCTAATCAATACCCTTGGAATTTTGTAGATTCTTTTGAAAATATCGCTATGAATAATAAAAGTAATAGTAGTAACGGTAGTAACGGTAGTAACGGTAATTATCAACAAAAATTAAATCCTGAAAATATTGAACCGAGTCCATTAAATCCACAATATATAATGTCTCCATCAAATATTACCGCAGTAAATAATGCTGGTAATCCACCTCCAGAATATTTTATTAATGCTACTAATAGACCTGTTGATGATTTTGTTATTAATAATATGGTTCCATTTTTTAAAGGAACTAGTACAAATCAAGATATGAGAGGAACAGGTGTTGCACAAGCAAATGTTAAATCTGAAGACTTAAATTTAGGAAATGATTATATAACTCCATATAATACAAGATTATCAACATTTGTTGGTGGTGATGATACATATTTACATAAAAGAGAAGCACCGAATTTTTTCAGTCCTTTAGAGAGAAGAGATAGATCTACTATACCAGGTGAAGGTGCACCAGCACAAAGACCATTACGTGATAGATTTACAACAAGTCTACTAACTAAAAATGATGAGGCGCCCTTTGAACGTCAGTTAGTCGGACCAGGTATTAATGTTGATGCAGATTTACCGAATGATGGACAAGGCTATAACTCTTCAATTAGTACTCAAATCAAACCAAATAATGTAAATGCTTACCGATTAACACAGTTACCCGGAAGAATTGCTGGTACTAAATATCAAGCAAGTAATCTACCGCAAGCACTACCAGGAACTGGTCCTTCATTTGAATCATTTAAAAATTCTAAAACAAATGATCATGCATGGGATAGTAATAATGGAATGATAGATTCACAAAAATTAATTAATGAAGGGTCGATGTATGGTGTTCCAAGTAAAAAAAATCCAATACTTTTGGATTTAGAAAGAAGACCTTTAACAGCAACACCTGCTGTTACACAGGCACCGATGCACTATTCAGATTATGTATTCCCGTCAAATACAAATCGCCGTACTGTTACAAATATTTCTTTCGGTCAAAGTGTTGAAATTAAATAAATTTTTTAAGCATTTAAAATTATAACCTAAAAAGATTGATATAATATGAGTGTTAACATTAGTGTTTCTAATAAAAATAATACATGTAATGATATATTACAAAAGTTAATAAAATATAATATAAATTGTAGATCAATAGATACTATGTCAATTATTGATTATAGTATTGAAAAAGGATGTTTATTAACTTTTGATAATAATTATAGTTCTAAGAAGAGTATAAATAAATTATGGAATATAATTAATTCCAATGATAATTATATTTGTTCACATTTAAAAATTGATGGAATATTTGATGGTTGTATATTTGATTATATTAAATGTAATAATTGTCCTGGGAATATCAATAAATAAATTTATAGTTAAATAAATTAAAAAAAATTTAAAAAATTTATAATAAGTATTACTAAAGATGAATGGTTCATTATTAGACAATAGAATATTAACTTTAGATCAGGCAACACCTGGTACGGGTCCAATTTCACCAGTTATAGACCAAATGTTAAGTCCTAGAAGTGACACATATTTAACATTAGATCATAATATTAGAACAAAAGTTGATAATAATTTTACACCTATTATCAATGCTCAAAATGAATCAAGTCAACAATATGTTAATGATAAATATGTAAACTTTACAGGACGTGAACAAATATCACCTACAATAGTAGAACAGACTAACTTAAAAGGTCATGATGAATTTCATAATTTAAGTTATGAGGATGCACGTGTAACAACAAATCAAACTACTAATTTTAGTTATTCAGGTAATGCACAAAGAGAACATGATGGAGCAAATTTTTATAGATATGAAGATACACCGCGTGTTACAACAAATCAAACTACTAATTTTAGTTATTCAGGTAATGCACAGAGAGAACATGATGGGTCAAATTTCTGGAGATATGAAGATAATCCGCGTGTAACAACAAATCAGACAACTAACTTTAGTTATTCTGGTAATGCTGCTGGTACAGAGACCAGTCACAATCAAATGAATCGCGTACAATTCACTGGTACATATGAAACATATATAGATGAAAATGGACAAGTATGTAACGTAAGATCAGGTAATTCAGGTGTAACAAATTGGGGTCAAGGTTCACTGACTTTAGTTGAAGATTATTATCCTGGTTCAAATGGTGCAATGAATATTCAACTAGATCCAGATGAAAAATTAGGTTTCACTGAAATGAGAGCGGACTGGGACATTGTAAATTCAAGCGGTTCTGGTTCTTATGCACAAGCAATTCCAAACGCCGAAAGATTTCAGCAAGTATCTCAAGATTTTATTGGAGAAGTACAATCAAATCCGAATAAATCAGAAAGTGTTGATAATAGACAAACAGCAAATTATTTAATAACTAATTTACAACAAAATGATTTCTCTATATATCAAAGACCAGAACTTAGAAACAAGACAATTACAGACCCATTATTTATTGATCAAAATGCACAAGATTATTCAGGTGTATCAACACAAACTGTTCCATTAAAACGTCTTAAAGAACAACAACCATCTCATGGTGCTATTAGTGTATTCAACTATAATAATTATAATCCAAATTCAGTTATAACACATAATACATATGGTCAAGTAGATTCAACTATAGAAAATACATTTTTATACCAGTCACGTAAAGCGGACAATTCTGCAGTATTTATGGGTAAAGGTTATCCGGGTACAGCTGCTAGTGCAAATGATATAAATGGTAAAAATAGAATACTTCTTGATACTGATTCATTATTATCAAGTAAATATTTAGATAACTTTTCACCAAATGGTTGTTTAAATAATAATCAATGTGTATTTTAAAAAATAAATTATAATAATAATAATTACAAATTTTAATATGATTTTATCACAAAACAAAAAAGAATTAATAAATTGTATTCAAAAAATATTTAACTTTAAAACATCAGGTAATCTTAATACAGTTTATTATATAAATAATTATGATAAAAACAAATTAAAATTTAAAAAACTAGCATGTTTTGATTTGGATCATACATTAATAAAACCAAAAGGAAATCGTAAATTACCAAAAGATGAAGAAGATTATGAATATCTTAAAAATGTAAGAGAAGAACTAGTTAAATTACAAAATGATGATTACCATATTATAATATTTTCAAATCAATCGAGTTCAAAACTTCAACAAGTTATTATAAAAGTTCAAAATATATTATTAGAATTATTAAGTGTAAATAACCTTAAGATTAGTATATTTATCGCAACAAAGGATGATTATTATAGAAAACCTCACACTGGAATGTTTGATTTATTTTTACAATTAAATGATTTGTATATAAATGATATAGAACAAATATTTTATTGTGGTGATGCTGCTGGAAGACATGGTGATTTTGCATGCTCTGATTACGCATTTTCTTTTAATTTATCATTAAAATATTATAATAATCCTAATAGTATTAAATTTTATGTTCCAGAGGAAATTTTTCTAAAACAGAAAATTGATTATTTACCAATTTGTAAAGATAAACCAAAACTATTTATTAATGATTATTATAAAAATAATTATGATATAGTTAAAGATATAGAATTGCCAACAATAATAAGAAAACCGGAAATTGTTGTAATGTGTGGATTCCCTGGTTCTGGTAAATCAAATTTAGCATATAATTTATATGGTAAACAAGATAATTATATTATTATATCAAAAGATATTTATAAGACTCGTTCAATGTCAATAATTAAACAATCTCTTAAAAAAAATTTGAGTGTTGTAGTAGATGATACAAATGTAGATATTAAAAATAGAGAACCATATATAAATTTAGCAAAAGAAAATAATATATCAATTAAGTGCATACATGTAAATACTCCGCTGAAATTATGTAAACATTTAAATGACACGCGAGTTGAAATAGGAAAAGGATCTGTTGTTAAAGTTCCAGATATAGCATATAATGTATTAAATAAGAAATATTCTAAACCTAAATTAGAAGAAGGATTTAATAAAATTTATATAATACCTTTTTTATTACCAAGTAAAGAAAACATTAAATTAATACCAAAAGAATTTTATTATATTTATAATGATTTGTAATTTATTAAAATGTTACATATGTACCATGATTATCCCAACTATTTGTAGTAATTCTATTATAATTTTGTAATAAAGATGATTTTAGTTCTAATTTTGGTTTTGTGATTTTATATTAATATTAGATAAAAAACTACTACTAATAATTTTAATTATGTATATATTTTAATTATTTCTTAATTATTAAATCAATATCTTTTTTATTATTTTTATAAGTTGTTTGAAAAACATTTCGTAAATTAATTAATGATTTTCCTTCTATTGAATGTTCTATTGTTTCAATTGAAACCCATCTAATATCATTTTTCTCAATGTATTTTTTATCTATTGTTGTAATAACATTGCTAATAAAATTCTTTGTGCTTAAAAATTTAGTACGTAATAAATCTGTATATTGTATTTTTATTAAATACATATAATAATAATGCCCCGAACCAGTTTTAGAAACTATTTTCGGGCATTTTTTAATTAATTTTCTTGTGTAATCGTAGTCATAAATACTACCTAATGTTTCTTCAAAAAATTCTCTTGCTGCGGTTGCTTCATATTCACCACGATCTTTAGGTTCAACACGCCCTCCGAAATCTGACCATTTATTGTCATAATCACGACCTAATAAAAAATATATACTACCTTTATAATTTGTATATGGTAAAATTCCTGCGGAGTAAATTTCATAATTACTCATTGATATATTTATTGATTAATACTAAAATATTAAAGTAATAACTTTAAATAAACGAATAATATACTTATAAATAAAAAAAAAATTATATATTTATAAGTATATTATGTCATCTATTGAATATAATTTATTTAATATGTTATTAGAAAGAAGTGCCATAAAATCTAATATAGAAAGTATTGATTTAATTGTATTTTTTGTTTGTTTTAGAATAATATTATTTTGTGATGAAGTACACGATTTTAGTGGAAATGAAAAATTTAAAATACAAAATACATCTGACCAAAATAAAACAACTACATTGTATTATACATGGAATACTGTTTTAGATTTAAGAAAAAAAGAATGTAATAAAAATATAAGAGATTTTTTAATTATGTATAGTAATAGTTTAATAGAATCTAGTTTATATGTTGATGATAATTATATGACAGGAAAAAAATGTAAGATTTTAGCAATGGAATTTAAAAGAAAAAATCTTAATTTTAAACAATTTATTCTAAACATGCGTGCTTATTTAATTAATGTAATTTATAAGTTTAATAATAATCCTAATGAAGATATTATAAATGAAGTATTTAAAATTGTTCGTCCAAGTATTTCCACTGCTATTAATGATGAAAATTGTAAATTAGTAGTAAGATTTTTAACAATGAATATATTTGGAATAACAAATATGCCAAGTTATATGTGTTCTCTTACTCCAGAACCACCAAATATTATTCAAGCAAATAAATATCCAACTGTTCCTAATATAGTTTTATTTATAGATCAAATTGGAACAACTAAAAATTATTTATCTGTATTGAATACTATAAATATTATAGTTAATCAGACAAATTTCTATAATAAAGCAAATAATACACTAAGATTTAATAAAACAAATGCTAATATATATGATGCTGCTACTCCAACCGGTATAGAAAAAAGTGTAGGTGGATATGGCAGTGATTATAATATATCCATATACAGTGATTCATATAATGATATTAAATTAGACCAAAATATTATAATTAAATTTGATAATTTTATATTTATTGAATTTAAATTTAGTAAAAATAATAATGATATTGCTTTGACTATATTAAATTATTTTGGAAATACGTCTATTTATAACAGTAGTATTCCAATATTAGGTGGTACAAAAGGAAATGCAAGTAAAACTAAAATAAAAATGGAGATTTCGAATAATATAAATAATCATTTTATGATACCATATAAAACAATGGGTGATTTTTTACAAATTTTTACTGTAAAACTTTTTGAAGAAAAAAATAAAAATATTATACAAGATACTTCTACATTTATAACAGGTGATATAATTTGCGGATATTTAGGAGGAATATTACTAGAAAATTCAATATTAGAAAAACAAACAGACGAATCTGGTCCTTTAATATCAGAATATTCTTTAACTAATTTTTATAACATAAATGAAATTAGAAAATGTTTTGTAAATTATCATATATTAGACAAAGATGCATTAAGTTCTAAATTTAGAAAATATTTACATAATATATATGAAGAGAAAGTATGTTATGATTTTCCTGAATTAAATGGTAAACCAATTAATCCGATTATTCGAAGTGGTCCAAAAAAAACAATTATTAAAAACATAGATAAAAAAAAAACATTGGTAAAAGATAAGGATTTTGATCCTTCTTCAGCATTTCAGGATTGTATTAAAAATTTAACAATAGATAATTTAGATGGAACGAATAATTTTTATTTAGAAATTTTAAAAAGTTTTTTAATAGATAATTTTAATGTTAATAATGATTTTGATACAGAATTTAATAGAGTTCTATCTCTAAGAAGTTTTAGAGACTTAGGATTCAGTACCGCAGATACTAAAAAAGATATTAATAATTTAGTAAAAAGATTAATTAAAGAATGTATTGAATTAAAATACAAGAATAGTTTTGGTAAATATATAAAAAACGAAAAGGTAAAATTACAAATTAAAAAATCAATTCAAAATGCCTCAGTAAAATTAGATATAAAAATTAAAAGTAAATATGATATTATACATATTAATAAAATAATATTACTTGCAAATAAATATAGAATTAAACTTAATAAAGAAACTGTAAAAAATATTAAAAATGCTATTAAAATTCATAGAATGGCAAAAAAACATAGAATTAAATTAACAACAATAAATAAAAATAACAAAAGAGTCTATAAAACTCCTAAACAACTATTAAGAGAAATCAATAAAATAAATAATTAATATTTAAGAAACTATAAACATATAATATAAATACTTAAAATGTAATAATGTAATTATTTAAAGACTTTAATTAATATTTTATAAAATGATTGATGAATGAAAAATTACTAAAAAATAATCCAGGACCATTTAGTAATTTTTTACTCAATGAGATAAATAAGAATAAACAAGATAATAAAAGTAAAAAAAATTTATCGAAAATGCGTTTCGATAAAAGTAAAAAAAACAATGGTAAAGATAAAAGTATGAGTGGTAAAGCACCAAACATAAAATTAATAGATTCAAATGCCTCAAATAATGTTAGAGTTAAAAATGAGACTTCAATTAATAATGTTAATTTAATTAGAGATTCCGATTCAGATAGTATTGCCACAGCAGAACCTGAAAACGAAAGTGATGCTAGTCCAATTGCGACCCCTGTAAAATTGCAAAAAAAAACTTTTTCAAAAATGCCAACAATTGATAATGATGAATTTAGATATTTTACAAATAATAAAAAACAGAAACCGATAGTACAGAAAGAAGAATCTGAAGATGAATATTCAGATGATGAAGAATCAGAGGAAGAAGAAGATTCAGACGATGATGTATCTAATTCTGAATCAGAACCATCTGTTAAACACAAAAAAATGAATTCACGTGAAATTGAACAGAAAAAACAAGAATATTTAATTAAATTATTAGCACTCGAGAAAAAGGGAGTAAATCTTACAAAAAATTATTCATTAAAAAGTTCATTCGAAGAACTAGAATTTGAATATAATACACAACAAAAAGCAATGGGTATGGAAGCGAGTGTTCATTTTCAGCAAAAAATGTTAATGGCAGCAGTAACTGGAATTGAATTTTTAAATAAAAAATTTGATCCAGTACATGCAAAATTAGATGGATGGTCTGAATCAGTTATGGATAACATAAATGATTATGAAGAAGTTTTCAGAAAGTTACACGAAAAATATTCAGAGCGTGCTTCAATGCCCCCTGAATTACAGTTATTAGTAACTTTAGTTGGTTCTGGGTTTATGTTTCATTTAACAAATAGTTTATTTAAAAGTTCCTTACCTGGATTAGGAGATGTATTAAAAACAAATCCAGATATTATGAGTAACATAATGGGTGCAATGGGTAAAGCAATGAACAATACACAAGGATTAACTCCTGGAGCATCAAGTTCATCAAATACTGCCCAACAGATGCCACAGATGCCGCAAATGCCACAAATGCCACAAATGCAACAAGCACAAAGACCAGAACCAGTACAAAGTTTCAATATGCCTGACTTTACTGGGCCATCAATGAATTTAAGTAGTTTGTTAAATACATATCAATCTGGTCCTGATAGACCTATGGTTCAACAAGCACAAAAAATGAAACAGGTAGATGAAACAGATAGATTTTCTGTTGCAAGTTCTTCTGATTATTCAGAATTAGAAGAAACAACTAAGACAATTAATATGCCAACAGTTACAAAAGGAAAAGGTAAAGGAAAAGTTCAAAAAGGAAAAAGTATCAAAATTTAAGAAATTAAATAAATTTTACTAAAAGTATCAAAATTTAATTTAAAACTAATTTATCCCTAATTAATTTTCTAATAATCATATGATAAAATCCCATTCTATTATCTCCATATAAAATTCCATCTTCAATTATACCACCCCATTTTGAACCTTTTAATTGACTACCTCTATCAAATTCAAGTAAATATAAATTTCCTGTATTTAATATAATATTTTTATATTCAGGTTTATTATATTTTAAAAGTAATATATCAATCCATAAATCTATTGTAGAATTAAAATTTGGATTTATTGTAAGTCCTAATTTTTTTCCTATTTTAATATTTGTTGCCATTTTAGCGATAATACCAATATTATTTTTTTTTTTCCAATAATTTACATCTTTATTATTTACTAACTTAAAACCATCCCAAGTACCTAAATCTCCATCTATACTAAATCTATATCTATCAGATTCTATATATTTTTGTGCTTGAAATGCATGTTCTGTAGAATAATATTTAAGTCCATCATATATTATTCCACTTTTAATATGATTAAAATTTGACATTTTATAATAAGGATATTTAGCATTAGAAAAAAACGAGATATAATTACTAATTGATTTTGGTATAAATGTATTATGTATACAATTAGTTAAAGATTTTCTTGTTAATTTTTTTTTTTCTACATAATTCATTAATAATTATATTATTTTAATTTTAAATAATAAATAAAAATAAAATAATAAAATTTAATATATTATTAAAGTTATAAATGAGTGGTGGTAACGCAAACTTTAACAGATTGACCGCAAATGATGCAAAAATAGATGATTTAACAGTGAGTGATATTAAATTAACTGGAAATAATTTACCATCTATAAGTACTGATAGTCCTTTTAATGTAGGTGATGTTCTAGTTACTAAAACAATAAAAACTATACTTGTTGTTAATTCATTTTCTAAATTATCAGACACAAAAATAGAAACTTTACATGATAACGAGTTTATAGCAAAAGTGGAATTTAATAAAATAATAGATGATAATGATTTGCATACTACATATTTGTGTAATTTTGAAACAAAAACTGGGAGATATTATCCAAATATTATTTATACTTTTAATAAAAGATTAAATCGACTTTCACATGTACGTAATTCAGTACCTGATGGAAGAAATGAATATGAAATTTATTGGTTTGAAGAGAAAGATTTAGGAATTATGGCACGCAGCCTTTCCCATTATAAAAGACAAATTAGTGAATGGAAAAGAGTATAAAATTAAATATAAATAACCGATAACCAAAGTTTTAATAAATTGAAAACAAATAACGCAAAAATTGATGATTTATCTGTAAATTATTTAACAGTTAATAATTTACAGATAAATATTAAAAGTGGTTCTATTGTAAATAATTATACAACAATTATTGAAAAATCTAGAAAAATACAATGTAATATTAAAGAAATTGTACTAAAAGTATCAAATTGAAAAAAGAAATTAAATAAATTGTACTAAAAGTATAAAATTTAAATATATATATATATATATATAAATGAGTAGTAACGCAAGTTTTAACAAATTAAATGCAAATGAAGCATTAATTGATGATTTAACAGTTAATAATTTAACAATAAATAATAGAAATGGTTCTATTAATCATAATGATACAACCATTATTTCAAAATCAAAAAAAGTAAAATGTACTCTTGAAGAAATTGTCGATAATCTACATGTTGTAATTAAAGCAACGGATGGTGAATTATTATATTGTGCTTCTAAAAAAAATCCTGATACAACATATCTATCTAAAACTTTTTATGGTAATCTTTATTATCGTTTTGTATTAAAAACATGTGTAAAAAGTGATAATGGAAGATATTCTATTTTAACAATAGATTCAAAAACTATAGAAGAAGGAAGGAATTTAGTATATGATTGGTTTCAAGAAACTTATTTAATTGTTCATTCAAATAATATAAATTTTTTACATGGTTTTGAACATAGATATAATCTAGAATTATTACCATATTATTGTATGTTTGATACTTCATTAACACAATCATCTAATATAGATAATACAGAAGTTCATATAGTTCATAAAGTGAAAGATAAACATTATATTGGAATAATTAATAATAATAATGTATATATTAAAATAGATAATGACAAAATACTAAATGCAAATGATTATTTTGGAAAAACTATTAATATACCACTAATTAGAAAAGCATTAATTAATAATATAAGTTTACATGATAAATCATTTATATATGATAATAAAAATTATAATACAATAATACCATTATATCACATTCATGATAATATGTCTTTATTTACTGAAGAATTAAATAATAGAACTATAGTTGCAACAAGAAATGAATATCTAAAAAATTACTTTCAGTTAGACATAAAACCTGACTTAACAAAGATAAATGTTATAATGTTTGATGTGTATTGTTGTACAGAAATTATAATGAAAAGTAATGATGGTAATTTTATTATGATTTTTAGTTATGAAAATAGTGATAAATATGTATTTTATGATAAACATAAAAAAAGTTTTATTATTGTTCATTTAAGATATAATATAAGTGATTTACAAGAAGATAGAGATAAAATTGGTTATTCATTTATTATGAATAAATTATATAGATTACATTATGCTGATAGTTATAATTTTAATGATGGAAATTATACATTGAATAATATAAATGGAAATTATGTTACACTTAAAAATAATAAAGATAATAGTATTGTAGCGATAAGAAATGATGTATTTGACCTAACAAATAATTTATATGGAAAAATTTTAAATTTCACTTTCATTCCATATTTTGAATATATTTATAAACATTAAGTTTTAAGAAAAATTATAATAGTAAAATAAATACAAAAAAAAAGATAATATTTAAGTCCATTATACAACAATTATTGAAAAATCTAGAAAAATACAATGTAATATTAAAGAAATTGTAGATAATCAGCATGATATAGTTAAATCAAAATACAGTGAATTATTATATTTTGGGATCAATTTTGTTCTTGACACAAGAGATATTTTAAAAACATTTAAGGGCAATGTTTATCATCGTTATCGGGTAATAAATAGTAAAGAAAATAAAAATGGAATATATTCTATATTAACATATGAAAATAAAGGATTTTTTTCACATATGATTGGACTATGAAAACTTATATTCATTCAGAACATAAAATATTTTATAAACATTAAGAAAGTAAAAATTATAATAGTAAAATAAATATAAAAAAAATTATTTATTATTATTAAGTAATAATTTAATGTCACCACTTTCATGTGCTTCAGTAACAGATTTATATGGTTCAAATTTTGGACTCTCTCCAGATCAAATTGTACAACAAACATTAAAAAATAATCAAAAATGTGCAGAAAAAAATTCAGTGTATCAAAATAATTTAAAAGAAAATGAAATAGCAGGAAAAGCAAATTTTAAAGAAACATATCCACCCGAAACATTTGGTAATTTGAATGGTCATAATACTAATATTCCACAAAGAACAAATCCTTCTGAAAGTAACTTAAAAAGTACAAATTTTGGTCCACAACCTGCGCCTTTAACCGAAAATGATAGTAAATTTGCTAGAAGATTAGCATGGACAGATAAAAATAATCATTGGCCAACTGAACAAGGATTTTCAATGTTTAATAGATTTCAAAATCCATTTCAATTAAGAGAAAACTTTGGTGCACCTAAAACTGATTCAGAATGTTTACATCAGTTAGTTACAGTAGTAAAAGAATTATTACTTGTTCTAAAAATAATAATGTTAGTACTAATTTTATTGTTTGTGATTAAAATATTGGAAAAGAAAAATTAATAAATTTGAATAAAGAAAAATTATTTTTCTATTACTTCATACATTAGAACTTTACAAAATATATTTTTAACAGAATATTGTTTTGAATTATCAAAATTTTCTCTAAATTCTTCAATTGATAATTTACCACCATATTCTTTTAGCGTCTGTATAGGAGGTGCTGGTTTGATTGTATAATTTGGACCAAATAATTTTCTATACATATGTGCAATTAGATATACTCTACTTTGATAAATTATTGAATTTAAACCATAAGTTTTTACACAATTTGGACTACAAAAATTTCCTGTAACTTTAAATCTATTTAACTCACAATTATAATCAATTGGTAAAAAAAAAGGTTTGTTATTGAAATTATGATGACAATGATAACATCTATATGGACTAATTAAAATTTCATTACCACTATCATATTCATTTGTAAAATATTTCATTACTTTCATATTTTTTTCTACTATTTTTTTACTAGAACTTTGTAATTTTGCAATCTTTGTTTTAATGTTTTTAATTTTATTTGAATTATCTGTTGGCATATCATAATTATCACATATTTCTTCATTATCCGAGTCCTCATAATCAGAATTTGTTAAATTAATTTTACATATTGAATTACCTTTCTTTTTTAAACTTTCTTTAATATCATCAACTTGTACTATTTCTTTATTTGAATGAACTTTAATATTTAAGTTTCCAAATAAAATATTTCGTGCTTCATAATTATCATCTATTTGTTTTATTTCTTCTTTATAATTATTTTCAGAAAATGATATAGGTCCATTTTCAATTAATTTAGTGGTAGTTTCAACTTCCCATTTTTTCTTTCTTCCTCTCTTCTTTTTAACTTGTTCAATTTGTAATTGTTCTATATCTATATTTGGGTTATCTTCTATTTCTGGTTGAATTTTTTTCTTTCTTCCTCTGGTTTTTTTAAGTGGTTCATCACTTATTTCTGATAACTTTTTTTCTGAATTATCCATTAGAATAATTTAAAATAAAACTTTAAATAAAACTTTAAATTATTTAAAGAATATTTTAAATAATAAATCTATAAAAATGTATGTATTGTACTTATCTACTTTAAGTTTTATTTTATTTACTTTATATAATTGTTTTTCTGATAAAAGAAATAAGAATTTAACATGTAAAAAACTAGATGATAAAAATAATTATTCATTTATAATTAAAAATATTGAATTTTTCAAGAATGGTAAATGTGTTGAATTAAAAAATTACAATAATTACTATTTTAAACAAAACAATATTGAACTAAATGTAAATTTTATATATGATTTTTTTGTTGTAAATTATATTTATAATAATACTGAGTATAAATATTATTCAGAAAATGGTTTTTTGACATTTCCAATGTATTCAAGCGAACAAATCAAGAACTATGTATATATCAATAAAATTAGTAGTGCAAAATTGTTAGTTACAGAAACTGACAATAATAAAATAAGTGTTACAGATGAAATTGATATATTACCAATGTTAATTCCGTTTATAGGACCCAATTATAATTTTTATGAAGATCTAGAATATATAGGTACAAATGTTACTAAACTTAATGTAGACAAAATTTTAACATATTTAAAATGTAAAAATGAAAACACGTATGATAAACTTGATACGGTAAATAAAAATTATAAATTACTATTTTATGATAATTTTAACAATGAATATAATATAGATTCTAATTATTTAAGATGGAACCCTGAACTAAAACTCTAATTACGTTACATAAATCTATTTAAAAAAATACTTCAAAATTAATAATAATAATTATGAAAGATTCTGATAGAATCGTAGAAATTAAAACTGTTCAATCAAATGCAATACGAATATTATTTGAAGCGCTAAAAGATATTTTAACAGATGTTAACTTACAAATATCATCATCAGAAGGATTAAAAATTATATCAATGGATGGTTCAAAACAGGCAGTTGTAAATTTAAAATTAGAAGCAAATAAATTTGAAAAATTTTATTGTAAAAATTCCATGCGTGCAGGATTAAATATGACATCATTATATAAAATTATCAAAAGTGTTAAAAATAGTGATATAATTACATTTTATATATTAGCAGGTTCAAGTACTAAATTACAAATTGAAATAGAAAATAAAGAAAAGAAAACAAATATTTTAACTGTTTTAAAATTACTAGATATAGATGAAGATATCTTAGATATTCCTAATATTGAATTTGATACTGTTAAAACAATGCCATCAAATGATTTTCAGTCTTACATCCGAGAACTTTCAATAATTACAAATAAAGTTACATTAGAATCCAAAAATAATACATTTTCGTTGTCCGGAGAAGGTGATTTTGCAGAAACAAAAATTAATGTTGGTGATTCAAATACTATCGATATTAAAACAGAGCATCATGCTATGGGTACATTTTATATTAAATATCTATTATTATTTACAAAAAGTACGAATTTATGTACGACAGTTGAGATTTATTTGAAAAATAAATTTCCATTAATTTTAGTATATAATGTTGCTAATCTAGGTAAATTACAATATTGTCTAGCGCCATTAGTTGAATAAGTAAACATAAAAAATTTAAAATATCTATATAAAATTAATAATGAATAAGTATATTGTTCAAATAATTATTCATTATTCATTATTCATTATTAATTTTATATATAAATAATAAATTAAAGTAAGTTAAACTAAATTACTTAAATTACTTAAAAAGTTATAAAAGATAAATTTAAAAAATGTTAAAAGTCGGACTAACTAATAATGAACAAGGATCCTTTTTAAATTTACCATCTATATCAGACGAAATTTTACCAACTGTTACTGTAGTAACACCAACATATAATAGACATGATAATTTCGAAATAGCAATCAGAAATTATAAAAATTTTAATTATCCAAGAGATAAATTATATTGGATAATTTTAGATGATTCACCTAATGATTCTCTTAAAAAACAATTACCTGATGATAAATCTATTAGATATATTTATAGTTCTAAAAGAGAACCTATTGGAGAAAAAAGAAACAGATTAGCATCTGAATGTACAACTGATATTATTTGTCATATGGATGATGATGATTATTATTATGTAGATTCAGTAAAAATTAGAGTAATTGCTATGTTAGCAAATAAGAAAGCAGTATCTGGATGTATTGAATATAATTGTTATAATTTAGTTGACGACAGTCAGTTTATTGCAAGAGGAAAGGAAGAATTAATGAATATTGGTGAAGCATCACTATGTTATTTAAAAGATTATTGGAAAGAATTTAAATATCTTGATACAGATACGCATGAAGAATCAGTGCATTTTCTACAAGGTAATTTATCGAATTATGTAGATGTTCCTTGTTTATGGATATTATTAAGTATTACTCATCAAAATAATGTTTCTGGTAGAAGAGCAACTGCACCCGTACTTGCATTTTCATTTTTAGATGCATTACCAGCTGCTGATTTTGAATATATTAAATCATTAAAAATGAAATTAATGACAAAAGACACATTAAATGCAGAAGCAATTGATATTGTTAAGAAACTTAAAAAATCAAATAATCCAGAAAAAATTATTGATAGTTTATCTATCAAATTAAGAAAAAATATATTTATTCGTGAATATTTAAATAATAATCCTACTAAAAGAAGTTGTAGTGAACAAGATTATTTGATTATTTGTTGTTCAGGACAATATATTAGAGAACTTGATTTTGAAAAAGAAAAAGAACTAGTAGAATTTATAATAAGTAATAAAAATAAATATCGTTTTACAATTTATACTAATTGTGAAAAAGGATACTCATTAGAAGGAATTACACTAAGTCCATATTGGAAATGGAGAACAGGAAATAAATATAATAAATGTTTAGTTTATGCAGATCCATCACATTTAAAATTAAATATTAATGTAAATAATATTATGTTTTACAATAAATATAATTTTGATGTACCTGAAATGAATAAAGCAAAAGTAATAGGTAATTTTGAAAACCAATAAATTGATTTGAAAACCCAACAAATTTTACATTATTTTAAGTATTTATTTGAAGAACTTTTAATAACATTTCCAGTTGTTAAATCAGTTTCAATTTTTTTTACCATTTAATATAATAACAGAAGTAGATTTTGAAAAACTATTTTTATTATTTTTATTTCTAATATTAAAATTTGCCATATGTGGAAATAATGAATTCATACTAAAATTAATTCTAGAACTAAATGGATTATTCACCCAATGTGGATTATGTGTATTAAATACAAAGTTAAATAATTCATTTGCATCAGTGAATTCATTTTTACCACGTAAATTATCATATACATTTCCATTATCATAAACTATTTTTTTTTCTGGGTCAGATAATACTTGGTATGCTTCAGATATATTTTTAAAATGTTCTGGATTTCCTCCTTTATCTGGATGATGTTTTACTGCTAATTTTTTATATGATTTTTTAATTTCTTCTAAACTATATTGTTTATTAAGTTCTAGTATCTTATAGTAATCAATTTTACAATTCATATTATAAATATAATTAAATAATTTTTTAAATATATTTATCATATTCATTTTTTTCTATTTCAAGTAATTGTGGTACTATATTTCTATAAAAAGGTCTTATATCTTGATAATTCGCTAGTAAATCTTTTTTACTAAATAGTTTAATTTCTTTTTTTTCAAAAAGTCCTTCTTTTTTATAATTTAAAACTAGTTCATCTTCTAAAAATGTTCTATGATTATTAAAAAAGTATGGAATACTACATAATACTTGAGGTTTAACATAAAATAAAAAAGTTGTATATCTTTTTGTATAACATAATGATACTAAATTATTTGTTACTAATTTATTTAATTGATTTTGATTTCCTAAAAATCCATCTAATTCTTCATATCCTTCACGTATTGCAGTATCAAAAATCGTTTCATCATTATTTGATGAACCACCAAAATCACACCAATAATTACTATTTTGTTCACGCCCTAATAAAAATATAATACTTCCTTTTAATATTGTGACAGGTAATATTCCTGCACCCATAATATCATTAATTCTATCAAATTTTTAAGTATGCATTAAAACTATACTCTTTAAATTTACTTAAAGATAATATAAAAATTAAACTAAGTAAGCATGAATGCCCGAGTGGTCTAAGGGGTGCGACTCAAGTTCGCATGGCGAAAGCCTCGTGGGTTCAAATCCCACTTCATGCTTAAAATTTATCAATTTTGATTTATAGTAATCATATATGATAAATTTTACGATTTTTTTAAAGTACTTAAAAAATTACATGAGTCATTTATAATAAAATAAATCATGGACACTACCTCTAACAATATTGATATTGTGTGGTTATCAGTTGATCCAGTTCAACAAAAAGTTGATTACTATCCAAAAAAAATTGCTGAAAGAATAGAAAAATCATTTAATGAACAACATGATAATATTATAAGAGGAGTTCCGGTGACATGTATACTAGGAAAAGATTTTTTTAATGCAACTATTCATTTTAAAAATGATGAAAATTTTTATCAAACTACACCAGGATTAACATTGGGGAGAGCAGGTTATAAGCAACCTGGATATAGGTCTGTAAGAAGAGTAAAAGTTCCAGATAATAAAAATATTAAAGTTTTTACAAAACAAATTCATAGAGAGTTAAGAATTACAAATAGTGCAATTGATTCAGAGAAAGACTTCACTGAAAAAGTACCGGTAGAATGCATTATTAAGAGTAATTTAGTTGTTAATCCTGTTGAAATTTCAGTATGGAAACCTGAAAATTTAGATTCAAATGATTCAGATTTAGAAACAAATGTTGTAATTTGGCAATGGTGTAAAGGAGTTCCAGAAAGACAAGGAGATTTAATGAAATTAACAGATGATTGGTGGGAACCATATTTATATGAACAAAATTTGTTAATTGAAAATGCTTTTATTAATGATAAAACAATTACTACTATTATTCTTCCAAATAATACTGAAAGAATAATTCAATTTATTGAAAATAGTGTATTTGCTAAACAAAAAGATATTAATAATAAACAAAGATTAGTTCGACGAAAAATTGTAACTATTCAAGAACTAATTGAATTAATCTATAATATTAATAAAAAACCTATTGATGTTACATTATTACATTCATTAGTCTCATCAGATGAAATACCTCATGAGTTCTTATGTTGCATTAGTCAAGATATCATGGTAGACCCAGTTAAGACGATTGATGGATTTACTTATGATAGAAATTCCATTGAAAAATGGTTTGAAAATAGTTGTAAATCTCCACTAACAGGGTTACAATTAGAAAGTAAATATCTAGAACCAGATATTTATATAAAATTAAAAATTGAAGAATTTACAAAATTAAAATTAAAAAGTAATGTAAACTTAGCACCTACTGAACAATTAATATCGTAATATGGAAAAGTTAATTAAGTTTTATATTTTTTAATAATTTTTCTTAAATTGTAACTAAATTTAATCATGTGTTTATCATATATATTTTTCTGTTCCATTTTAATTTGTTATTACTTATACTTCATAGTTTATGTATAACAATAGGATTTAAATTATGGATAATATTTAAAAAACTAAATATTTAAAAAATTATTATATATTAATATATTAATAGTTATGAAAAATAAAATTAAACTTTTATCTATAAAACCTTTAAAATCAGGGCATAAAAAATATGTTGCTGAATTTGAAATAATAACTAAAGATGGTAAAAAAAAGAAAAAAAACACAAAATTTGGTGCAAAAGGTATGTCTGATTATACAATACATAAAGACACAGAACGTCGTAATAGATATATAAAACGTCATACAAAAGATCTTCGAACAAATGACCCAACCAGAGCAGGATTTTTATCAATGTATGTATTATGGAATAAAAAATCTTATAAATCAAGTTTATCAGATTATAAACGTAGATTAAATGCATATAATAGAACAGGTAAATTTCAGAAATCTATACAAGGAAGTTCATTAAAATCTAAATTTGGAAAATATACTAATTCTGCGGTAATAAAAAATGTACATAAATATTTAGATTTTTACAATTTTAATAATAATAATAGTTTTGGTCGTGTTTATTTATATCCTTTTTTAGTAGATAAAACACGTTTTAGAAATCTTCCGCACGACATAATTAAAAGAATAGAACAAGAACTTCAACTAAGTGATATAATTAATCAATACAAAAGTTATCGCGATAAAAAACAAGTATTTAAATTAATAACAGGTGAGTTGGGTGAAAGACAAACAGATAATCCATATGAATATATTTTTGATTGGGATCCATCTGATGAGCAATCAGTTGAATGGTTAGAAGAAGCATCTAAATTATTAACTAAATCTGATTTGAATAATAATTATTGGAAGAGTAATGTTGCAAAATTTATTTTAGGATTCGAAGAAGTTCATAATTTATATGCACCAGGACAAAATAGTAATTATGATATGAGTGAAAAATACATGAAAATATTATTAAATAAAATAGGATTTCAACCTGCTTTAATGGAAGATAATATGCACTTTTTAGATAGACAAGATGTATTAGATTATTTTCAAGTACTAGAAAATAATTTTGGAAAAGTTGAAAAATCAAAAGTTCCTGATAATGTTAAAAATCCCAAACTATATTTAAAAATAAAAGCAAAAATTAAACAGGATGTTAAAAAGAAAAATAGACGTTGGGGCGCATATGATTCAGGTAGACTAGTCAGAGAATATAAACAATCTGGTGGTAAATATTCAGGAACTAAAAAATCTAAAACGAGTAGTAAAAAATCAAGTAATCTGGACCGTTGGTACCGAGAAAAATGGATAGATGCTTGTGCATGGCCAAAAAGAAAATCATGTGGTAGAACAAAAGCATTTATTAAATCAAAAGTTTCATATTGTAGACCTTCAAAAGTAATAGATTCAAATACTCCTAAAACAGTACAAGAATTAACAAAAGCACAAATTAAAAAAAGATGTGCAAAAAAATCCAAAAATCCTAAAAAAATAGTGAGAAAATAATTACTTAAAATATTACTATAATAATAATAATAAGTAAAATAATGGATGACTATGAAAGAGGAAAGTGTAGTCCTATAAGTAAACATTATGAATTTTCTTCAACAAAAAAAATGGTAAAAATAATTAAATTTTATAGAATATTATTTGCATTACAAATATCAATCATATTAATTTATTATATTTATAATTTATGCGTTTAGTGTAGCGATTAAAAATATAGTAAAATAATATAACATGACAAGTGAAGATAATAATTTACATGAAAGACTTCTATCTTTAGAAAATGAAGTACGTAATTTAAAAATGGGAACATCTGTAAGTGAACAAAAAACAAAAAAGGAAAAAAAACCTAGAGCGCCGACTGAATACAATAAATTTGTTAGTGTATACATTAATGAACAAAAAGAAAAATTAGGGAGTGATTTTAATCATAAAGTTGCATTTGCTGATGCTGCAAAAAAATGGAATGAGAAAAAAGAATCTAAAAAAGAAGAAAAAACTGAATAATTAAATAATTTAATATGTAATTCAATAAATCATGAATAAATCATAACATTTATTACAAATATAACAATTAAATAAATTAAATTCTTTTATTTCATGATTGCAATCAAAACAGTGATTATTTAATTTTGAATTTTTTTTAAGGTAATTTTTAAAAAAATATTCTTTTTCTTCTAAAGTACTATCAGCAAAATTTTTATTTAATTTTACATAATAGTCAAATGAAAAATTATTATGATTTTTTATTTTTTTGAGTATAAATTCATCTATAAATATCCCAAATTGTCTTATATTTGAATTTTTATTCCAATTTTTAATAATATTTTTCAAAAAAACTGTTATGTATTGATTATTTTTATAATTAAAACAGTATAAAATGTTTTGTTTTAATAATTTACAATAATATATTTTAACTTTAGTGAACAAATTTGAAATAATTAGTAATAATTCTGCTGAAGGATAAGTGAATATATTATCATAATTAATTAATAAACAATCTTTATTTTGTAATTCTTTTATTAACGTTAATAAATTAACTACAGTATTTCTTATAGAAATATCATTATCAAAACAAAAAAGAATATTATAAATTATATTCTTTTCACTGGTAATTTCATTTATTATAATATTATCATATGAAATACTAAAATCATCTGTATCTAGTGTATTTAATTTAAATACACTAATAATTTCTCTTAATAAAAAATACTCTTTCTTTTTTGATTGGTTATTTAAATAAGAAAATTCGTTTAATATTTCTAAATTAGTATTTATTTTTGAAAATTCTTTATATAATTCACAATTAATAAGAGATTTTGAAGGTCTTGATATACCAACTGAAAAAACACAATTATTATAATCAAAGTTGTTATTATTATTTTCATTATTATTTTTAAGTGTAAACATAATACATTACTTATAATTTTAAAAACTATTTAAGTAAGTTAAATTATTTAAACTTTTAAACTATTTATAATTAATAAAATGTATGGATTTATTGTAACAACACATTTTAATAACTATAATATAATTAAAAAATGTCTTGATTTACTTTTTAGTATTATTCCAAATGAAAGTTTTGTAGTATTATATGTCAATGAAACAAAGTGTGGTAAAGTCTTAAATATTAAAAATGACTATTTGTCCTTCAAAGATAAATTTGATGTAATTTATATTGATAATCAAGAAAAAAATTGTGGACTAACAGGTACTTGGAATCAAGGTATAAATTATTTATTAGATAAAAAAGATTTTAATTGTAAAGTTATTACTATATTAGGACATGATACATATATAAATAAAGATATTAAATACTTACTAGATGATGCTTTAAATGCAGAAAATAATAAAAATTTAAAATACTTTGGTCCTCTTTATAAAAATTATAAAGGTAAAACAGATGAATTATGGCAAGATGAACTTTATTATAAAAATTATACTAAAAAATTTATAATAGGTTCATTATTTACATTTCCAGTAAATAGTTTGATAGAAAATAAACTAAATAAAGATTGTTTTTTTGATGCTGATAGATTTCCATTTGGTTATAATGATATCGATTGGTATAATAGATTTATTAAAATTGGGGGCAATGCAATAATAATTCCTCAATGTATTATTGATCATAAGTATGAACGTACATGGATCCCATATGATAAAAATCTTAAAAATTATAGAATTAACAATAATAATAGCAAAACTCCAAATGAACATACCGTGAATGATAACGAAATTGAGAAATTATTTTTAGTCAATAAGATCGATGAATTGAACTTTGATTGGATAAGTTATCTGAGTAAAAATAGGGATTTACGAAGTAAAGGAATTAGAACATCTAAAGATGCATTAAATCATTATTTAACAATCGGTATACATCAAAAAAGATCATTTTAAGATTTACTGAATAGTAATAAATTTTATTAAATGATACTAAATGTGTCTTTAACAGATTTAAAATCCCAGAACATTTCCTGTGCATTACCCAAATAATTATAAATTGGATTAAACATATCACCATAGTATGTAACTCTAAAATTGTCCTGTTTATATTTATTTTCAGGATACCACCATGCAGGAGCAGCAAAACAGGTTAATCTACCAGGTGCAGCAGAACCATCAACATCAGATAAACATGGTTGTAATCTCATCGATTCTAAAGTATTATTTGGATTCCATGTAAATGGTATTTCATTTATATCTTGTTCTTCTTGTCTTTTTTTAACTTTATTGTAAGCATCTAAAAATTCATCTTGTTCGATTTTTAGTTCTTTAACTGTTGGCACCGTTTTAAAGTTTGATACTTTTTTAAAACTTGATAAATTACAAAAAAGTAAACATATAGTAATAATTACTAAAATACTTGTTAATAATAAAATACCAATCATTATTTAATAATAATTATTTATTTTTTTTTCTTTTTAATAATTAAATAATGACAAGTATTCATGAAAATAAGAGTTTAAAAGATATTAATTTATTGAATTTTTTAAATGGTATTAGAACTACTACATACACAGTACCTGAAGAATTTGGATTTCAAACAACCGGTAATATTGGTTCTCTTTTAAATTCACACCCTACTAAATTAAGTAATATTTATGACGGAATAATGTTTAATCCAACAAATCGAACAGATTCATCTGGAACAATTATTGGTAGAGTTCATCCAATGAAAAATGATTGGACTATTTTAACAGTGGAACAACCACCTACACCGCAATTATATTGTAATGAGCAACCTCTATCAGAATTAATGCCATTTTATCCAAATGGTGTTCCAAATAAAATATTAAATCCAACTTGCAATATGACAATTGATGGTGTTGCATCACCAACATTAGCAGGTATTAGTATGATGGGTGGAAATGATCCCAGTATGTTCAACAATCCACATAATGATATTGGTCATCAAATAAATGCGTATGGATATGCCAATAAATATGGTACTAGAGCACTCGGTGAAGGAAAAGTTGCTTGTCAAGAACTAACAGAAGGATTAAATGTTCCACCATTAAAAGTTAAAAGAAATAACCATAGTGCATATGTTGCTAATCCTGGCTTATCACTTCCAGGGCAAACCGATTTACAAGATCTTTATACAGTTGGAAACTGGACCGATCCACAGAAATTTCCAAATAACTTCATCAATAGATTTAACGAAAATGTTGGACAAGGTTGTAGTGAAACTCCCGTAAGACCAATACACAGAGGACCAGGGGGAAGAAAAAATAATTAAAGTTAATTAAAAATTAAAAAAGTAGTCCTTGATTTCTTCTATTTTGTACTTTAGATTTAGATTCTTCTATTTCTTTTTGAACACGTTTTTGTCTTTTAACAAATTCTATTTCAGAATCTGTTAAATCTAGACTTTCATTTCTTTTATTAACCAATTCTTCTAATTTTTTATTTAAATTATCATCAATTATTTCTTTAAAATTTAATGAATTTACTAAATTGCTATCATTACTTTCCAGCGCTTCGCTTTTACCAGATTGTAATTTATTAAAATCATAATATTTATCTGTGGAGTGATCTTCTATATAATTCATACCAAATTCAAATATATTTGATGATTTAATACTTCCTGATTCTTTCAATATTATTTGCGAATCTTGTAAATTTCTTTTAGATTCTTCTGGAACTTTATAATGAATTGAATAGGGGTTATCATTATTCTCAAAAGTATTTACTTTTTCAAATTCTGTATTAAATTTTTCATGAAAATTTTCATCATTTATGTCAATTTCATTTGTTTTTTTTATTACATGATCAACTTGATATTCAATCTCTGACTCTGGTAAGTCAACTTCAACTACATTCATTTTTTCTTTAATGTTTTCATATGCAGTTTGAATTCTTTGAAATGCTATTTCACGTTCTTTTTTTGTCATTCCAATAATAATTTGTGATGAATCAGGATGATATATTCTTGAAAGTTCGTAATATGCATTTTTAACAATTCTAAATGTTGCTTTTGTTGTTATACCTAATAAATCATAATCAGAAAGTTCCATTTATTTAATTTTAATATAAATTTGTTTTAATTTTATTTAATTTTACACAAATTTATATTTCACATTTTAATGTTTTCACAGATTAATTTTAATTATCTTAAATTTTCTAATTTGTAAATAGTTCTGTTTATTAATTCATTAATTTCATCTTTAATATTATCTAAATCAGAGTCTAAATGTCCAATTTTGGTTTTATTATTAATTCTTTGAAGGCCTTTCAAATATTCTACACAATTTTCAGAATTATTATCTAAATCAATTGCACTGTAATCTTCTAATACACCATATTTACCCTGGAATGTTTCTATGTACTGATCTAATAAGTCTTCTATTTTTTCGTAAAAAGTTTCAAATGCTTTATGTCGTGAGTAACTTTTAGTTTGTAAATGATAAACATGAATTTGTATTTGTGAGTGTAGTAATGCATTTGCAAATGTTTGATTTGTTTTTAAAATTTCTCTAATGTTGTTCATTTATCTTTTTTAAAATAATAAAAATAAAAAAAAATTATAAGTAATAATTATTAAATGACAATAAATAAATTTATACTAGGTACTAAACAATTTTTTAATAAAAAACCAGTTAGAATAGTAGTAGCACTTTTAGTTATAGCAATAATAATGACAGGAATATCATTTGGAGTAATTGCATTAGTTAAAGCATTATCTGATCCTTGCGCTAAACAAACAGGAACTACATGGGATAAAGATTTAAAAGTTTGTGTAAAAGATTCGTGTCAGATGGATAATGGAGAAGATGGAATAGTTTGTAAAAATAAAAAAACCAGGGGAGTTAATACGTGTATACCAAAAGATTATTGTGATTATTTTGGTCCAGAGGGTCAATATTCATATGATGAAGAATCTTGTATGTGTAAATTAGATTGTTCATCTCTTGGAGAAGAATACCAAGGTTTTACAACAGATGGATTACAAAATGAAATAAATATGCAAAAATCAGGTGATAATTATATACCTGTAGGTGATGGATTAATATGTGGTTTACCATGTAATATTTCAGACAAAAAATTTTGCAAAGTTGGTGATTTATGTGCAAAGAGTATAAATTATAATAAACAAACTTCGACAAAAGAACCATTTTTACCTGGTCAATGTTTACCATCGAATTTTGTTTTATGCAATAAAGATAAGAATATTGCTTGTAGTTCACAGGACGATTGTATTACAGATGATGAAGGTAATGTTGTTTGTAAATTTAAATATTGCGGTGACGGTGATGATAAAGTAATTGCTTGTACTTCAGATTCGGATTGTGGAACAGGGTCTGAATTTATCGGTTCTTGTAGTGATAGTAATATTATAAACTCAAAAAATGGTAAATCAAAACAATTTAAAAAGGTTAAATATTGTACAAAGACCGATAAATCTTCTATAAATCCATTTTGTTTAAATATAGACAATATTGGTGAAAATTCAGATAGTCAAATTGTAAGTGGTTGTGGTCTAAAAAAAGGTGTATCAGATGCTAATCATCAATGTCCACATAGTACAAACCCTCCAGGTTGTGCTATAAATGGTTTATGTGATAATGGTTGGCAAGCAATACCAAATGGTGGTAAACAAAAATGTTTACAAACTTTAACTCCTACAAGTTTGTCAGAGGGAGATTGTTGTGATGGAAATCATACTGCAGTAGATCCATTTGGTAATAAATTTTGTTGTATAAAAGAAACAACAAATAATCCTTCTTGTTTAAATAAAACTCAAAAACCATATTCTGCTAAATTATTAAATAATCCACTAGGTTCTGATTTGACAACTAAAATAAAATGTACTACTAGTCCTGATGAATTAAATATTTTAAATAAAATATTATGGGGTAAATTGGGATTATCAGATAAAGATAATCCTAATGATCCAAATAGTATAAATTATACAGGGTTTTACTGTGGTATAAAAAAAAATGGTGAAGATCCAAAATACTTGTATTCATTTTGTGGGCATGATAACTCAGATATAGAATTTACTACTATTAATGGTCATACTACTAGTTTTTGTAAAAAGAAGGGTAAATGTAAATTTACAGGTGACTCTTGGACAGATGGAACGTTAGATTTAAATGGAATAACAATTCCATATTGTAAAAAAGATAGTAGTTCACCCGAAAAATATTGGAATATTGAAGCAAATACTCCAAATGATACTGGTTTCAGTACTTCTTATAGTATGTCACCTGATAGTTGTCCTAATCCTATAGATATGGAGACTTGCGCAAGTACTAATGTTGCTAGTACACATGGATATATTACAGATGTAGAAGTTACAGGTAATAATAAATGTAAATTTACAGTTAATTGTGATGAATATACTGTTTCAGCACCACCAAAATCTGGTGAAAGTATAACATTAAAATGGAATCAAATAAATCAAGCGGGTACTTATGATAATAATCCAAATATTGACTATAATAAAATATTTGGAACTAAAAAAATATCACAAAAAAATCCAAGTGGTTATCCAGATAAAAACTGTTCGGGTAATTCTTTAGGATTTGCACAAGGTATTACTGATTCCGTATATACTCGTGAAAGTGGACCTGCGGGTTATTCATGCGTGAATAATGATAAATTAAGCAATTTACTATCTTGGGATGGTGTATTTTGTGAAGGTTCACAATTAGATAAATCATCCGGAGCATGTAATTAATCAAATAAAAAAATAAAAAAATAAAAAAATATATGTATATAATTATAATGTTATTTAGAAATATAGAAGATTTTGAAGATGATTTATTAGGAGAGAAAAATAAAATTAATCTAAAAGGTATAGATGATACTAAATTTAATATAATTATAGATCAAACTAATAAATCAGGAATATTAACTGGACTTGATCCACAAGGAAAAGTAGACTTCCCAACTTGTGGAACTATAAAATTACCTAAAGGATCTACTGCTGAAATTCAAGGTCGTACTGGTATAAAAATATCATGTGATGAAGTTAAAGGTATGCCATATAATAAAATATCATGTATGGATGGTGAAAATTTAGCTGAATGTTGTGGAAAAGACGTATGTAGTGAAAAAGGTGGATGTTATCAAATTCAATATAATCAAAAAACAACAGAATTTAAATGTGTAGGTGGGACACCATCTAAACTTAGTAATTTTTTTGGTTGTGATTCTAACGATGGTTGTATTGCTGCAACTAATCTCAACAATGCTATGTCTCAAGATACTTGTATTGATTTATGTAAAAAATATAAAAAATGTGATAATAAAAATCTAGTGACTTTTCATTCAACTACAAGTTCAAATGAATATTATGATTATAATACTTCTTTCCCAAATAATCCCTGTAATTTAAAAAATAACACTGTTCAAATTAAATCAAAGGGAGATTGTAATCCTGATATTCCAGGTATTTGTATAAAAGTTCCAAATGTTATATATCCAAAAGTGTGTGATTTAGTTAAAAGAAATAGTAATGGATGTAATGATGTTAATAATGGTTTAAATCCAGATGGTTCAACTCCAATGAAATCTGGTGGTGATTGTGATTTAAATTCAATAAATAATATTCCTTTTGGTGTTAATGTTACTGCTTATGGTCCTCCTAGAGTTAATTATGTTCCTTTTGATTGGTGTGTAGGAAATTTTGTAGATGAAAAAGATATGTGTCCAATGAAAGGTAACTGTGGTAGTCAGGGTAATCCACAATATTTTAATTATAATAATACAGGTGATTTAAAAGAAACTTCTTGTTCATTAAGTTTTAAATTAGATCCACAAAACCAACTTGCATGCGATTAAATATAAATAATTGTTTTGTTATATAATTATTATAATGTCTTCTTGTAGTGTCTCAATTAAAGATTATTTATATGCCTAGGAAAAAATAAAAAAGAATATATCAAAATTAAAAGATTAATGTCCAGATAAAGTTTTAAGATTTATGTTATAAAGAGAATCTACAAGTACTATTAAAAAATTAATTGATTGCACTTGGTCAGATTTTTCAGATAAAAAACATTTATTTAAAATAACAAAACTTAAGTGTAAGGACCTGTAAGGACCTGTAACAAGTCTATTTAGAATTATTATATAGTAAATTTTTGCAATTACTTAAAGATTTACTATATATTAATTCATAGAAAGATGGGACCAGTAATGAATATTGCAACTGTGATTATGACTTTTATTTCATGTGTAAGTGGACTAACACCAACTATTACAAGTACACAGAAAGTTTCAAAATTTGTTCAAGAAGCAGAACTTAAACATGGTCGTGTTGCAATGGTAAGTACATTAACTATTCCCACACTAGAAATTCTAAATGGTAATCATCAAGGTATTTATGAACTTAGTTCGCAACCAATTACTTTTCAACTAAGTCTTCTTGGGGTATTTGCCTGTTCTGAAGTATCACAACTTCTAAAAGCGTATCAGTATCCGATGGAACCAATGAAATGGTTTAATATCAAAGAATGTCATGTACCCGGTGAATATTCATTTGATCCACTAGGATTTTCTAATACCACTGAAAGTCTTTCGGATTATAAACGAACTGAACTATTTAATGGTCGCGTTGCAATGCTTGCGGTATTTGGTATTATAGTTCAGGAACTATGTACTGATAAAACTGTAATTGATACTCTTGTAGGTGGAATGTAATTATTAATGTTTGTGTTTAAATTTTAAATCATAAAAAATTTAGATTGTGTGATAATCATATTAGACTAGTGAAATAATTTTATTGTTTTTACTATATGAATACGAATAATATAATATGTCTGGTACTTTTTTAAAGTTACATATTATATTATTTATTTCTTAAGTTTTTATATAAATATTTTTTAAATTTTAAAAATCATCTAGAACTTCTACTGATTTTAAACCTCCATCAGTATTTAACTGTTCTGGTCTATTATAATCTGAAACACGTTGTTCAAAAAAATTACTTTTGGATTCTAAACAAATTGATTCCATAAATTTAAATGGACATTCATTTACATCGTACAATTTTGAATATCCAAGTTGATTTAATAAACGATTACTTACAAATTTAATATAGTCAGTCATTTTTTTAGCATTCATTCCTAATAAACTACATTTTAGACTTTCAGTAATAAATTTAATTTCAATGTTTACTGCTTCATCAAATAATTCATGCACTTCTTTTTCGGTTAATTTATTTTGAATATAACTATAAAGTAAAACCGAAAATTCTGCATGTAGTGATTCATCACGCGCAATAAACTCATTACTTTTTGCAAATGCTTTTGTCATTAAACCTTTTGTATATTTTAACCAGAATATAGCACAAAAACTCCCAGCAAAGAAAATTCCCTCTATTATCGCAAACGCAATTAAACGTTTTCCAATTGGAATACTCTTATCTAACCATTTACATGCCCATTTTGCTTTTTCTTGAACAGCGGGTAATTCTTCGATAGCATTAAATAATTGATGTTTACGTTCAGGATTTTTTACATAAGTTTCAATCATTAACGAATAGCATTCTGAATGTACACCTTCCATCATTGCTTGAAATCCATAACATAATCGCACTTCAGGTATTTCGATTTCTTCAGCAAAATTACAATTAATATTTTCAAATATTATACCATCACTACCTGCAAAAAATGCTAGAACATTTTCAACAAACAATTTTTCATTTTCATTTAATTTATTGAAGTCATTAATATCAGCAGCAAAGTCAATTTCTTCTGCTGTCCAGAAAGCTTGCTGTTGTTTTTTATACATATCATAAACTTTTGGGTATACAATAGGAAATAATACATATTTTCTAGAGTTCTTTTTAGTTAATAATTCGTCAGAGTTAGGTTGCATATTAAATACTAATAATATATTTATTTTGCCTTTAAATTAAAAAATTTTAAACAGTTGTTTTCAAATTACTTAAAAATAATAAAAACTATTAATTAAGTTTTAAATGGAATCAGATAGACAACTTTTAGAGTTAGTTTTACAGAAATTAGAAGAACTTGAACACTCCCACCTAAATTTAGAAAGAAAAGTAGATGAAATTCATAAAAATACAAAACGTATGGAAGATCATATTGATTTTGTAGAAAAAACATATGATAAAGTTCAGACACCATTTCATTATTTAATGGACAAAGTAAGTTTACTTTCATTTTCCCCTTTTAGAAAATCTGAAATTACACAAAGTGAAAAAGAAAAACTCGAAAATAAATAAAGTCAATAAAGTAAAGAAACTCAATAAAGTTAATAAAAAAATATATTAATTTATATATTACTTATATTATTAATGAGAACCGAAATAATATTTTTTGATTCTATACATGAATCAATGAAAGGAACAACTAGAGGTCTTATTGCTTTTATTTCATTAATAATTTTTGATTTTATATGGTTTTCTTTAAGTTCAAAAACTGTTTATAAAACAGTAACAAAAAAACCAAATATATATGCTGCAATATTAGTGTATCTTGTATTATGTTCTGCAATTGCTGTACAATTACCTAAAAGTTATTCTGAAGCACTTGTTTATGGATTATTAGTTGGTTTTGTTGTTTACTCAGTATTTAATTTAACTAGTTTTGCTATATTTAATTGGTCGTTAAGCACTGCTATAATTGATACTATTATGGGTACAATAAATTGTGGTATTGCAGCAAGTCTTATTTATTTTATTTATTTCAAAAATAAATAAAAAGTTTATTTTTTACATTGTCATATGGTCAAAAATGTATTATGATAATCATGGTATTAAAAAGAAAACATTAATGATAAATAATATTAAAGAAATCTTTATGATTTAATCTCTAAAATATGGAAACAAATGTATACAACACGTGCAACTTGTTATTATAAATATAAAAAATAAAATTAGTATTATATCGGAGATACACATTATTATAATATTAATAAAATTATTATAATAAAAAATAAATATTTTAATTTAAGAATTATAGAAATTATTAATAAAACAAATAACAATAATTCAAAAACTATTGTTTCATAATTAAAAATTCTAAAAACTTTAAATGTTAAAAAATGTCTTAAATTTTTATCACATCTATCAGATAACTTAATATTATCTAATAATCTAAGTATATTATAATTATCTTTACGATTAGTTGATTCATTTTCATCAGTAATAAATAAATTTTCTTTATGAGTTAATACTTTAATTTTATTTAATAATTTTAATATGTACAAATCAAAATCTAGATGTCCTAATGTTATTTTATGATTATTAATTATTTTATCAATAGATTTATTATTAATTATATATGCGGCCATTGAAGTAAAACCATTATTAAAATCAGAATGAATTTTGTAAATATCAAAATCGTAATTATTAATTATTTTGTTAATTTGATTATTAAATTTACTATTATCAATATTTAATAATGTATCATCTTCTAAAATTATAGAAAAGTCACTTTTTGGTGCTTCGCCTTTACTTTCTGATGCTTCAATTTTACTTACGTTATTTTTTCTTATTTTTTTCCATACATTTATATGTGCTAATGAAATACCTATGGCACTTTTTGCATATAATAAATACTTATCACTTTGTTCTTTATTTAATAAAACACCTTTTGATAAAATAATTTTATTTGTTACTTTAGCAAGATTTTTATAATTTTCAGTTTTAATATAGTCTTCTTTATTTTTTAAGGTAATAACATATATTTTAATTTTATACATTAGTATGTATTTAATTTAAACATATTCAAAAATTTAACAAAATTTAACTTATTTAAAAATTTATAACATTACTATATTAACAAATATGGATATTATTATTCGTAATGGTGTGATTCAAAATGATGAATCAAAAAGGATTCATGAGGTAAAAAATAATGCTGGACTACTAAAAAAAGATTATAAAGAATATGTAAAAGGAATTTCTGGACCATATTATGATTTTTTTGATTGTCATATTTGTATTCCACGTAAATATAATCAAATTAAAAACTTTTCAGGACCTCAATATAAAAAGAATATTAAATTAATTGACACAAAAGATTTTAATAAACTTGTTAGATATTGTTATATATGTCATTGTGAAATGAAACATGTTCAATGTTTTTCCGCAAAACGAAAAATATTTATAGAAGAAGATACTTTTTTTAGAAAAGCAGAAGTTAATTTTGATTTACAAGAACAATTCAAAAAAATTAAAATTAGTAATGAAAATAGTACCCCAAATAGTACCCAAAATAGTACCCAAAATAGTACCGATATAGATTTTATAACCGCTGGACTGAACAAGGCATCAGTAGATATCACTCCAAAATGGAAAAATTTTTATGGTAAAATAAACAAAAGTCATAAACAAGATAATTTAAATTTAAAATTTAAAAATTATAAAAGTACACAACAAAAAATTATTAATATGTATTATCAAATTGTATATAAACTAGTAAAAACACCTATACTTTATCCAATAAGTGTTACAGAAACAAAACTTATTTGGCCATGGAATTTAACAAAATATCAAAAATTTAAATTAGATAATCCTGAATATAAATCATGTGTTATGTTTAGTCATCGTAGAAACTATAAGATAATAGAAAATTATGTTATTATTGAATAAGTAAATTTACAAAAAAAAAATTACTTAAAAAATATAAATAATGTATATTATAACTATTTAGAATAATAAGAAATGGAAGTTGAAAATCATGATTTTTCTGATACAAACAATGCGAGTTTTATTGATATGGATATAGATAATTTAGTCAATGCATTTAATCATAAAACTAATGTAATTTGGAAACCAAAATTAAATTTTGTTAATGATATTAATGTAATAATAGAAGAATTAAAACAATACCAGACATTTATCGGGTTAGATATATATGAAGTTTTAGTTTCATGTGGTCATAATTTGACATGGGATCAAGAATATTATGTGTCAAAAGAAGATTTTTACTGGTTTAAAAATGATGAAGGTAAAAAACATTTCTTTTCTAGTTTTAATGAAAAAAATTCTATAAACACAATAGAAGAATATAGAACAATAATGGATATCCATTTTAAACTTGTAGAGTTATTTGAATTACAATTAGAACATATGTAATTTATTCTAAATATTTTTGATAATTAAATTTTTTCTTACTTCCACAATAATATTGAATAATTTGTTAAGTACCAGTGTTACGTTACTTTCTTCGCCAATATAGTATCAGTATATAAACTTTCAAGTAATCTATCGTATTTGTCAAATTCTTCACATTTAATTTTAATTAGTTTTTTGTTTTCATTAATTAATCAATTTCTTGAATAATCGTCTTCATATCTAACTATGTCATCTTCACCTAAATAATCACCTATTTGAACTTCAATTAATTCAACTATGCTTTCACTATTATTTTCAATTCTGTGTATTGTTTCTTTTGGAATAAACGCATGCTGATTTGCGGTAAGATTTAATTTATCTTTACCAAGTTGAATAATAGCATATCCTTTTACAATTGTCCAGTGTTCACTACGATGTTTATGACTTTGTAATGATAATCTACTTTTTGGATTTACTATTATTTTTTTAATTTTATAGTTGTCATTTTCATATAAAACTGTATAATTTCCCCACGGTCTTGTAACTGCTTCCATTAAATAATATTAATACAAAATATTAAAAACTATTAAAATTTAATTGATTTAAAACTTAAACTTATTAAATTATAAATCTAAAATGTGTGGTATATTTTTGGTAAAGAAAAAAGATGATATATCAACTGAAAAAGTATATTTAGAATTTGAAAAATCTAAAAATAGAGGTGGTATACCTCCAGACGATACTAATTTTTCTCAAATTGGAGAATATTATTTAGGTTTTCATAGATTATCTATTAATGGACTAAATACAGAAAGTAATCAACCTTTTTTTAAAAATGGAACGTATGTTATATGTAATGGAGAAATCTATAATTATAAAGAACTATATTCATATATAGGAATTAAACCATTAACAAATTCAGATTGTGAAATTATTATTGATTTATATCAGTTATATCCTATTGATTATTTTATTAATTTATTAGATGGTGTTTTCTCTTTTATAATATATGATACTTGTAAAAATTTAGTGATTGTTGGAAGAGATCCATTTGGTGTAAGACCTTTATATTATTCGCATGATTATAATAATTTTAGTTCAGAACTAAAGCAGATCAATAATCTAACATCTGAAATAATTACACAATTTCCACCTGGTCATTTTTTAATTAAAAATAGTAAAACAAATAAACTAAATAAATATCATGCAATAACACAATATTATATGCCACTATGTGCACAATTTAAAAATTTTGTTGATGAAAGAAATTATTACAAATCACTTATAAAAGGTACATTAATTAATGCAGTAAAAAAACGATTATTAAGTGATAGACCTGTTGCATGTTTACTATCAGGTGGTTTAGATTCAAGTTTAATTACAAGTATAGTAGTTAATTTATTAAAAGACAAAACAAAAAATAAATTAGAAACTTTTAGTATTGGATTACCTGGTAGTACAGACTTAGTATATGCTAAAAAGGTAGCAAATTATCTAGATACAAAACATACTGAAATTCTATTAACAGAAGATGATTTCTTTAATGCAATTCCAGAAGTAATTGAAAAAATAGAAAGTTATGATACAACTACGGTAAGAGCAAGTGTAGGAAACTATTTAATTTCAAAATATATATCTCAAAATTCAGAAGCAAAGGTTATATTTAATGGTGATGGTTCAGATGAATTAACAGGAGGATACTTATATTTTCATAAAGCGCCTAATTCATTATTATTTGATTTTGAAGTAAAACACCTTTTGCAAAATATTCATTATTTCGATGTTTTACGTAGTGATAAAAGTATTAGTTCATGCGGTTTAGAACCGAGAACACCATTTTTAGATAAAACATTTGTAAATACTTATTTAAGTATTCCGTTATATTATAGAAAACCAGAAGGAAATGAAATTGAAAAGAAAATATTAAGAGATTCATTTATGGAATTTTTACCTACAGATGTACTTTATCGTAAAAAAGAGGCATTTTCTGATGGAGTATCAGGAAATGAACGTCCTTGGTATCAAGTAATTGCAGAAAAATTAGATAAGATTGATATTCGTACATTTGAACATAATAATGAATATTTATCTCCTAAAACAAAAGAACAAATGTATTATCGTTATTTATTTGAACAAAAGTACCCAAAACGGGAAAATGTCATACCATATTTTTGGATGCCAAAATGGTCTAATACAACGGATCCAAGTGCAAGAACACTGTAAAAATAAATAAATTAACAACTATTTATTTAATGAGGCATATATTTCTTTTATATTATATTTATCTAATTTATCAGGGATAATTTTAATTGATTCTCTATTAGTATCAATAATAGGTTTTTTAATTGTTATATCAATTTTTTTACAAATTATCGTATAAAAATCTATCATATTTAATTGTCCTGAATTTACAAAATTATATATACCAGTTTCATTATTTTCTATCATTTCAGGAATAATAGGACATAATGAATCTAAATTTGTTACACTTAATGAAATATTTTCTATATTTTCATATTTAAGTAATTTTAACACTAAGTTTTTATTATTCTTTAGACTTTTTTTTTTAAAACTAAATGGATAATTTACTCTCAATAACATACAATTTTTAAATGGTTTAATTTGTTCTTCTAACATAATACGACATTTTGAATAATAATTATTATAATCATTTAAATCACCTATACTGTATGAAAACTTAGGGGTTTTACTAGATTTAAATATTGCTCCCGAACCAATTAAAGTACAATGCACTGAATATTCATTGCATAAATTTAAAATATTAATTTGATTAATAACATTTGTCATTAATGTTTCATTTTGATGTGTATTACACCAACTTGTATTCGGAATACCTGTTAATCCGGCGCAATTAATAAAGTATTTTGGTCTATAGAATTCAATTAACTTTTTAATTTCTTTAAGATTTTCCATTCGTTGTTTTAAGCAAAGTACTTTTTTATTTTGTTTATGTAATTCACATAGTATATTAGAACCAATAAATCCATTCACCCCAAGAAGAAAATAATCAAATTGTAAAAATGGTGCGGTTGAGTCTTTTTCATTTATAATTATATCAGATTCATTTATATAATTTGGTAATTTAATATTTAAGATAGGATCTTTGTAATTTAAAAGTCCACCAACTTCATTACCAAAATATCCTTCACAATGATATGAAAGAACCGAATTATCTTCTAGTGAAATAAACCCATGTCCAAATCCACCTGGACAATAAACCTGGTCTCCTGGTTTAATATCATAATATTTAACTTCATATGTTTCCATATTTACCATAATATCAATAAAATTACCAGAAATGCAAGTAATTAATTTACCAAATGTATTAATATGAAGACCCCTAAAAACATTTTTTTTATTAACCGAATAAGTACAATCTTTTGAAGTATTTACAGTTTTTTTATCCATATATTTATTGTCTTTAATAGGAAAAATTAAATATCCTCTATTATCTTTGTACATTTTATTATTTTATATTTATTTATTTTTTTTTAATAAATATACGTATCAATTATTTATTTAAAAAAAATAAATAAATATAAATATGCATTATAATTTAAATAAATATTTTGATAGTAATTTTTATTGTAATAAATATAATGATATAAAAAATTCTATTCATAAAAATAATCCATTATATCATTTTCAAAATATTGGTTATAAAGAAAAAAGAGAACCATGTGATTTTCAAATTATTGACTGGACTTCATATATAATTGATAATAATTTAACAAACGATATTTACAATGCTAAGATGCATTTTATAAATGAAGGAATATTTAATGATAATACAATTATTAAATATAATAACTTAGATGAAGCAATAAAAAATTTTGATTATGAATATTATAAAAATAATAATAATTTAAAACATTTAAATAAAGATAAATTATTAGAACATTACATTAATAATAGATTAAAAGAAAATAAAAAGATTAATGAAAATCGTAATTTAATAAATTATAAATATGATTCTAATAATGATTTGTATTCATTTAATGTAGAATCATATAAAAAATATAATAAAGATTTAAATAATTTATCAGATGATGATTTAATAAATCATTTTATAAATTTTGGTAAAAATGAAAAAAGAATATTTTGTGAACCAATTAAAGAATTTGATTACGAATATTATATTAAAAATAATCCTGATATTAAATTAAATGACGTTAATTTTTTAGATATTTATGTATATACGTGGAAACATTATTTATACCATGGTTATTTCGAAGGTAGAACTTACAATAAGAATCATAAAAATACTTATAAAATCAATAATGTACCGATAAACAATAGTGTACCAATAAACAAAAAAACCCTTGTTATTTATGTTTATTATAATAGACCTGGTGAATATAAAAATGAAACTAATTTATCATTTTTTATTAATCAAACAATAAAAAAGAGAGATTATGTAAAAGATAATATTGAATTTTTATTCATAATAAATAATAATTATACTGAAGTAAATATACCAGTACAAAAAAATATTCATGTTTTAAAAAATAAAAACTGTTTTGATTTTGAAGCATATCTTACAGGTATAAGATATATAGAAAATAAATATTCTAATAAAATACAAAGTTTATATAATTATGTAATGTTTATGAATTGTAGTTGCACGGGTCCTTTCTATATAAATAACAACTTTTGGTTAAAACCGTTTATTGATAAATTAAATAATTATACTGTTTGTTGTACATCTATTTTAACATTAATAAATAATAATAGTTATATTTCTGGACCACAGATACCGGGATATTGTTTTTTAATGAAAAGTGAATATATTAATTTATTAATAAAACCTAATAATATATTTAAAAATAATAAATTATTTTCAACTACTGTAATTGGACATAAAAAAAATAAACATGATTGTATAATTTCAGGTGAACATTGTATTTCAACTGTACTGTTAAATAATAATTTAAATATTGCGGGTATATGTAATGAAAATTTAGATTATAGACAAAAAAAAAATAATAATAAATTATTATTTAGTGCAGATAGGCATCCTGTCTTTAATTATTCTTTATATAAAAGTATATTTATAAAAAATCATTGGAGAATTGATAATTCATCACGGGATTGTCATCCAGTCATGTGGTCACAAACAAAAAAAGATTTAGAAAATTTAAATAATATGAATTTTATAAATTATCAAAATAATTCATTAGATATAAGTTTATTATCTATTAATAATACTGGTTTAGTAATATTTAATAAATCTTCATGGTCATCAAAGAATGAATTTTGTAGAATTTTTGCAGATTCTGAAGAATTTATTGTTTTTCCAAAATCAAATTGTTCAAAAACTATAAATTATTATTATAATGAAAAAATAATTAAAAGATATGTTATAGAAGGAATAAAAGCACTTCTTTATTTAAATTACAAAATAATATTTCATACGAGAATTAAAAATCCTTTTAATTTTAAAATTCCACAAAGTATAGAAATAGTAGATAACTTTTCTATTAGTAATATTTATGATAGTAATAATTTAGGTTCAGACTTATTATTTCCTTGTTCGGATTTTAATACTTTTAAAGAAGAACTTGAACATAATAAATTTGATAAAAGTATAATTAAAATAGAAGATTATATGAATAATAAAGATAAATATGCGAATAATAAATATATTAACTTTTTAACTATATATTGGTAAAAATAAAATCAAGTAATGATTTTAATTATTGATTTTATATTTCCTATTTTCCGTGAGTCCATTATTTTTAAAATGATTCCATAGTTCAATATTACTCAAATTTTCTAAATCTTTATTATGTATTTTATAGTAATAATAATTAAAATTTAAATTACAAATTCTATTTTCTTTTTTTCCATCACTAATAAAATGATTATATGCTAATTCTTTATTAAATATTCCGTTTACTAATAAATCATCATAATATTGAATATAGAATTCATAATCTAATTCATTCATATCACTATGATAAGAATTTGACATTAAAATATTATATGCAGTATTATCTTCTATATCATTACAATTATGATAATTAAAATGACTATTATCCTTAATGTTTGTATCTCTACAATGATGATTTTTTGTTCTAATTAAATATTCCTCAGTTGATTTAACAACGTGGTGATTTATTTGTATTAAATCTACTGAAGAATTTTCTTGCCATGGTCCCTGGTTATATTGTTTTCCTTTTTCATTAACCTGATTACCTTGTGATAAAAATGCAAAATGTGGATTATTACAATAGTTTACTGAATTAGTATTAACTATCGATTTTATGTGTCTATCATAAACATTTTTACACTTAGTAAATCTTTTTATAACTGGTTCTTTTTCTTTTTTTTCTTTGTTATTATTTCCAAATAGTACCCAATTAATTCCTAATGATCCTATGTCAAAATTAATACTGTTTAATAAATCTTTAATATTTGCATGTTTTTTAGGTACTATAAATTCATCTACGTCAATAAAAGCACACCATTTGTACATACTTTTAAAAATCTCATTATTATATTTTGTTTGAAATATTGGTTGTAAAGGTCCAAATTCTTTTCCGTGTAAAGGTTCGTGTAAAAGAGTAATCCGAGAATCTGTATTAAATGTACAAGATTTCATATTATTATCATCCGAAGTGTCACAAATATAAATATGATCAAATCCTATTTTAAGATGATAGTATATCCATTCATAAATATAATCATGTTCATTTTTAGCACACGCAAATAATGTTATGTTATTTTTACTATTATTCATTATATGTTTAAAATTTTAATATAATATTAATTTAAACATATAATGAATAATGAATAATAATATATTATCATATTTCGATTGGGATTATTATCGGGAAAAATATCCAGATATTAAACAAAACTGCCAAACATATGAAGATTGTATTTGGCATTTTTGTGGAGTAAGAAATTTAAATAGTATTAACAAAATTCTTAATGGTGATGGAATGAAAGAAGGAAGACTTTTTAATAAAAAACTAGAAGAATTAGAAAGATATGGATATGATAAATATATTCAAGATAATCCGATTTTAAAAAATAAAAAAAACATCGAAATTGAATTACATTTTTTGGACAACTACGAAAAATGTAAATTAAAAGAAGAAAATGATAATATAACTAAATATTTTGATATTGAATATTATAAAAATAATAATTCAGATTTAAAGAATTTATCAGAATTAGAATTAAAAACTCATTTTATTAATCATGGGAAAAATGAAGGAAGACTTTTTAGTGAAAAATTAAAAGAATTCGATAAAAAGAGTTACATAGAAGAACATCAGGAACTAAATAATAAATCAATGTATGAACTTTATATACATTTTTTAGACAACTACGAAAAATATAAATTAAAATTTCAAAAAGAGATTTATAATATAACTAAATATTTTGATATTGAATATTATAAAAATAATAATTCAGATTTAAAGAATTTATCAGAATTAGAATTAAAAACTCATTTTATTAATGACGGGAAAAATGAAGGAAGACTTTTCAATGAAAAATTAAAAGAATTCGATAAAAAGAGTTACATAGAAGAACATCAGGAACTAAATAATAAATCAATATATGAACTTTATATACATTTTTTGGATAACTATAAAGAATTTATTTATGTTAAGAAAGGAGATATTACTTATTTAAAAGATCTAAGTAATCTTGAAAATACAATTGTAATAATTCATAATTACAATATGCATAAAGGTGGTTCATTGAAATTTATTAAAGATGTATGTAATAATTTTAAAGAATATGATTATATATTTGTTTGGAGTAAAAATATATTAGACAGAATTAATTTTTCTAAAAATAAAATAATGATATTACAATATTTTTTATTTACAGACATTGATGTGAATATTTTAAAGAATATTATTATTTATTACAATATAAAATTAATAATTCCATTACACGATTTTTATTTTTGTAATAAAGAAATGTATAAGTTGAATAATTTAGAATATTATGTTCATAATAATTATTTAAATAGTAATATCATAATAAATTCACAAATATTATGTTTATTTTATATTGCGTATAAAATATTATATCCTTCAGAATTTGTGTATTCTATTTATAGAAAAATTTATAAAAATAGTAATTTAATAAAATTTAATTGGATAGATTACAAATTAGATAAAAATATAAAATATAGAAGACAAAAAATAGTAAATAATATAATTAATATTGGAATGTTATCAGAAAATTCTATATATAAAGGTACAGAATATATAGATAAACTCGAAAAAATAAGTAAATATAAAGAGTATACAATTAATATTTTTATAGTTGATAAAAATTTACCTAAATATAATGAAGAAGAATATTTTACATTTATAAAAAAATATAATATAAATGGATTATTATATTTAAATAAATGGGGAGAAACATATTGTTATTCTTTAACTAAAGCACTTTTAACTGGTATTCCCATTTTTTATAATAATATAGGATGTTTTAAGGAAAGAATACCTATTGCGGAACATTATATAAAAAATAATGAAAGTGAAGAAAATCTTATTGATGAAGAAAAATTATTAAAAAATTATTATAAATTTTTAGATATTATAATTGAAAATAAATATGATACATATGATACATATGATACAAATAGTATAAATAAAATAATTAATAAAGAAAATTATAAAGGTTTATTAGAATATAATTTAAATTATAAATTAGAACAATCAGTAAATAAAAAAGATATTAATAGAAATTATAAAGTATTTCCTATTTATTTTCCACAATTTCATAAATTAGACGAAAATGATTATAATTTTTACGAGAATTATACTGATATAACTAATTTATATTATTTAAATTTAAGTAATAATAAATCAAAAAATCTAAATGATTATCCTAGTTTAGATTATTTCAATTTATCAAAAGTAACAGACTATGATTATAATAATCAGAAAATTATAAATAAACAATTTGAATTATTAAATGAATATAAATTAAACGGTTTCGCAGTTTATTATTATTGGTTTTCTAAAAATAGTATAACAAATGAAAATAAAATTATGTATTCGGTTATTAAAAAATTATTAAATAATAATTATAATTCAAATATATTTTATATTTGGGCAAATCAAGATTGGAGTAATGAAAAATCATTATCACACAAAAAATGTAATATTGAAAATGATTATTCAAATAATAATATAAATAAAATGATTGATGAATTAATAGAAGATTTTAAACATAAAAATTATTTTAAAATAGATAATAAACCAGTGTTTTACATATTGCATCCATGGGAAATTAGTAAAGAATGTTTATTATTTATAAAAAATCAATTTAATGTGAGATGTAAACAAAATGGATTTAATGGTATTAATTTAAGATTAAACAATATGAATGAAGATATGAATAAAATTAGTAATAAAAATGATTACTTTTATATACATCCGAACTATAAAAAAAATCAATGTACAACATATGATGAAAAAGAAAAATGTTCATTATTAAATTATGAAAAATATGTTAAAGAAAATATAAAATTAGATTGTGATGTTCAATGTTTATTTTATGATTTTGATAATGAGGTTAGATTATCAAAACCAAATAGATTAGAATATAGGACAAAAGTTATTAATAATTCAATTAATAATAAATTAGAATACATAAATAAAATAAATGAATTTTATAAAAATAAATTACCAAATGATAATAACATTTTACTAATTAATGCATGGAATGAATGGGGAGAAAAAATGACACTTGAAACATCACAAAAAAATAAAAATAAATATTTAGAGTTAATTTAATATAAATTTTTTGTATATTAATAATAATAATAAACATGAAAATTGAATTTGGTATATTAACTAATAAAGTAGATATTACAAATAAATTAAATAATATAGAAAAAATACCATCTAATTGTTGGGAACGTTGTGAATTATTTAGAGTTGACCCTTGTCCTGGTAAAGAAAAAAGTATATTTATCAATAATATTGAATATAAAGCAGGTAAAGAAATAGATTTAAAATTTATTAAACAAATTAATATTGTATATTTTATCTGGATAAATACAAAAAAACAATATAACTTTATTATTGATGGACAACTTGATGACTTAATTAAATCTAATATATTAGATATATCTAATTTCTATATAGAAATTTGTTGTGAAGATATAAAATTACATGATAAAATAAAAGAAACAATAAAAAATAAATTATTAAACTATGATTATCATATTAATATTAATTCTATTAATAAGTATGAATATTATGGTATTAAAAAAATCTATGATTTAGCTTTAAAAGAACCAGATTTAATATATTTATATTTTCACTCTAAAGGAATGACAGATTTTTATGATAATATTAATACTAGACATAAATATGAAGAATATTTAACATACAATACTGTTAATAATTATAAAAATGTATTAAATTTATTTAATTATAATACAAACATAACCCATACAGGATTTTTTCCAAGTAATTATGAAAATTTTATATGGTTAAATTTTTTTTATGCAAAAGGGACATATATAGTAACATGTAAAAATCCAATTGTAACAACTGATAGATATTATTATGAAAAATGGTGTGGTACTGGTAAAAATTGTTGTGTATATAATTTATATAAAAATTCTTTAAATATCAAATACAGTATTGATCAAGTCGGTAACATATTAAATAATGATTAAATTACGTTTTAAAATATTATAAATATAAATTATAATATTTAAATGTTAATAGAATTTGGAACAACTAATTACAAAATAAATGTAACAAATAAATTAAATAACATTAAAAAAATACCAGCAGATTGTTGGAAACGATGTGAGTTATTTGGAGTTGACCCTTGTCCTGGTAAAGAGAAAAGTATATTTATAAATAATATAGAATATAAAGCCGGTAAAGAAATTGATTTAGCAAATATAAATATTTATAAACCAAAATTTTTTATTTTAATAAGATGTTGTTATAGACCAAACTATTTTAAGAAATGTATAGAATCAATTATGAATCAATCGTATGAAAAAATAAATTTAATAATTAGTTATGATGATGAAAATTGTCTCGAATATTTAAATGATTACAATAATGAGTACCTAAGTAATTACCAAAGTGTACAATTAATAAAAGTAGAAAAAGATATTTCTAAAGATTGCTTCTATAATTTATATTGTAATGAATTATTAAATAATGTTCCAGTTGATATAAATAATTGGATTATGTTTTTAGATGATGATGACAAATTTGAAAATAATACTGCGTTAGAAAATATTATAAGTAATATAAATTCAAATAATGATTTTATATTTTGGAAATTTATTTATAATGGTGGAAGAATTATAGGACCAAATAATTATAATGATTTAGAGTGTGGTATAGTAGCAAATAGTACATATTTATTTAATTCCATTTATAAAAATTATTCTAGTTACGAATTAGGACCAGAGGGAGATTTTGAGTTTATTAAAAAGTTTAAAGAGAATACAAGTTTAAATTTAAATTTTAAATATTTACAAGAATCATTTACTGGAACACAAAATGGTCATAATGAAGGTAAAGATGAGAATTTAATAAATAATTTAAAATACAAGACTAAAAACATCGAATTACTACAATCTTATGTTTCAAATTATGATAATATAATTAGTAAATTATTAAAAAATAACATTAAAAAATTACCTATAATTATATCTATTTGTGATAACCTATATCCTCCACAAGGTGGTGGTCAAAATTGGTTATTATCTATGATAAATATTTTTAATGATATTAATTATTTTAACATAATAATTTCAATCAATCATAATAATACAATTAATTATAATAATAATTTAAATTTAATCAATCTATATTTTAATAAAAATATTTTGGAATTTATTATAAAATATATTAATCCAGTATTAGTTAATCATCAAGGATTTTATAGATTAGAATTAATGAAAATATGTAATAATTTAAAAATTGAATTTTTAACGGGTTTTTGTTTTTGGAATGATTTAATACATATTGATTCAAATATTAATATGGAAAATAAAGTTATTAAAAAACATGAAAATTTAGATAAAATTATTGAAAATTCAAATTGCTATGTAGTATCAAATTTCATGGAAAAAATTATCAAACAAATAAATGTTACTTTACCTGTTATAGAATCAATAAATATTAATGAAAATTTTGTTAAAAATACAGATAATAAAATAAAAAATAAATATGTAACATTGTTAAACTGTAATTATTTAAAAGGAGGACAAGTTTTATTATATTTATTAAAAAATTTAGATTATAATATACCACTGTGTGGTATTATAACAGAATATGATTCATTTTATACAGAAGAAATTAAAAAAGCATTCATTGAAAGAAATAAAATAAATAATATTAATGTATTACATAATGAAAAATTAAATGATATAGAAGATATATATTATAAAACTAGAATAACGTTAATACCTAGTATTGCAGATGAAACATATTGCAGAGTTGCGTATGAATCAAAATTATATAATATATTTTGTATATATAATAATAATGGAAATTTAAAAAACATTTTTAATAATTATAAAAATTCATTTGGAATTGAAATAAAACATGAAAATTATAATGTAAACAATTATATTTGTAAAAATATAGAAGATGAATTCAATATTTGGAAATTAAAAATAGAAAATATTTATAATGAATTACCAAATTATAATATTAAAAATATTTCATATTATGAAGAAAATTACAATATAATTAAAAATAAAGTAGAAACTATAATAAATAACATTCAAAATAAAAAAAAAAATAATATTTGTTTATTTGGACCATTTAACGATCAAGGTTTAGGTATTCAAATAAGAGAATATTATAATTTTTTAATTAAAGAAACAAATAATAACATAATTATATTTAGTCATAAACCATTTAATCATAATATAGATTATATCACAGAAGAATGGTCGAATTATAATATATTTAGATCAAAATATAAGAGAGATAATATACCAGATGAAGAATTTATTAGATTTATTGTAGATTATAAAATTGATAAAATTTTTATTCCAGAAATTTCAGAACATTATATATTTAATATTATAGAATTATGTAAAAAACATAACGTAATTACATATGGAATAATTAATATTGAAATGATAAAAATTGATGAAATTCATAAATTAAATAATTTAGATTATATTTTAACCAATAATTCAAGTTCATTTGATATATTAAATAAAATATTTGGTTGTAAAGTTAAATTATTAGAATTTGATAACTATTATTTTAAAAAATATAAGAAAATAAAAGATAATTTTGATGAATTTAAATTTATAATTTTCGGAGGATTAAATTGTATATATCGTAAACAAATAAATATAATTTATAATCATTTTTTAAAAATTAATAATAAAAAATTTAAATTATATATATATATACAAGATATAAATTTTATAAATAATTTTACTGATACACATAATATAAAAATAATATCTGAAAATGTTAAATATGAAGAAATATTAAATTCAATCAAATCAAGTGATATTGTTATTAATTGTGGTTCTCATGAAGGATTAGGTTTAGGGTTTTATGAAGCATTAAATAATAATAAACCATTAATAACATTAAATACATTTCCTAATAATGAATTAGTAATAGATGGTGAAAATGGATTTTTAATTGATATTTACTATGAAAAATTAAAAGATAATAATGATTCTTTAATTAATTCTGGAAGAATAAATACTAAATCATTAGAAAATTTATTTAATAAAATCAGTCATCCTGATTTTGAAAATAAACTAATTGATATTATAAATAGAGATAAATGGATTTGTAATAATTATAAAAATAATTTTATAAATATAATATAAATGATATTACTTTGGATGCAAGGTGATCCATTAACTAATATAGGAGATATTATAACTCCATATCTTTATAAAAAATTTAAAAAAGAAGAACCTATTCATTGGACGAATTATTTTAAAACTAATGAAGATATTATATTAAGTACTGGTAGTATATTAAATAATATAAGTACTAATAGTAATGTAATAATTTGGGGTTCTGGAATAATAAAAAAAAAAGAAAATTTAAATAGTGTAAAACAAGTATTAGCAGTTCGTGGTCCAATTACACGAAAAGTATTATTAGATAATAATATTTATTGTCCAGAGATATATGGAGATCCTGCTTTATGTCTACCAAAAGTATATCCAAAAAAAAAAAATTATAAATATAAATTAGGTATTATTCCTCATTTTGTAGATTATGATGTAATTTTTAATTTATATTGTGATAATAATGAAATTAATATTATTAGTACAAGATTAGATGTAGAACCATTTATTGATGAAGTTTGTAAGTGTAAAAAAATAATATCTACATCATTACATGGATTAATTATATCACACGCTTATTCTATTCCAGGTATAGCTATTAAAATAAGCGATAAATTATGTGGCGATGGAACTAAATTTATTGATTATAAATTATCTGTTGGTTTAGATGAAAAAAATATAAAAGAAATTGATATTAATAATAAAGATATAAATTTTTTATTAAATCTTGTTGATCAAGAAGTGCAACCTAATTTTCCAATAAATACAGATAAATTGTGGGATTGTTGTCCATTTAGATAATAAAAAATTAAATTAATAATAATTTAATTTTAATGAATTGTTATTATATTTGTTTTATTTCTGTAAATTTTTGGATTATAATTAGTAAAAAAAACCTGATAATTTAAATTATTCAAAATATAATATCTAAATAAATTATTAAAATTAATATCAAATTTATCATATTTATCAATTAATTTAAAATTAATATTATTATTTTGAAAGATAATAGTTTCAAAATATTTCAAAATATTTATAATATATTCAGTTTTACCCCCAAAAAATAATTGATTTATATTACTTCCTTCTTTTTGATGAGAATTTGGAAAAAATAAATTATGATTTAATAAATTTATATCAAATCTTTCATAAAACATATCAGGTCTTGTTTTAATTATAAAATCATATTTACAATTAAAATCTAAACAATTTAACACTTTATAATGTCCATAATACTGGAAAAATAATTTATTAGTCAAATCTTTAACATAACTATTATCAAATTTACCATGAATACTTCTTTCTTTAGTATTATTATTTAAGTAATCACGTAAATTAAGTTTGTTTTTTATTTGTTCTTGATTTTCAATTATAATTTTTTTTATAACTATATCATTATCATTAAATAAATTATTAATATATTCTTTTGTAATTTTTAATTCTATGAAATTTTGATCGTTATTCATTATTTTATCTTTAGCATAGTTATCATCCCAAGTATGTATGTATATATCATATAAAAAACTTGATGAAATAGGTATAATTAAATTATTATAAAAATTATCTATTATTTCATTAAAATTTCTTAAATGTCCAGAAATTAAAATAGCAATTTTTTTCATTATATATTTATATGATACATTTAAAATATTGTTTTTTTAATAAGATCTTAAATTATAAATAATTAAAGGTATTAAAAAAATTATATATATAATTTAATATATTCTTTAACTATATTATTATGCGGATAATATAATAAAAATAATCAACACAATTCTTTTTATGAAAAAAGGTCATTTTATATTTGTGGGTGAATTACAATAAAAATTATATATATTATTATTTCATATATAGATTTCTTAAATATAAAGTTTAAATTAAAGTTTAAATCTATATATTTTATTTATTTTATATAATATATTAATAAATGAATATATTATTTTTAGGATATTATAGTAATGAGGATGGTTATAAAGCAGCATTTGATATTTTTAAAAATTTATGTAATATTACATTTTTCCCATTAATGCTTTATTATCATAATGACAAAGATAATTTATTAAATCATTTAATTGATTCTATTTTAATTAATAATATAGATGTAATTATTATTTGGCATAATATTAGTACAATTAATCTTTTATCTAATTATTTGGATAAATTATTAGAATTTAATAAAGATAAAAATAAAAATATCAAATTTATAAATATTAATTGGGATCCATCAATTGATAATTATAATTGTAATGAATATGAAAAATATTTTGATTTAATATTTGTATCTAATCCAAAATTAATAACTAGTAATAAACATAAAATATTTTATGCAGGATATAATCCATTAATATCATATTATCATTATGATAAAGATTTCATATGTGATGTTGTTTTTGTAGGTACTAATTTATATACAAATTCATTTTGGGAAAATCAAAATTTAAATAGAATGGTAATTTTAGATGAAATATCAAAAAATAATCAAATAAATTTACATGTATATTCACCAGAAAATAATATAATATGTGAAAGATATAAAAAATATCATAAAGGTTTTATAAAATATAAAGATTGTTATAAAGTTTTTTCAAATGCATTATTTTCATTAAATATTTCACCATTGAATAATATTGAATATGATAATAAATATTATTTTTCAGAAAGATTGGGGCAAATTTTAGCGTGTAATTCAATTATGATAAGCAATAATAATTTTGGTAATTTACTTGTTCCAAATGAAGATTATATTTATATAGATGATATTAGTAAATTAATTGACATAATAATTGAATATAAAAATAATCCAGATAAATGTGAAATTATTAGAAATAACTATAAAAAAAAATTAAATATATTTAATTATGAATATATTATTCCAGATATTTATAAGTTCATAATTAATAATTAATTATAAATGAAATATTATAAATGAAATATTTATTACAAAAGATATCTTTTTTTAATTATAAAGATATAATTATGAATATATTTAATTATAATGAAGCTTTACAAAATACTATAGAATTAGATATTATTTCAAAATGTTTAGAACATGATGGATGTTGGGAGCCTTATCAAACAGAAATAAGTAAAGAAATACTTAAAGATGGTAATAATATATTTATAGATATAGGTAGTCATTTAGGTTATTATTCATTATTAGCATCTACTTATAATAATCAAGTTATATCAATAGATTGTAATGAAACTTATATAAATTTATTTCAAAAAAGTATTACAGAAAATAATATTGAAAATATCAAAATTTATAATAAATTAGTTAATAAAGAATTTTCACTAGATACTATTATAGATATTAATTCATATATAAAATTAATTAAATGTGACATAGAGGGATATGAAATAGAATTTATAAATTCAATTTTAGTAAGATTAGAACAAAATAAAATAGAAAATTTAATAATTGAAATTAGTCCAGAATTGAGAAATAATTATTCTGAATATATTATGAAAATTAAAAAATTTGGATATTTTATTTATGATCTAGGTCTAAGTCCTCAAAGGAAACTTAATAGTTTAACAACATTAAAATCATTAAATATGATTAATATTAATAGTGTAGAAAATATGAAATATTATATTAGTAATTTACCAGAAAAACAATCTAATTTTTTATTTTCAACTAAAAATTATTTATTATTATAATTAATTGTTCTAATTGTTCAGAAGTATTAACCCCCAATATTTCATTATTATTTTCACTTTTTACAACTTTAACATTTTGATAAAATGATACTACATCTGTCAAATAATATTCATTTTGTGAATTATTACATTCTAATCTAGGTAAATATTCAAGCAATAAATTACTTTCGAAACAATAGATACCAGAATTAATTTCTTTTATAGATTTTTCTTCATCAGTACAATCTTTTTCTTCAATTATTTTAAATTGATTACATTCGTTGCTTTCGTTACTTTCGTTACTTTCTACTCGTTTTATTCTACCATATCCAGTAGGATTTTCTAATTCATTAACTAATATAGTACATTTACTATCTAAATTTACCATACATGTTAATGTTTTTTCTGTAATGAGTGGTACATCACCAGATAGCACTAGTACACTTTTATAGTTTTTAATGAAATCAGTTGCACATTGCACTGCATGACCAGTTCCTTTTGCATCTTCTTGAATAATATATTCAATTTTTGATAAAATACTTTCTTCAATAGTTTCCTCGATACTTTTCTCTATTTCATATTTATATTTTCCTACAATTATACCAATCTTATCTGGATTTAATTTATTGGCAGTTTCAATAACACACCGAATTAAAGTTTTATCAGTTAGATTATGTAATACTTTGGGTAAGTCAGAATTCATACGCTTACCAAGACCACCTGCTAAAATCAATATTCCAAAAGACATATTTTTAATTAATAATTAACAATTAAATAAACATAAAATTATTAAACTTATAATAAATGAAAAAACTGTTTTTATTTGATGTAGATGGAACAATTGCAGAATCAGGACAAAAAATAAATAAAGACATTGCAGAACTACTAAATAATTATTTCAAAAATTCTAAAACTGAAATAGGAATAGTCGGAGGTGGAAAATTAGATAGAATACTTTGGCAAACAGAAGATGTTAGATTTAACCATTACTTTAGTGAATGTGGATGTGTTTATAATAAATTAGTAACTGATAATAATAAATTAGTTAATAACAATAATCATTCACCACTATCACTAAATAATTCATTAAATCTTATTTATGAAAAAAATATTAGAGAACATAGTTTATATAATGATATAAATATACTAATTAAATTAGCACTTAAGTTTTTATCTGATGTTGACTACACATTAACTGGCAACTTTATTGATTTACGCACTGGTATTATATATATATCATTAATAGGACTAAATGCAAATGAAGATGAAAGAAATTATTTTAAAGAACTAGATGAAAAATTAAATTATCGTAAAAGATTATTAGATATTCTTCAAAATAAAGCATTAGATTTAAATATTTACAATAAAATTCATATTGTATATGGTGGTTCAGTTGGTATAGCAATATATCCTAGTGAACATGATAAAAAACAAATAATGAATCATATTAATCATAATGATTATTCGGAGATACATTATTTTGGAGATAAATATCTTCAAGATGGAAATGATTATTTATTATTACATCATGAATTTGTGATTGGTCATAAAGTATATAATGTGAGTGATACATATAAAATATTAAAAAATTTATTAAATAAATAATTTTAATAATTAGTAATAATTAATGGAAAAAAATAATAATACTAATAAAAACGATGATTCAAATATTATAAATTTAAAAGAACGTTTAAATACAATAGAAACTATATATGATAAAAGTAAATTTATAATAAATTTATTTAAACTTTTATCACAATTAACAGTTAGTCCTATATTAAAATACGACGATGTATTATCAATTGTAAATAATTTTAATGATAATCATTATATATATTTTTATGAAAATTTTGAAAAAGTCCCTATCGGAATTATAACATTATTAATAGAACAAAAATTAATACATGGGGGTAAATGTGTAGGGCACATTGAAGATTTAGTAGTAGACAATAATTATAAAGGTAAGCGTATTGCTTCACAATTAATTAATCATTGTATAAAAATAGCAGAAGAAAAGAATTGTTATAAAATTATACTAGATTGTAAAAAAGAACTGATACCATTTTATAACAAAAATGATTTCATACAACAAGGAGTGTGTATGAGAAAAGAAATCTAAGTTTATACTTTTGTAAAGCACATTCGTAAAAGTGTGCAAAACAAATTCATTATAAGAAACCAAGGTTTCTTCATACAGTTACTACTTTTGCTAAATTTCTAGGAAAATCAGGATTAATTCCTTTATGAAGACTTAATAAATAGTTATATCTTTGTAAATGAATTATATATAATAAATCATTAAATATATTTTCATGTTTAATTTCAATATTAATAACTTTACCATTTCTGGCAAGTATTTCTTGTTTTGCACTTTCGTGATTACCTAGTATAATATTAACAAAATTTTCTTCAGACACTAATGCTAATGGACCATGTTTTAAAGAATTAATACTTAATGCTTCTATATGTGAATAAGTTATTTCTTTAAATTTAAGAGATGCTTCCATAGCAATTGGAAATAATGTTCCGTTTGCTAATAAAAATCCATTATTAAAATTTTCTATTGAAATTTCTTTACTTAGTTCAATTTTAATAAGTTGTTCTAAATTGCGAATATTATTTATATAATTATTAACTAAATTATTATTATTAGACAAAAATATAGCAACCATAATTAAAACTAATGATTGTGCCGTAAATACTTTAGTTGATGCAACACTCATTTCTTTACCAATATTTAAATAAACACCACAATCAACATTTCTAGCAATTAATGAATCTACAACATTTATTATACCTAATGTAATTCCGGATAATATTTTACTTTCTTTTATAATTTTTAATACAGAGTAAAGGTCTTTTGTTTCACCGGATTGAGAAACAAAAAAGTAACAATTATTTCCTTTAGGTATTAAATATTCTTCAAAATTACATGCATCAATAGCAATTACATTTTTAAATTCGCAAAGTTTTTTAAAGTGATAAATTGAATATAAACAAGCATGAAAACTTGTACCGCAACCGAATAATATTATATTATCACAATTTAAAATTTTTTCTTTATAATATATAAGACCTCCTAAAACAATTTTATTATTTTTAATACGAGACCCATTATTTGTAATTTTATTAATAATATATTGTTGTTCATGTATTTCTTTTAGTGTATAATGTTGAAAATCTCCTAGATTATATTGTAAATTAATATTATTCTTTAAATTATAATTAATAATTTTATTACTGTTATTAATTTTATTACTGTTATTAACAAGTACTTTATTATTTTGATTGTCTATTAAGTACAAAGTATCTGAAATTAATTCATGATAATTATTAATTAAATTATTAAAACCAGATACTTCGGAAGTAATTATTGACATATCATTATTTTGTCCTAAAAGTAAAGGACTACCTTTTTTAATTGCATATAACTTATCTGGTTCTTCTAAATTCTGTATAACTAAACCCCAAGTACCTACACAATCATTTAATGCTAAATATATTGAATCTTTAACTATATTTGTAATAGATGTACCACATTTACTACATTTATTATAGTAATATTCTATTAAGTTAACAATAATTTCAGAATCAGTTTCAGAATAAAATGTAAAACCATTTTCTTTTAAAAATGTTTTAAGTTCTAAATAATTTTCGATTATTCCATTATGTACTAGACAAAATTGACTATTATTACTAATATGAGGGTGACAATTATTTGTGGTAATACCACCATGTGTTGCCCAACGAGTATGAGAAATACAATTATTAAATGTTATGTGATTATTAATAGATAGAGTATAGTTTAATAAATTATCAATTGATTCTTTATTAAGTTCTTTTTTAATAACAAAATTATTTAACTCATAGTTTATATATGATAATCCGGCAGAGTCATATCCTCTATTTTGTAAATTAGATAAACATTTAATTATTGTACTTAATTCATAATTTCCTATTATCGCAGATATACCACACATATATTTATATATGTTTATTTAATTAATTAAATAAAATAATTAACATAAAAATGAAATATTACTTATCATTATGTTGTATTATAAAAAATGAAAAATATTTAGAACAATTTATTACATATTATCATGTACTTGGGGTTGAACATTTTTACATTTATGATAACGATAGTTCACCGAAAATATCAGATAGATTAAATAATAATTATTTTAAAAATTTGTGTACAATAATTCCTTTTAGTGGAAAAATAAAACAACTACCAGCATATAATGATTGTATAAATAAAACTAAAAATGAAACTAAATGGTTAATAATTGTAGACGGAGATGAATATATTTATCCTAAACAAGATTTTTCATTAAGAGATTTTGTGAGTAAATATGAAAATTATCATGCAATAGGAATTAATTGGGTAATGTTTGGGTCAAGTTTTCACGAGAAATCACAAGATGGTATATTAATTGATAAATTTAGACATTGTGAAGATAAACAAAATAAACATATTAAAACTATATGTCAACCTAAATTTACTATAAGTTTTATGGATCCTCACCATGTAAATCTACAAAATAAATCTAAATATGTAGATCCAAATTATAATATAATATCAGGACCATTTAATAATAATCACGCAACTAATAAAATTCAAATAAATCATTATCATTTAAAATCAAGAGAAGATTTATATAGAAAAAAATCATTGGGACCAACACCAGATAGATTAGAAAATTTTAAAGGTCCGGATGATGCTGTATTTCATAAACTAAACAATGATATAATTGATAATGGTATATGTGATAAATATTTAGAACATCTTAATAGATTTTTACAAGAAAATAATATTAGATTACATTCATAAATTAAATAATTTTATTTAACTATTACTTAAAATTAATTCTGGAAAATATTTTTCAATAAATAATACATTTTTATTTTTCTCTCCTATAATTTTTTTAATTTTTTCTTTTATTTCTTTTGCAAAATTCCATGCTAATATTAATATTAAATATTTAGTATTATTACTTTTAAAATATTCATTTTTAAAATATTCCAGTGATTTTATTGGAATATTTAATTTTGGACTTAAATTATTTATTTTTAGGGGATTTTCATCTATTATATATTCTAAATCAATATTTGAATAACATAATAAGGTTTGTCCTTTTGCGGCAGCACCAAACCCTATTATTTTATAATCTAAATCCAAATATTGTTTTATTGTTACATTTAAATTTTCTACACTTCTTTTTGCATTTAAATTAAATTTTTCATACATAATTGGATTATATATACCTTTTTTTTCTTCTTCTATTTCATCTGACAACAATGCTGATTCATTAATGTTAGATAATTTAATTTCGAATATATAACTACGACCATGAATACTATGTTCATAAACTTTGTATAAAAATAATCCATTTTTTTCAACTAATGTTCTCATTGATTTTGTACTATAAAAAGAAATATGTTCATGATAAGTTGTATCAAATTCTCCATTTAAAATCATATCTCTTTGAGATGTCTGAATAAATAGAGAACTATTTTCTGCCATAATTAATTTACAACCTTGTAAAAATGAATCTATAAATTCAGTATGTGCAAATACATTTTGGGCAGTTATTACATCAAATATTATATTGTTATTTTTATAATATTTTTTTGCTGTATCCTCATTAAAATAATCACACACAATATTATGTCCTTTTTTTTCTGCTACTGGACATAAGTTAGTCGCTGGATCAATACCATAAGTATCCCAATTAAAATGTTTAAAATAATTTAATTGAGAACCATCATTACTTGCTATATCTAATATTTTTAATTTATCTTTCTTGTTATTATCTATAAATAAATTATTAATCATAGTTGCATTTTCATTAAAAAAATCTAAACCAGTTTTAGATGTACCAGATACATACTTATAATTTTTAAATAATATATCTGGATTAACAGCATGAGATAATTGACAATGATAACAATTTTTGCAATATTTTAAATGCAAAGGATAGTAATTACAAAAATAATCATCTTCGTGAAAGTCATTTGCTAATGGTTGATAACCTAAATTTAAAACAGTGTTTAAAGTATTATTTAATGAACAACACAAACATGATTTTAATTCTTTGCATTTATATTTCATATTATTAATTTTTTCGTTAATTGATATTGTAGCATCTGGCAATGATAAATTTGTGTTATTTTTATTATTAATTTCGGATATTTTATTATTTAACTTTTGAGTAGATACAATTAAATTGGATCTTTTACCAACTGTATCATTATGTTTATCATTTGATATTTCATTCATTTTTATATTTTCATCAATTGTATATTTATATTTTAATAAGGTATCAACTGAATTAATATGTCCGTTATTACATAAATTATAAATACCGATATCATTATTTTTAATCAATTCAATAGCAATAGGTATAATATCTTCTAAAATTGAAACTGAATTATTACAATTTAACACTCCGGAAAACGTAATTAATTTACTTAAATAACATTCTGGATTAAAGTCACATGAAATAGGGTATCGAAGTCTTAAGTTTAAACAATTATTATTGACTAAGTCTATTATATTTTCTTTTGTTATACTTACAATAGAATGATTAGATACAGTTAAATCAGGAATAGACTCTTCGTTAATTAATTTATCATTTTGATTATTAGATTGATACAAACAACCATTACTTATCATAGTACAATGGATATTTAATTCCTTACATAGTTGTGCTACTAACAGTGGTAATTCTAAATTGAATAAAATATTTTCAAATAAATTTGATTCAATTTCATTTACTGAATAAATATTTTTTCCGAATGATTTATATATACAGCAAATAACATTATGATGATTTTGATTATTATTTTTATATTCAATTATTAATGATTTTAAGTTTTGCTTTATTGAATTAAAATCATTATATGGTTTTTTATTTTTAATAATATTATCTATTTTAATCTCTGTATTATGAAAAGACGAATTTTTATTTAAATAATCATATATATATTTACCTATCCAATTATCTGTACCGATTACTAACATTAATTTTGTAATAATTTTTATATTTTTTTTATATTTTTTAACTAATTAACTTAAATTTGTTATTCTACCTTCTTTTTTACCGATATTAATCCAGTGTTCAAATAATCTTTCTGGATTCATTATTCCATTTTCAAATAAATCATGATATTTCCATAAATAATTATCTACTTCTAGACCATTTACAACTTGTTTTTGACTAAAGAGAAAATCACGTAATGAATTATCTTCAATATCATTTTTATCAAATTCATTAAAATGGTTCCATCCTCGTCCTCCAAAATCTCTTCCTTCCGAACCTTTTGTTAAATGATTATTACCTCTTTTCATTTTTATTTCAAATTCCTCTTTTGATTTACACATAATATGTCCTAAATAAATGTCATTTATAGCAGGTTCTTTTGTAAATGAATCTTGGGGTATATGTTTACCATGTGCATCACGATAAAATTTATTTGTTATAACCTTATGCCCAGGATATTCCCAGTAAATTATATCTGTAATTACACATACACATTTGTGAAAAGGAATATGTATATTTTTTTCACGTTTATTAAATCTTTCTAAAATAGGTCTATTAATATATTTTTCATGTCCATTACTACCAAAATGAACCCAGTTCATTGTTAAAACACCCTCATGAAAATTAATTCTTTTCATAAATTTAACAATATTATCATCAAAGGTTAATTTTATAAATTCATCACAATCTATAAATGCAACCCATTTATACATTAAATTTTTTTGTCTCCAAGTAGTCATATAGTTTTCATATGCATTAATTTGAGTACCTTCAAAATTCGGTTGTGTCTTTCTTTTAATATTTGCTTTTTGTCCAGAACCAGGGTAATGTATTACCCAAACTTTACCTGCCCATGATATATTTAAATATCCTAATGAATAATTATCTGAATTATCATATATAATTATTTTAGAAACACCTAATTTTATATGATAATAAATCCATTCATTAATATATTTTTCTTCGTTTTTCGCGATACAAACTATAGCAACCTCTTCTAGTAACATTATAATAATATAAATTACTATTTTTTTTTTATTAATTAACTCAAATTTGTTATTCTACCTTCTTTTTTACCTATATTAATCCAGTGTTCAAATAATCTTTCTGGATTCATTATTCCATTTTCAAATAAATCACGATATTTCCATAAATAATTATCTACTTCTAGACCATTTACAATTTGTTTTTGACTAAAGAGAAAATCTCTCAATGAATTATCTTCAATATCATTTTTATCAAATTCATTAAAATATGACCAATCTCTATCTAAATTATTACCAGACCAAGAATATTTTCTTTTCATTTTATTTATAAATTCTTCTTCTGATTTAACTGCAAAATGTGCTAAATATATTTCCCCTATTTTAATTGGACTTATTTGACCATCATTGTGTTCTTCTCCTGTATATTTACGCCAACCTTTTTTAGTTTTAAAATCATGCATAGTATGGTTAGTACTCTGTACATCAGTAATTACGCAAATAGATTTATGATGATTATTTGCATCTATTTCTTTTTTATTAAATCTTTCTAATAATGGTCTATTTTTAAAATTTTTATTACCATTACTTCCAAAATGTACCCAATTTAAAGTTAATACTCCTTGATGAAAATTTATGCGTTTAAAAAATTGTACAATAGTTTCATTATAATAAGTTAATTTAATAAATTCGTCACAATCTATAAAAGCAACCCATTTATATAATAAATTTCTTTGTAACCATTTCAATATATAATCTTCATATGCCCATACTTGTGGTCCATCACAATCAAAACATTTTCTTTCTCCTTGATAGGTTCTATTTTTAGAAAATGGACTTTCTATAATATTACTACTCGACCAATTTATAACCCAAACTTTACCTGCCCATGTTATATTTAAATATCCTAACGAATAATTATCTGAATTATCATATATAATTATTTTAGAAACACCTAATTTTATATGATAATAAATCCATTCGTTTATATATTTCTCTTCATTTTTTGCAATACAAACTATAGCAACCTCTTCTAGTAACATTATAATAATAAACAATATATATAATTAATCATATTAACCCCAATATTCAGATACTTTTTTATTAAAAACTTCACTTGGTAAACTATCCATTACATCTCCAATTCTTAAATGAACTATAATATAATTATTATTAAATCCTATATACCTTGGTATATTATAATTTTTACTATTAATTATATCAATTAATATGTCATAATTATTATTATTAGTAGTTCTTTTTAAATATTCAAATAATATAGTATTAGGATATTCTTTAAAAATTTTATTTCTAAAATCAGAATCACCTGATAAAGCATAAAATCCATCTCCAATTGAAGGATTTTTTTTAACTAAATTATGATGTAAAATAGTCATTATATATATATATATTTTAATAATTTATTAAACACAGTCTATCCCCATTAACCATAAGTATGTGTGTTCTTTATCATCATAAAGTATTCTTTGCTGGGAGTGGGGTTCGAACCCACGAGACTTTCGCCATGCGATCTTAAGTCGCACCCCTTAACCACTCGGGCATCCCAGCAAAGAAGACTTTGTTGCTTCTTATTTATATAATATTCTATTTCTTTAAGTACATTCATTAAAATTAATTAAAATAATTAATCGTCTGCATAGACAAAAAAAAACCATAAAATAAAAAATAAAAGTTACAAATTTGACACAATTAAGAGACTTATGTAGAAAGGAATGCGAGGACCGAAACACCCAAAAAATATAAATATCATATAAGTGATTCAGATTTTATACAATTAGACATTTAAAACGCCTAAATATTTTTAAGCATTTTTAGTTATTTATAAATGAAGATATAAAATCTGCACAAATAAAAGCAGAAAAAAAAAGTACTTAAAAAAATCATTTATTTATAAATAAATGGAAAAAGAAAGTATTTCTATAGGAATTGATTTAGGTACTACTTATTCTTGTGTTGGTATTTGGAAAGATAATCAAGTAGAAATTATTGCAAATGATCAAGGTGCTCGTACAACACCAAGTTATGTAGCATTTACTGGAAATGAACGTTTAATTGGACAATCTGCAAAAAATCAGGCAGGTAGTAACCCAACAAATACAATATATGATGCTAAACGTTTGATTGGGCGTAAATATTCTGAATCAACTACTCAATCAGATATTAAACATTTTCCATTTAATGTTAAAGCAGATTCGCAAGATCGTCCGATTATTACTGCAAATTATAAAGGTGAAGAAAAAGAATTTAAACCTGAAGAAATTTCAGCAATGGTTCTTATAAAAATGAAAGAAACTGCTGAAGCATATATAGGTAAAAAGGTAGATTCTGCTGTTATTACTGTTCCTGCATATTTTAATGACGCACAACGTCAGAGTACTAAAGATGCTGGTGCAATTGCAGGATTAAATGTATTACGAATTATAAATGAACCTACTGCAGCTGCAATTTCATATGGATTAGATAAAAGTTCTGATTCGGAAAAAAATATTTTAATTTTTGACGCCGGCGGTGGGACACAAGATATTACTGTTTTATCTATTGACGAGGGTGTTTTTGAAGTAAAAGCAACAGCAGGAGATTGTCATCTTGGAGGAGAAGATTTTGATAATCGTTTAGTACATCATTTTGCACAAGAATTCAAAAGAAAACACAAACAAGACATAACAAATAATAAAAAAGCAATGCGTCGTTTAAAATCTTCATGTGAAAATGTTAAAAAGAATCTTTCTAGTAGTACACAAGCAACAATTGAAATAGATTCACTCCATGAAGGTATTGATTTTACTGCTCTCATAACTAGAGCAAGATTTGAAGAACTTTGTAGTGATTTATTTAAAAGATTATTTGATCCATTAGATAAAGTTTTAAAAGATTCCGGTATTTCTAAAAGTAAAATAGATGAAATTGTACTAGTAGGTGGTTCAACTAGAATTCCAAAGGTGCAAAAATATTTATCCGATTATTTTAATGGTAAATCACTTAATAAAAGTGTTAATCCAGATGAAGCTGTAGCATATGGTGCTACAGTGCAGGCAGCAATTTTATCTGGTTGTAAAGATTCAAAAATAAGTGATTTATTACTTCTTGATGTTACACCATTATCACTAGGTGTAGAAACATCTGGAGGTGTAATGACTAAAATAATTGAAAGAAATACAACTATTCCTACAAAAAAATCGCAGACATTTAGTACATATTCTGATAATCAACCCGCCGTTACAGTGCAAGTTTTTGAAGGAGAAAGACAAATGACAAAAGATAACAATAAATTAGGTGAATTTACACTTTCTGGTATTCCACCAATGCCTAGAGGTGTTCCAGAAATTCAAATCACATATGATTTAGATGCTAATGGTATTTTAAAAGTAACAGCATGTGAAAAATCAAGTGGAAAAGAAGAAAAAATTGAAGTTAAAAATGATGGAAGTAGATTATCAAAAGAAGATGTAGAAAAAATGTTAGCAGAAGCAGAAAAATATTCCGAAGAAGATAATAAATTAAAAGAAAAAGTTGAAGCAAAAAATTCACTTGAAGGTATTGCGTTTCAAATAAAATCTATGCTTAGTGATGAAAATGTCAATAAAGGACTTTCAGAAGAACTAAAAGAAAGTTTAAATAAAGAAGTTACTGATTTACTTTCATGGTTAGAAAATCATACGGACGAAGAAAAAGAAATTTATGATAATCGTAAACTAGAATTTCAAGAAAAAATGAAACCAATACTTCAGGGTGCAATGCCTCCAGGAACATCTATTCCGACAGAAACAACAAATTCTAATGACTCACAAAATATTGAGGACGTCGACTAATTTTTTTAGTCTTATAATGATATATTATACTATTTAAGTATTTTTTATCTTGTAAATCAATTGGTAAAGTTTTATAATATTTAAAAAATTGTTTAATCATTTCTGATTTATAATAACAATTTTTTAGATATAATATATATTCAATTACAAATTTTGATGAATTTTCTTTTGATTCAATACTATTATCATTAATACTATCATAAAATAATTTTTTAATAATTCTAAAATTTTTAATTATGTTAAATGTACAGGTTTGATTGGTTTATAAAAAGTTAAAATTAGATTAATAAAATATTTTGCAAGTTTATTTTCTACTTTGAAATATGACTCTTTTAAATTAGATATTATAACACTTTTTAATGAATCTAAAGTATTTTTAATTTTTATAAAATAACCTGATGGCATATTAATCATAACTAAATTAATATTAAAATACATTGTGTATATTTTTTTATCACATGATTTTTCAATGAATTTCCAAAAATTATAAAAGTATTCTAGTAATTCATCTACCTTTTTAAGTTTTTCTTCATGTGACATGACTTCTTCATCATCATATTTCTCTTGAATTTCTTTAGACTTTGAATCTAAATGAATATTCGTATTATTTTCACCGGATAAATAAAATATAAAATACTCATTCTCGTAAATAATATTCATTGAATTATTCATTTGTATACTTAATTATTATATAAAATTAAAAAAAAGATTTAAAGATAAACACGATATTATTATAAGAAAATATGTGTAAATGTAATAAACCAGATTCAATTATCTCAAAAAGAACCTCCCGATATTTTAAAAGAACAATAAAAAAAAATAATAAAGAAATTTTCAATGATAAAATATATATTAAATTACTAAATGAATCGTTAAAGTATATGACAGATTATGCAATTTCTAGTTATAATTACAATAATTACTTAGTATATATGATTACAAATTTAGTTCATAATCATTCAAATGAAGTGTCATCAATTCCAGACACAGAAAAAAGTAATAGTACAGAACAAACTACCAAAGTTCCTGTAAAGAAAAATTTATGTAAAGAAGATATTTGTGCTTATGTTTAAAATGAGTAAAAAAAAACTAAAAACTAAAAACTAAATAAATTACATAATAAATTACATAATAAATTACATAATAAATTATTGCGTAATTTTAATTAAATGAGTATTTGTAAACATTATGTAAATAGAAGATGTAATAATAATAATTGTAGATTTGAACATATAGATAATATATGTATAAATCATTTTTTTGGAGAGTGCACTAGTAATAATTGTAAATTTACACATGAATATAAGTTAGAAAACAAAGACAACAAAGACAACAAAGACAATAAAAACAATTATAATATTAACAAAAATTTTAATAGAATAGTAAAAAATAAAGAAACATTCGTTCCAACTATTAGAGTAAGATTTAATAATGTAATTACTTACAGTAATGAAGTAAGTATTAATAATAATATTTTTTATGATAAAAACTTGTACAAAAGTTTATTATCAGAAATTGATGATAAAGTATACAAACCTTGGAACGGAGATACTCATTTAATTGCGGATGATTCACATAATATTGATTGGAAATCGAGGAGTCCTACATTTGATAAAATCGTAAAACAGTTATGTAGTTATTTTTGTATGACACCTAGTGTAACTAGATTAAACTTTTATAAAGAATCATATTGGAAACCATATCATCATGACGCTTCTGCTTTGAAACAAGACAAAGAAAAAACTCAAAATATTACAGTTGGTGTTTCATTTGGAGAAACACGTGATTTTTCATTTGAAAGCACACATAAAAATATAAATGATCGAATTAGATTAAATTTTCCTTTAGATAATGGAACAGTTTATTCTTTTGGAAATAAAGTAAATATAGATTTTAGACATGGTATACCACCATTAAAAAATAATAAAAATACAAATAATTCATATAACGGTCGTTTTAGTATTATTATTTGGGGATATTCAACACTTTTAGACTAAAAATTAATAAATATTACACCAACAAATAGTTCAAGTATATCAACTGTACCTAGTTTAAACTTAAGTGTAAATAGTATACGATTTTTATTTTATTTTTTTTATCTTATGAGGCATGGAAAGATTGTTATAATAATTGGGAATATACTTTCAGGATACATTAACAAGTTAAGTGTAAAAAAAAAATATAAACTGATTTATTTGGTAATATAGTTAAAAGTTAGAAATTAACAAATTTTTAATATACTTAAATATTTACAGAATATATTAATATAACTATACAAAATGCTTGGTTCTGGATATATGTATGCTAAGAATACTAACGGTCAGCGTCGTAGAATTGATGAACCAAACAAAAGCGAAATTGATAAGTTAATCAAAGAGAATGAAAGAAAAAATAAAATTAATTCCCTCGCAAATAAATATTTTAATAAGATTACAAATTCTGTAGTAAAAGCAGCAACAAATGAAAAAAAAGAAATTCATTTCTATTATAATTACTATGATTTTGTTAATAATGGACTTGGGAAACCGCACGGATTTTTAAATGAGTTTATGTCTGAAATGTGTTATGAATATTCAGAATATATAACAAAAGATTGCAATGGTAGCCCAATGACGTTCAAAACATTATTTGGACAAAATTTTAAATGGGAATTATGCGGAAAAAATATGATGATTATTTCATGGTAAATTTACAAAGTTTAAAAATAGATATATATATATTGTAATATTAATATTAATATGAGACGTATAAAATCAGCACCATCAAATATTGCTTGTATGGTTAATAGAAAAAAACTACCTGAAATATCAAAAATAAATATAAATAATTATGAAATTATTATAATCAATAAAAATAATATAATTAAATCAGAAATTGTACAAAATATACCAATTGAATATAAATTTAAAAAAGATGTTGCAAATAATAAAAAGAAAATAACAACTACAATATCTGGTATAATTAATGATTCATTTATTGAAACTAATAAGTATATTCCTAGTACTGATACTTATGTTTTTAATTATATTATTGAATTCATAAATAATTTTATTACTAATAAGTTTAATAGAAAAAACTTAGAAAATTTTATATTGAGTCTAATGATAAGATTTATTGCGAGTCAAGTTTATCATGATTTAATAATTAAAGTAAATGAAAATATGCATTTAATAACTTAAATCTACATTTAATATTTTGTGTTTTTATTAGTGTTTTTATTAGTATTTAATTAATTTTAACTTTTTACATTAAATGAATTATGTTTTAATTTCATAGGAAATGATTCTTTAGAATTAATTATTGAATATATGATTCCAGAGAATTTAATTATAACGAATATTAAATTTTTTATGCTTGTTATTAATATTTTTTATACATGTTATTAATATTTTTTTAATTACTTAAAAAACAAATAGATATATAATAAATGAGGGTTATTAAAAGAAATGGTGTTGAATGTGATGTTGAATTTGATGAAATTACAAGAAAAATTAAAACATTAGCAGAAAAACAACCTAAATTAGATATTGATTCCGCAAAACTAGCAATGGAAGTTATATCTCTTATTTTTGATGGAATAACAACATCTGTATTAGATGAGTTTACCGCGTCAACGTCTGCTTCAATGTCTCTTTATAATCCTGATTATGAAGAATTAGCAAGTCGTTTAATTATTAATAATCATCATAAAAATACGTCAGATAGTTTTTGTGAAACTATGCAAACATTAAATCATTATATTTCTTATGATATATTAAAAATATGTGAAAATAATAAATCTAAAATTGATAGTTTAATTGATTATTCAAGAGATTATCTAATCAGTTATTTTGGTTTTAACACACTTATTAAGAGTTATTTATTAAAAGTAAATAAAAAGACAGTTGAAAGACCACAACATTTATTTATGAGAGTAGCAATTGGTATTCACGGAGATTTAAATTTTGATGAAAATTGTATAAAAAAAATTAAGAATACATATGATCTTCTAAGTACTAAATATTTTACACATGCTACTCCTACATTATTTAATGCAGGAACAAAATATCCACAGATGAGTTCATGTTATTTAATTGGAACTGAAGATTCAGTAGATAGTATTTATAAAACAATTAGTGATGTTGCATTAATTTCTAAGTGGGCGGGTGGAGTTGGTGTGCATGTTTCTAATATAAGAGCATCCGGATCATTAATTTCAAAAACAAATGGTGAATCACAAGGTATTATGCCAATGTTAAAGGTTTATAACGATACTGCACGTTATATTAATCAAAGTTCTAAACGTAATGGTTCATTTGCTATTTATTTGGAACCATGGCACGCAGATATTTTTACATTTTTAGAAGCAAAAAAGAATAATGGTGCTGAAGAATTAAGAGCAAGAGATTTATTTTACGCATTATGGGTTCCTAACATATTTATGAAAAGAGTAAAAGAACAAGGTAAATGGTCATTAATGTGTCCTAAAGAGTGTCCTGGATTAACTGAATGTTATGGGGAAGAATTTGATAAACTGTATGAAAAATATGAATCAGAAGGTAAATACCGTAAACAGATTGATATTATTGAACTTTGGAATGCTATTATTAATAGTCAAATTGAAACAGGAACTCCATATATGTGCTATAAAGATCAAGTTAATTATAAATCTAATCAGAAGAATATTGGAATAATTAAAAGTTCAAATTTATGTGTAGAAGTTAATTTATTTTCTGATTCAAAAGAAACCGCAGTTTGTAATCTTGCATCAATTTGTTTATCAAAATTTGTAGAATATAAAACAAGTAGTTTTATTGTTTATTCAAAAGATAATTGTAAATATTGTGACTTAGCAAAGAAATTGCTATCTCATAATAATTTAGGATATTCACAGGTTTTGTTAAATAATGAAAGTGAAAGATTAGATTTTTATGAAAGACATACGGATGATGAAGAAGGAGTACTAGTTAATACAATGCCTCAAATTTTTGAAAATGATAATGGTAACAATAAAAGAATTGGTGGTTATACTGATTTAGTTAAATATTTAGAAGATAACAAACACTTTAATTTTGAAAAACTTGGTGAAGTTACTGAAACAATAGTTGAAAATTTAGACATAGTAATTGATAAAAATTATTATCCTACTAATGAATCAAAAACTAGTAATATGAAACATCGACCCATTGGAATTGGTGTACAAGGTCTTGCTGACGCATTTATGTTAATGAATTTATCATTTACATGTGATGGTGCAAAAAAACTTAATAATGATATTTTTGAAACTATTTATTATCATGCACTTAAAAAGTCTTGTCAACTAGCAAAAAAAAAGGGTATATATGAAACATTTAGTGGAAGTCCCGCAAGTAAAGGTATTTTACAATTTGATTTATGGAATAAAGTACCAGAGAGATTTTCATTAGAAAAATGGAACTTTTTAAAACAAGAAATACAAGAATGTGGACTTCGAAATTCCACATTGATTGCTTTAATGCCAACTGCATCTACTGCACAAATTATGGGTAATAATGAATCATTTGAACCATATACATCAAATATGTATACACGTAGAGTACTTGCAGGTGAATTTTTACTTATTAATAAACATCTTATAAGATATCTTAAAAATAATAATTTATTTTCAAGGGAAATAATTGATTCAATTATATTACAAAAAGGATCAGTACAAGGATTAAATATATCTAAAGAAGCAAAAGAGATATTTAAAACTGTATGGGAAATTTCACAAAAAAGTTTATTAAAAATGTCTGCTGATAGAAGTCCTTATATTTGTCAATCACAGAGTTTTAATGTATTTATTGAAAAAGCAGACCCAAAAATTATTAATAGTGTTCATTTATATGGGTATTCACTTGGACTTAAAACCGGTTCATACTATATTAGAACAAAACCGGCATTAAGTACACAAAATTTCTCTATGGATTATTTAAAAGAAACTAAACATAATTTAGAACGTAATAAAAATAAAAATCAAAATGATTCATATGAACCATGTTTATCTTGTTCTAGTTAATTTAAGGTGATGATTCTCAAGTGTAGTAACCCGCATTTTTATTAGATAAAGGAGTTGTCTGTACTCAATTTTGTATAGGTGTTATGCCACTGGTCCAGCAACATTTGAATTTAATTGTTCACCATATGCAACAGATCTAATGAAATAACCATTTGAAATAGTTGAATGTGAATTATTATATGTTGTATTTTGTAATGGTCTTAGAAAAGCAAGCGCATTCTGTGGTTTTTGAAACTGTAAATACGCTTTATTTAAATATGCAGCACTTGTAAGACCAGTTGATCCTCCTTTTACACCTGATACTTGAGATGAGAATAATGTACTACTATTACCACCAAATGTTCTGTTTCTATCTACCGTCATTTTCTTTTAAAATTAAACATATTTTTTTTTTTATTTTTTAAATTGAATATAAATTAAAACAATTGTTGAAAGAAAAAATATAATAAATAATACTAATAAAATTTTAGAATTTGATGTAGAAGAATAAACATTTCCAAAATTTTCTTTAATTTCAAAATTTTCTATTTTATTTGTATCTTTATCAATTACTGTAACTATTGATTTATATTTTTTAAAATCCATATTATGTTTTTTGGTATCACAACCGACCATTGTATTTTTAGTTTGTTGTTCAATTTTTGTTAGTTTACATTGATCTGGTCCTACTAAAAATTTTCCAAATTTTTTGATTACCTTTTTAAACGATGGTCTGTAACACTGTGGAACTCCTAATTTTCTATTTACTCTTTCATGTATTAAATATATAAAATAACATAATTTTGCTCTTGAACCTAAATATTTAGATATTTCAAATGATGGTTCTTTTATATATCCATTATATGATACACTACATAAATTACACGGTAAAATATTACCTAAATTACTTAAAAATGAAAACATACTATTTCTAATTCTAATATGTTCAAAATTATCTTCATTTATTTTTTTGGGATATGCCATTGCCATAGAGTGTAAAAAAAACCATGCTGGTGGTCCCCATACATGAGTTCTAACAGAAGTATATTCTGATAATTTTTCAAAATAATTTTCATCTACATCAATAAACTCATTATTATCACTGTTCATAAATCAATTTAATTATAATAATAATAAAATATTTATTTTTAATATTTTTACCAGTTTATTAAATAGTTATTATATTATTCTTACCAGATATTATTACTTCTCCTATTGTATCAGTTTTTGATAATTTTTTTAATGTAGTATAAATAATTTTCAAATTTTTTAGATTTTTGTATTTTGTATTATTTTTACACAATTCTGCACCATAATATAAATAATCATTTATTTGTGATTTATCAATATCATTTATAGTTGTGCACATAATTACATATGCAGATGAAAAACTATTTAAATGAAACCATATATATTTATCATTTTCTTTTTTGTAAATATCAAGTATATTCCAATTGTCTTGTGCATTTTCACCTATGACGTATGTGATATTATTATATTCTACTTTTTTCATTTTCTTAAAATTACATTATTTTTTTAAATATTCTTTAATATTTGTAATAACTTTTGAACTAATTTTTCTATTTTTAATTTTAATATTTTTCAATGTGTCTTCATATGTTTCATTTTCTGAAATCAAATTATATATTTTACCATCATAATTATTTAAAATTTCTTTTGCAGTTTGTAATCCTATACCTGGTACTAAATTTAGCATATAACTATCTATATTATCTTTTGTTATAGTCTGTTTTTTAACTAAGTTAAATTTAAATCTAGAACTTATTTTATTTTCAATCAATCTATTTAAATACTCTTCTATAATTACACATGTACTATTTATTGATTGAGGAAATAAAACTGTGAAACCTTTATTATAACTTAATGAAAAAATACATGAATAAATTGTTTTAAACTCAATTGAATCTTTATGAAAATTTTCATAATTACCTTCAATTATGTAAATAATTTTATTACTTGGAATATCTAATTGAGAGTATCTTTCAGATTGTTCTGAATATCGACTATCTTTAACACTAGATAATAAATCATTAATTGTTTTTCTTTCAATAATTAGTAATATATTTTCATCTAAATCTCGAATTATAAAATCACCTTGTTCTAAATTTTTTAATCTAGTAGTTATTAATTTGTTACAAATAGTAGAAGAATTACTAAAATATTCTTTAATTATTTTTGGTTCACGATTATCAATTTCAATAATCATTAATTAAAGAATATTTTAGATAATTTCTTTAAATTACTTATTAATTTACTTTATAAATTTATTTTATTAATTTACTTTATTGATTCTTTTTCTTTTGATAATGTTCTAATTATGAATTTTTGAAATCTTAATATTCTATTTCTTAATTCTTTTGGTGTTCCGTCAATCATTTTAATAGTTATATCTGCAGGTTCTAGATCGGGATTTAATAAACGTAAAACCATATACATACATGACCATGTAACACAAAGACCTGCATATTCATCTGCTTTAACTTGAGGACCTAAGTATGGTGTTGTATCATTTGTACCATAGTAAGTATAATTCGGTAATTCTTTTTTAAATCTGTCAGATAATGCTCTATCAATCTTGAATTGATCAAATAATACATTACTTTTCTTTTTATTTAATTTATCATTTCCAAATTTATTTTTACTGTATTTATTCTTTCCGTACATAAAATCTTTTCTTTCAAATTGTTTTATAGATTCTGAATCATACGCTAATTTTACATCTGCGTATTCATTACCACCATGAGGATCAAATCTTTCTACAGTTTTTCGTCTTGTATCAAATACTAATACATTTGAATGACTAGTTTCCATAAAATCTTCTGATAGTAATAAAGTTAAATCACAGACAATCATATATTTATTATCTTTTTCACACTGTTGTAATAATTGATCTAAATTTGGTGGAATTAATATACTCATATTGCTATTATTACTGTTATCACTGTTATTTTTTGGAGCATTTAATACAGTTATACTAGCATACGTATTTGTACTATTTCCAATATAGTAATCTGAATTTGGAGGACAATATAGTCTATTCATTTTTTTAATATTTTCCATTGTATAAAATGTACCTTTTGGACTTTTATAAACACATAAATGAAATAATGGAATACAACCTATTTTATGTATTGGACCTTTAAAATTTTTAATTAATGTTAATAAAAATAATATACCCATATCTCTTTGATTATAAAAACCAAAATTTAAACCTTGTGATTTTTCTTGAGGACCTAAAGATTCGACCGCGTCTAAATATTCTTTAACACTAACATAATTATCTCCATCTGTATCTAATGCAGTTTTAATTGGTTCAGGTTTTGTTTTCGGGAAAGGTTTTTGTTGATAAGGACCTTTTTGTGGTTTAGGTATCTTAGGATCTACAGGTATAAAAAACGGTGTTTTTTGTGGTTTTGATGGAGGATTAATTATAACATAAGGAACAGAAGTTAGTTTTTTACCTAATGGACTCGATAATAAAACACATCTACCTGTAACTGGATTAATTACTTTACCTGGACCACAGTATATTAATTTAACTGTTTGTTGTAGATTAGGTGGAACTAATACTTTTATATCTTTATCTTTAACATTTTTTGGATTATTAATTTGTACTTTTGGTACTGGTGCTGGTTTTGTTAATTTAAAATTATCTGGTGCTGGTCCCAAAGGACTAGAAAGTAACTGATATCCTTTCTTAAATAAATATTTTTGTATATCTTTATTTTTTAATTGAACGCACCGTTTAGTTTTTGGATTAATATACATGTTAACACCACATTTAACTAATACTTGTCTTCCAGGTACAGTGTAATTATTTGGAACCATAGGCGAAGAAGGAACAACTTTTATAGTTGGAACTTTTTTAAAAGGATTAATTTGTTTTTTTAATACAGGACTATCTTTATAAACGCAACGTCCAGTAGCAGGATTTCTAATCTTACCTCTTATACAAGATGATATTGGCATTATAAATAATTATTATATATATTTTTTTTATATTTTTTAATTATTTATATAAAGACAATTTTAATAAATAATTATACTCAGAATGGAGTATCCTTTAAATGATACATGGTGTCTATATTTTCACGCAAAAAATAGTGACAAAAAATATTCTCAGAATACTACAAAATTAATTGAAATAAATAATATAAAAGATTTTTGGGGAACATTTAATAATATTCCAAAACCGACTGAGATGTTTTCTGAACTTGGTATTCATAAAAAAATATTAAAAGCAACTGGTGAAGTACCAGGAGCAATAAGTTTATTTAGAAAAAATAGTTATCCAAGTTGGGAAGATACAACAAATATAAAAGGATTTGAATGGAATATTCGAATATATAAAAATTTTGAAAAAATAAACAATCAATGGATTAATTTAGTTATGAAAACAGTCGGAGAAAATTTTGATCATTCTGAAACTTTAAACGGAGTTAGAATAGTTGATAGTACAATAATAGATTATAAGATAATGTATCGTATTGAACTATGGTTTTCAAATAAAAAATATAAAGAATATTTTGAAACAAAAATAAAAGAAATATTAGAAGTTCCACCTTATACTAAATTATTATATAAAGACCATTCTACTTTAAAAGAAACACGGCATACTAAAGAACCTTTACCTGAAATTAATATCGATTAGTCTCGATTATTCTATATTAGTCTCGATTATTCTATATTAGTCTCGATTATTCTATATTAGTCAATTTATTATTAATAGTTTGTAGTAATTCTTTAAATTTAGATTTTTCTTGCATTGTATGTATAATTAATTCAAGATCTTCTTTTGAAATTGCACTCATAATTGTTTCAATTAAAGTACTATCAATTTGGTCTGGATTTTCAATATTTTTATTTGTTAATATTTCTGCTATTTTCTTAAAAGAATCATTAATATTTTGCGATTTTTTTCTACTAATACCGTTAATTCTATTAGTTCTTTTACTGTTAATTTTTTGTTTTAAGCGAGAACGTAATTCTTCCCGTGTTTCATTTTTTTGTAATGTTTCAGTTTCCATTTACTTTTCATTATTAAAATAATTTTAAGTAAATTGAGAAAATTAGTTTAATTAATTTAATTAAACTATAATTATGACCTTTTCCTCAGTTTAAATTCTATGAATATAATTCACTTTTTAATTTAAACTTCATACAAGGTCAAAGAAAATTTTAATGAACTACCTTATTACGGTATTTTCATTGCGCCTCAGGCACCAAAACACATTTTACCGTAGTGCATATGTGGAACATTTACTGACTTTCCATAATTATTTCCTCTTCTTGTACCAGCCGATATTCTAGGTAATAAAGAAGTTCTAAATGGTTGTGCTACACTTCCTGGTGGAATATCATATCCATTATTCGGCCAAGAATTTTTTAGTCCAGTCATATCATCACCTGGATATGGACCTCTTAACCAATTTTTATTTTCATGAAAATTTAGTTGAATTAGACCATCGTTAGTATGTTTTTTTCCAAATTTATTTGCAAAATAAGGACTTCCATTTTGTCTTAAACGTAAATATTTTCTTTTATGTGATCCATCTTTTTGTAATATACTAAATGATTTACCAATTGCACTCATTCCTTCTTTATTAAATACTACTCTTGCGCTTAAACGAGTACCAATAGATTTTTTATTTTTATCTTTTACTACTTTTCTTAATGGACTTTTAACTTTTTTTCTTAGATAGTAACCTTTTGGTTTTGGACCATTGTGACCCTTACGTTTCGGTATTGATTTTCTTTTGGGTGAATTTTTAATTTTTTTAGGTGATTTGTGAGTTCTAGTACCCTTTGGTAAATACTTTTTTTTATAATTCTCATTATAATATTTACCTTTTGAATCAACATAAACTCGTCGTTGTTTACCTTTAATTAATGCATAAAAATTAGCATCTGTTTTTTTTCCAAAACTAAAGTATAAACCACTTTGACTACACGAATTACATTTTGACGCATTTTGTGAAGTTGCAGCAGAACTTGTATTACCCATTTAATAAAATATACTTATATTTTATTTTCATTTGTTTATTTTATATTTATTACTTAAAGACTAATTAAGTAATAAATATAAAATAAACAATTTTAATGTCAGAAGAAACTTATTGTGAACAAATGGGTAATGAAACACCATCACAACAAATGTTACTAACTCAAATTTTAGAAAAACTTAATAAAATTGAAAAAACATTTATTAGTATGAATGCTGATTTAATTAACCAGAATATTAAAATGTCTGAACTTCTTAATGGGAAATTAAAAGAACCAGATTTTGAAATGCCGGATAGTTCAAAACAGCAAAATTTAGATAATTCAAATAAAGAAAAAGAACTTTATTATCATGAAAATAATGGTAAAATAATAGTATATGGTCCAGGCACATTTGATAATAGACCGACACTAAAACAATATGGAGATTGGAATTCATTTAATAAATCGTGGGATCTGACTGTTGATTTAAATATTTTACTAGAAAAATTACCTAAAATAATTAAAAAAGAAAAAAATAGTTTAATAAATAATGAATAAATTTAAACTATTATTAACATTATTAGTAATTTTAATTATTGTGATAACAATAATGATTATTTTATGCTTTATAAATAAATCAAAATTTACAATAATAGAACAATCAAATAACTTTTATTATGAAATTGATAATGTTTTAACTAACGAAGAGTGTGATTATATTATAAACGATGCAAAAGATAAATTAATTGAAAGTACAGTTATGTCTATTGATAAAAATGGTAAATATATTGATATAAAAGATACAAACAGAACTAGTAATCACACATTTCTTGAAAATAATTTACATAAAAATATAAATGAAAAAGTAGAAAGATTAATTAATAGGTATTCAAAACATCATATAAATAGAAAACAATTTGAACAAATTCAAGTTGTTAGATATAAACCAACACAAGAATATAAAGAACACTTTGATATTTGTCATCCTCAACAAGCACACTATGATCATTTAAAAACGTGTAAAGAAGATTTTAAAAAATTTAATTCTGTTAGATATGCAACTATAATATTTTATCTAAATGATGGATTTAAAGGAGGAGAAACATATTTTCCAAATATAAATAAAAAAATTATACCAAAAAAGGGTAAAGCACTAATATTTTTTAATTGCACTTATAATAAAGATACAATTAAAACAGGACTTTGTGACATAATTGATAATTCTAAACATTCTGGATTACCAGTAATTGAGGATAAAACCAATGAAAAATGGATAGCAAATATATGGATTAGAACAAAAAATATTTAATTTGGTAATATTTTGTTAATTTTAAAAAATAACGATTAATATTAAATGAATGAAATTAATATCAGCGAAAAATTAAATTTACAAACATGCTGTATTTGTTTAGAACAGCAAACAGAATTTGACATTGAAAATAGTAATAGATTAATAGAATATAATCATTGCGGAAGTTATTATGTTCACAATAAATGTTTAAATACTTGGAAATTGAATGAATGTTTAATATGTAGAAAAAATTTTAATGAAAGTGATAATGGTAATGATAATGAAAGTGATAATGGTAATGATATAATTACAATATTAGTTAATCAAAACGAACGATGTTTAAAAATTAAACAATTTTGTGTTAGTTTTTGTATAACAACTTATTTAGTTTGTATTGGGTTATACTTTTTACTTAGAAAGTATTAATTTATATAAATATAAAAATTAAAATTACAAAGTAATTAAATTATTGTTTTTAAATTAAAATTTTTAATAATAATAATTTAATAAATGAATACATTTTTTATTAGTCCTTTGATTCCTTTAAAATTTTATATAATTATACAAAAAGAAAAGAAAAATCCACTATTACAATGGAGTAATAATGAAATGCAATTATTAAGTAATATTAATATATTATTTGATTATTCAAATAAATTGTCTGATGAAAATAAGAGAACGATTATAAGTATAATTAAAAATATAACAAATAATATACCTGAATATAATAATTTAGATGAAAAATTAACATTTGTAAATCAGAATACTTTTAAAGAAATTACTAATTATAATTATGTTTATTATTATTTGCTAAAAGAAAGAAACTATGAACAAATAATTAATCCATATTCAGTTGATTCAATTAATATGTGTGTTGGTCTATCTGATACTGGTCCATTAGTTGAATTAGATACATCAAAATTTAAAAAATTAGAAAAAGAAACAGATAAATTTACATATATTAATAAATTAATTGAATCCAAAAAAGATAATATAAAACATATAACATTTGAAATTATGTCAAAAAGTCATATTGATACTAAAATAAATACTATAACAAAAATATTATCTAATAAAAGTGTTTTATACTATACTCTTAAGGGAGAAAATTTTATTCCTATTTCTGATTCATTTGAAATATCAGATGACGATTCAGTGTTAAATAATCTAATCAATAATTTTATCACTAGAACACAGAGTGATTATTTTGTAATTAAACCTTCAGAAGGTACATTATCAGATGGTGTAGGAATATTAAATAAAAATGAGTTAAATTTAAATTTTGTTAAAACTTGGACGACTAACCCAGATAATAATAAATATGCTATAACAGGACAATATTCATCATGGATTTTTTCTGAATTTATACAAAGTTTTCTATGGAAACTACAAGGTCAAAATATAACGTCAAGTGTTTTTTCTGAATTGTCACAAAAAGAAACAAAACTAAAATTTAATTTTGATGATAAAATTGGAAGAATTAATAAATTTAGATTTTGGGCACTTTATACAATAATTGATGGAGAATTTACAAGTTATTTATACAAAAATGGATATTGTGAAATTGCTTTAGAAGAACTAACAAATTATTCTAAAACTCAACTAGATCCAGCAGATATTGAAACATTTTATCAAAATTTATTAGATGTTGAGGAAGACCCAGATAAACTTGAAGAAATTATTAAAAATGGCACGCAAAATTTAGAAGAGGAAAAAATTGAAGCATCCTTTATTGGTACATATTTAGATTATGCAAGAGTAGTAAATGAATCAAGTTATCCAATGGGTCAAGATGCATGGAATAATTCTTTAATGCCTCAAATGTATTCTTTAGTCAATACACTTGCAAGTAAAATGAAACGCTTTATGAATTGTTTAAATAAGTATACATTAAAAGGTTCAAAAGGTTGTTACAGTTTTTTTGCACTCGATATTATTATAGACAAAGATAGTAAACCATGGTTATTAGAAACTAATTCAAGACCATTTGTTGGTTTTGGTAATTACTTTAATAAATATGATCCAAATAATGAACATATATTAAATGTTAATAAAATATTTAATGGAGTATTAGGACTAACAACTGATATAGTTAATACATCCGGAAATAAAAACGTTGAATACTCAGACTTTTTAGTAACACATGTTGATAAAATTGTTAATCGTAATAATATTTATGTACCTCTTTCATTAGGAATTACTTCTACAGCAACAAGTAAAGTTTACAATGAAATTTACAATACGTTAGATAATAATAACTATACATCATTTCCATATCCAAGTCAAATCGGTAACAAATTAAATAAGTCGGTAGGATTTAGAGGTATGTCACCTATAAGTAAATTTTTAATATCTAAAATATCTGAATTAGGAAATGACAAATTTGTAGACCTAATGCAAAATTTATTTCCATATGACGCGAAGATGAAAGTGTTAAATAGAATTAATACATTAGCATTTTACTTGGGTGACAAGGCCGAAATGACAAAAATTATTAAATCAAATGTTAAAAACTGGGATTCAATAATTCCTTATTCAGAAACAATTGATATTTCTGAATTATCAGATAATGATATTTTAGACAAAATAAAAACTAGTCCATTAAACAATTCAAAAATTATTGCTAAACCTGCATATGGACAACAAGGTAAAGGTATAATAATCTCTGATAATCCTAAAACAATTATTAGTGAAATAAAAAATAATGAGGACCAGGAAAAAAATTTTGTACTTTCAAAATATTTAGATGATCCATATTTAATAAAATTAAATAAAACAGGAGTTTCAGATGTAATTTATAATGATATGAGTGGTCGAAAATCACATTTAAGAGCATATGTATTAGTACATAGAGTTAAAAATCAATTAAAAGTATATTTATATAAAGAATCGTTAGTGTTTTGTGCTGCTAAAGAGTATAATTCTTGTGGGGGAAGTAACGATAGTAACGAAAGTAACGAAAGTAACGAAAGTAACAAAGAATTTTGCAATTTAACTAATTTATATTTTGGATCAAAGTACTATAAAGAAGTTCTTAATAAAAATCCAGGCGATGCTTATAAAGATTTATCAGGATTAGCACGTTATTTAATACCTCAAGAACATTACAAAAATTTAATGGATAGAATTAGATATATCATAATAACAACTATATTAGCAGTAAAAGATAATTTACTATGTATTAATAGTAATAATAATTGTTATCAATATATTGCATTTGATTTCCATTTAGAAAATGAAAAAACTGGTAACCATTCCGGTAATAAAGTTCCTGTACCATGGTTATTAGAAGTTAATGCAACACCTGGATTAAAATCACCTGATTATCAATGGGAAGAAATTGGTGGACTTAAAAATTTCTTAGAATCTATTTTAAATATAACTATTGGAACTAAAATGTCTAAATCGGGTAATCAATTATTTGAATATTTACCTTTTAATAAAAAAGTTTCAACTGATAAAATAGATAAAGAAACATTGAATAAAGTTGATAAATATTCTTGTATGTCAAATTATCACTATGATCTTAAAAAAGTATTAAAATTATTAAATTATCCTGGACGTTCTTATCTAACAACTAAAAAAGAAATATGCAATGCAATTAAAAATATTTAAGTAACTTAATAAATATTTAAGTAACTTAATAAATATTTAAGTAAAAAGTAATAAATACAATTAATACAACATAACAATGTCCACAAAAGTGAATAGTTTGTGATGTATTGACAATTTTATTGAAGTTACTATCATTATTGTCATTACCAACAAAATTTAAAATCCATGCTAAAACAAATATTAAAATCGTTAAAATGATAAATTTTTTATTAATTTGTTTGGAAAATAATACACATAAGAATGCTAATGTTGCAAAACAAAAATCTAAAATAAAAAAAGGATTTTTTAGAGAATGATTATGATTATGATCTTTCTCTATAGTGTCCCTACCTTTTATTATTTTCATACTTCTCCAGATTATAGAAAATATAGCAGCAAGTAACAATATTAAACATAAATCAATTTCCTTAAATTTTATTGATAAAATTATTAACATCAAAATTGATGTAATCAAACATGCAAAATTATATAAATAATAATCCATCATATTTATAATTAACTGTTTTAATATTAATAATTTTTTTTTTTATGAAATAATTGTATATTTAAATTTTTTAAAGAAAATATATTCATTTTCATTATAGTTTAGTAGACAATTTTTCGTTGAATTAAATATAACATACATTATAACAGATTTAATTTCTCTAATATGTTTTTTGTCATTTGGACTATAATCTTTATCTAATTTTAAATAATTAACATTTTCAATATCTACTGTCAAAACTTCTCCAGACTGTCCCGCGTAACATGTTGCAGTTTTATAACAATTTGTAAAATATATCGCTTTTCCATAGGTTGAACCCCAATTTTGTCCTGAATATTCCGAAGAAAATCCATTTCTTTTAATAGACTCGGCATTTTCATTGGAAGTACCATGATACAAAATCATTGCTTCATATATACAATATAACTAATATATTTTTAATGTATTTGAATAATTGTAATTTAATTTCAAAAAATAGTTTCATAATTAGTTTCATTAATAGTTTCATAAATAGTTTCATAATGATATTTCAAAAGTAATACCCAAGCATATTAGATTTTTTAAATGAATTACACTTAATTTCATTAAAACTTAGTCGTTTTGAACCATCAATTACATTTATTTTTCCATTCCAATTATTAAGTTTTATAATTTTATCATTTGACACATTAATTACTTTTGGTATATAATACGGAAAACTATAATCTTTTAAGAAATATTGATAATTATTCCAAAAATTAATATTACATCTTTTCCAATGCGGTATTATACGAGGTAATAGTTTAATTTTACTAAATTTTTCATTTATTTCAATCATAGTTCCATATATTTTTTTAATGTTTCCATTCATTTTAGTTGTATTTTGATAAATTTTTTTATTTAATATCATAATACGATCACCACATTCTAATATAGATAAAGGTCTATGTAGTTTAAATGTATTTTGAATAATAGTTGCACATAAATGTTCTTGAATTAATTTTAAAATATCATTTGGTAAAATTATAAATAATGACATAATTAAATTATTTATTTTTTTTTTGTTTTTTGTTTAATTTGTTCAATATTTCTTATGTGTTTAGTTGAATAAATATTTTTATCACTTTTAGTTTTTTTAGATTCCTTTTTACGCTCTCTAGAATCTTGGTCTCCTTTTGACATTTAATTTACAATTTTAAATTTATATTAATTTATAATTAAAGGTTATTAAAATAAGTAAATTAAATATGTCAACATCTGATTTACTAAAAAATTATGAAAGAGATGGATATATTGTTCTTAAAAAAGCAATGATAAAAAATGAATGCAAAAAATTAGTTAAAAATACTATTATACCTATTCTTCATAAAAAACAAATTTACTTGTCAAAACCAGAAAGTTGGAAAAATAAAGATGGAACTAAAAAACACGGTAAACTTATTTATGGACCAAAGGGTGGGCACATTATTTCAAAAAATAATAAACATTATAAATTTCCGGCATTATTTCAAAGTAAAAAACTCAATCATATTATAGACACTATTCATAGTAGAAATTCAAGAAACCAACATTGGAAATATAATCATTTAGCAAAGCAAGGATTAGGTTGGATTCATTTAAGATATCCATATTACAATTATGATAATAAAGAAGATAACTCTGTTAAATGCCCAGAAGATTCATTTCATTTGGATGGATTAAATTATAAAAATGAGATAAATTCAAGACAGTCAGTGGTTATATTACCATTTATAACTACAGTAAATAAAAATGAAGGTGGGACTGCGGTAATTCCAGGTTCACATAAATTAATAAATGATTATACACTAAGACAAAATTACAAAACTAATAAAAATTTAGATCATATAATAAATAATATAGTTATTAAAAATAGCAAAAAAATTATAGATGTAACAGGTGAGCAGGGAGATATATTATTAATGCATCCACATTTGGTACATTCTCCTAGTTTTGCTGCCATAAATTCTAAGGTAAGAATTACATTTAATTTGTCCACTCAAAAGTGATAAATACTATTTAACTAAATACTCGAATATGAAAAATAAAAAAATAAAAAAATATATTACAAATTAAAAATAAATTAAAGAAAAGATAATTTATTAATTAATAAAACAACAACTATGTTTTTTGATTTTGAAATTATCGATGACTTACTTACCATTCCTCCTACTGCACCACATATCACTCGGCAGTATGGATGTTCAAATCTATTAGCACTAACATCTTTAAATAACTATGAAAGAAGTAATCCGGTATTATCTGTAGATACAGAAGTAAATAATTATGAACATATTTTAAGATCTATGCCAAATTTAAGTAATTTAAGTACCAAAGATTTACCACCAGTTAAGAGATATAATAGTGATTCAAAACAATTCACAAAGAGTCAAAGTAATAGTCTTAAAAGAATAAATACTTTTTAAAAAAAAATAAAAATGTTATTTTAATAACACATTTTATAATGAAATGGAGTATATTTTTTGTTAATATTTTAATTCATGTTGGAGTTATGGCATTATTTTTAACTGTTTTCTTTTTTACTATTGCACAATACTTTGAGAAAAAAATAATAGAAGACCAAATTGATTTTGTTATTGATGATTTTGTTGGAAACTCGTTAAAACCAGTACCAGAGACAACCAAAAATGAAATTAAGAATGAAATTAATAGTGCATTTGATAAACAAGATTTAAGTAAAGCAGATGAAAGTGTTATAAAAGAAAATAAAGAAGTATCAAAAAAGGCATGGATTTTTGTAAGTACGTTACTTAGTATAATATTTGTTATAGTTGTTATTTTTGGATTAAAATATAAATGGGAAAGATACTATTTAAAATTTTTATTTAATAGTGCACTAATCAGTTTAATATTTGTTGCTATTACAGAAACTTTATTTATGTTTTTAATTGCACAAAATTATTTATCAGCTGATCCTAACCAAATTAAAATGAAAATAATTGATACTATTGGAAGTAATACATGCGATCCTTGTAAACATCCTGAATGTATAGGTTCAATTACTGCAATTTGTCCTAAACCGTAGAATTAACTAAATTATTAATTTTATTAAAATAATATTTCATTATTATAAAGTATATAACCATGGAATATTATATTAATTTTTTTTATAGTGTTTATTTACATGTATTTTTGCTTTTTTGTTTTTTAACTATATTTTTCTGGACCGTTATATCAAAAACTGAAGCAAAAACTTTAAATAAAGAAATAGTTAGTGGGGTTACAAAAGGTTTAAAAAATGTACGTATCTCTAATCAAATTTTTACACCAAATGCACAAAAATATTTAGATAGGTACTATCAGGGTCAAGATTCAACTGTAGCAAGAAATAATAGTAATTTATTGCAGTTTAACATTGCGTTTATTGTAATCTTATTTATTGGATTTTTTGCTTCTATATTTGTTAGATATATTTTCTGTGGTAAAAGTATTAATTGGTTAGAAGTTATTGGAGAAAATTTAATTATATTATTATTGGTAGGTGGAATAGAATATTATTTCTTTATGAATATTGCAAGTAAATATGTACCAGTAATGCCTAGTTATTTACCGAATGTTGTTAAAAAGAAAATTGATAATTTATAAATTATTAAAAATATATTCTTTATTATTAAATTCAATGAATATTATATTTGTACTATCTATTATATTGTTAATAATAACTATATTATGTATATTAAATAAATTTTCAAATTTTGAAAATGATTTTAATAAAACACCATTCCCAATTGATATAGTTTATACCTGGGCAGGAGAAAACAACAATAAACATAATATTAAAGAATCATATAATAATGAATTAATGTTTAGTTTAAAATCAATATTTAAATATATGCCATGGTTCAATAAAATATATATTGTTATTAATACACCACTTGAAAATAATAAACCATCTTGGTTTAATGATTTATATCATAATAAAATAATTCTATTAGATCAAAAAACAATATTTCCAAAAAAAGAACACCATAAATTACCATGTAAAGTTTCCGATATTATAGAAAGTTATATAAACAATATTCCGGGTTTATCAGAGCATTATATTTATATGAATGATGATTTTATAATAAATAAAGAATTAACATATAAATATTTTTATGATGACAATAAAATTTTATTACCTACTTCTGTAAAAAGAAGCAAAAAATTAAATTTTAATAATAATCTAAAACTAAAAAAATATCCTTATTGTCACATTAATGAAGCATGGCATCCACATATTCCATATGCATTCACTAAAACTTCATATAATAATTTTTTAAATGAATACCAAGATTTTATTTCATGGATTAGAAATTCTAGTTTTGCAATAAGAGAATCAAATAATAATTGTAAAAAATACGGATTAAATCTTCCATGTAAACAACTACATTATCCTTACAGAATATATTTATATAAAAATAAATTAGGTAAAATAAGTAAAGATTTATATGAAACATATATTTTGGGAGAAACAAATATATTAATAGATATACAATTATTGATTTATTCAAAAATTTTTAAATGTCCCTTTTTTGTTGTTAATAATATTAAAAATAAAAATAAAAATAAGATTACAAAGTTTTTACAAAATAAATTTCCGAAAAAACTATATTTTGAAAAATAGTATCTAACTAATAAAACTACTGACAATTTCATTGGTTTTTTCAAATGTTATACTTGATACTTCATTTCCATTAATAACAATACAATAATTATTTTCTACTAACCAATTATTATGATATCTACTACACATTTCCAGATATTCAATATTAATATTTTCACCTTTACGATTTCTTTTTAGTACTCGTTCATGAGCAATTTTTGAATCAGTTTTGATGTACACATAGTAAATTAACGGCATTTCAGTAATAAACTCTGAGAACCATTTATTGTAAATTTGAAAATTAATATCCTCAATTTTACCAGAATCATAAAGCATTTTACAAAAAACATTTTTATCTGTTTGAAGTGATCGTTCACAAATAATTAGTTTGATTCCATTTTCTTTACAATGTTTAATAGCACGTTTTAACATTGCTAATCGTGAAATATATGCCATCATTTGAAATGAAAATGAATAACGTTCCTGATTCTCATAAAATTTTTCAATAATGTTTTTTCCATCTGAGTCTTTAAATTCAACCCACTCGGAAACAGGTTCCTCTAAAAAATAAACTTTATCATTATTTTTGTAATATTCTTTTAGAGTGTTAATAACAGTAGATTTACCAGAACCAATATTACCTTCGATAGATACAATAGTGAGTGGTTTTTCCATCTATTATTGGTTACTTAATTATTATTTCCGGTAAATCTTTAAGCAAATAATTTTATTAAAAAAATATATATATATATATATAAATAAATGAGCGGGATGGTAAGTGAAGCAACTTTAAATGAAGCTATAGATAATTTAAATAAGAATATACAGAATGCATCAGTTAATTTAAATAAGAATATACAGAATGCATCATTTAATTTAAATCAGAATATACAGAATGCAGTGAAAAATATAGGTGAATCGAATTTAAATATAATTAATTTAAATGTAGATTATAAAAGTGAAGTTAACCTATTGGGGCGAGAGAACACATTTAGAAATGTAAAAATTACTATTAAGTTTACACCTTATTTAATAAAAGAAAATTATATATTAGGATATGCACTTTCAATTAATGACGATTACGCTGATCCGATATATACTGGGGTGTCACCGACTGAACCTGAAAAACAATTATTTCAGTTATATAATTTGAATAATAAAATAAATTTAATAATAGTTGATATAGATGATGATACAGTTCAAAGATTAGTATGGAATACAGATAAAAATTTATTCGAAGGTACGATGGAAGAAGTAAAAGAAAAATCAATCGAAGCTTTTGTAGGATGGGTGGAAATGTATCCAGATTTATAATTTTTTCTCCATAATTTTACGAGTTCGTTTGGTGGTGATTTTTCTCGGCTATATGAGAAATTCTAAATTAATTCTAATTCTTTTTTATAAAGGTTTCTTTTGATTTACTCATCGTATTACGACTTAAATCCTAATAAGACCACGATTTATCTGGATTGACCTGAACTATTTCCCATATAATATTTGGATTAGAACTTAAACATCAATAATCCCACGGTTTATCTAGATTCTCCAAAGTAAATTGTATATATTGTTTAGTCCATTTAGATTGCGTGAAATTACGATAACTCATTATAATTGATTTTTTACAATATTATTTAAAAAACTTTTAATTTAAAATTTGTTAAATTATATTACTTAATTCCATAATATATTTCCTTCCCAAATATCTTTCTGGGTGCATAAGATATCTTATTACTTTATCTTTTGCACATCTATATGAGAAATCGTAAATTAATTCTACTTCTTTTTTAATAAGGGATTCTTTTGATTTACTCATTGTATTATAACTTAAAACATAATAACTCCATGGTTTATATGGATTATCTTGAACTATTTCCCATGTAATATTAGGATTACAACTTAAATAATAACAAGACCATGGAATATCTGGATTAACTTTAACTATTTCCCACGAAATATTTGGATTACGACTTAAAATATTATAATACCATGGAATATCTGGATTAGCTTTAACTATTTCCCATGTAATATTTGGATTATTACTTAACCAAGAATAAGACCATGGAATATCTAGATTAGCTTGAACAATTTTCCATGTAATATTTGGATTATTACTTAACATACTATAATTCCACAGAATATCAGGGTTATCTTGAACTATTTTCCATGTAATATTTGGATTTCCACTTAAACACTCGTAATCCCATGGAATATCTGGATTATCTTTAACTATCTCCCAGGTTATATTTGGACTTCCACTTAAACACTCGTAATCCCATTTAATATCCGGATTAGCCTGAATAATCCCCCATGTAATATTTGGATTATTACTTAACCAACTATAATTCCATCCTTTATCTGGATTATCTTGAACTATTTCCCATGTTATATTTGGATTTAGACTTAAACGTCTATAATTCCATTTTTTATCTGGATTATCTTTAACAATTTCCCATGTTATATTTGGATTAATACTTAAAAAATTATAATCCCATTCTTTTTCTGGATTATCTTTAACTATATCCCATGTAATATTTGGATTTTTACTTAAATAATCATAACACCATGGTTTATCTGGATTAGCTTTAACAATTTCCCATGTTATATTTGGATTTTTACTTAAACATATATAATTCCATGGTTTATCTGGATTGTCCAAAATATATTTTATATATTGTTTATTCCATTTAGATTCCGCGAAATTACGATAACTCATTATAATTGTTTTTTTTTACAATATTATTTAAAAAACTTTTATTATAATTTAAAATTTGTTAAATT